GTCTAAGTTTCGGATAAAACCAACTATACCATCAAATGCTGATTTAACTATTCCAATGATACCCTTAACTAAAGGGTTGTTGAGTACATCATCGATAAGATCAGTAACATTTTTTATTAGGTTGGTGATGAACCTAATTCCCCTGCCGAGAAACTTAACTGCTGCGTCTTCCCCTCTGACTCCGAAAGCCTTGGCCAGTTCTCTGCCCAGGGTCTTGATGAATCCGCTCTCGCCAAAAATACTCTCAAATAGTTTTGTGGTTTCTTTGAACAGAGTTGTTGGAGCCTCACCCGTCTTCAGAGTGAACTCACGCATCGCTCCAAAAAGACCAACCTTCGGATTGAAGAGAGATGCAGAGAACTTCGCAAGAACTACTCTAAATCCACCGGACTCTTTTGCTAGTTCCTCAAGTTCATTAACATTTAAATTCTTGATTACATCTTGGAGAATTCTTGTCCTATCTTTTATTGATATACTGCCAAGGTCAGTACCACCACTGATATTACGTAGTTGAGCACCAATTACTTTTGAAAGCGCGTCATCAGACTCCTCCAACTCCATCGCATTGGTCTGACCCGTCGCGATCTTCTTAAAAATATCCGCGGCATTATTTCCCAATCCTGCTTGGGACGCGAATGTCTGGATACGCTGGATATCTCCTAAAATCGCCCCTCTTTGCCCAAATGATAAGTCTCGTGAGAGGAACGGGGCAGTTGCGAGGGACTTCTGGATATCAGATACTGTGCCCCCAGTTTTAACAGCAACATCACTGAGCGCCTTGGAGAAGTCCTCTGTGATTCTTGCTGAGGCTGCTTTGGAGAATCCGGTATAGATGTTAGTGAGTTGAGCAGCCTGGTTTTCGGCAGCCTTGAGGGACTGGGCGGAGGCTAGCCCCTGTTCCCCCATGCTTCTCTGAAACTCCCTGTTGATCTGGGACAGAGCATTACGAACTACATCGAGTTTGAGTCCCGATACGAGGAATTTGTTATCAAGTTGGGAGGAGAATGTCTTGAACTCACTAAGAGCTCGTTGAGTATTCGCCCGTATGTCTAGGATTACTGATGAAGTTGCCATTGGTTATTATAATCTCTCTATAGTGCTAGACGGATTTGATTGGAATCTATTACAACCACCTTCAGTATATGCCCTTTTAATGACCTCTCCTACTCCCCCTGCGCACTTAGATAAAATAGACTTATATTTATTATCCACTTCAGTCTTTTTTTGTGGAGTATTTGCTAATTTATATTCTTTAGCATGATCCGCTGATATTCCGTAAACATTTCCAGTTGGAGTAAGACATTTTCCAACTATATATTTTGCGAAAAATGATTTATAAACTGGGCTATTTTTATATTTTGTTAAAAGTGAAGTATATTTAGCGAGACCGGTTTGAAAAGATTGAGCGAAACCCGTCCCAAAAATTAATGCACTTGTGTTTCCTACTATAGAAGATCTGATTGATTTGCTTACTTCCATAGCAGCATCCGCATCAGATTGAATATTTCTACATTTTTTAAAATCAACCTGAGTTGGTGTTTGAGACTGAGGGTTTTGTGATTTTTGATCAGGTGCTTTATCTTCAGGAGATCCTGTGGGGGGAGCAGTACTTCCTGCCCCAACATTTCCATTGTTGTCCTCAGTGGGATCATAGACCATGGGAATCTTGCCCGGTCTGGCAACATCTACATACCCATCATTAATTGTCCACTCGGGAATCTGCTCAAGGGTAAAGGACAACTCGGCATTGACTACCATCCCCTCATCCCACATCTTCTCTTTAATAGAGATGTCCTTAATCACACATGGGCCAAACACCCTCTTCCCCCATACAAACTCAAGGATAGGAGGACCTGCCTGGCCCTCACCATCTCTTGCCATGAAGAGTTCAAATATACCCTGCTCCAACTCCTCCACCTTCCGGCCAAATACATACCCATTGAGAAGTACTGAGTTGAACTTCAACTCGGCGTTTTTATTATGACTCCAGTTGAGTGGCTGACCGGAGTTTCCTTTGTCACTCACTCCCCAGGTCTCTGCAGCTTTGAACTCTGGACCCGCTGTTATCTCCAACTCAGATGGATTGAAGAGGAACTGCCACATGCCTTTGGCAAGAGTACCGCTCTTTGCCAGAGCTGCCTTGTCTCCATTTGCTGCTCCAGCGGCGCCTTGGTAGCCAATTTGATCTGGTTTGTTACCGAAAGAACTTTTTCCTATTTTTGAGATGGTGTTTACAAATCCGTTAGGATTTGCGGGTTTGAGTTGACCCACTCCAGGGAGTTTATAAGCAGTGAAATCTACATTGTACTTTTGATCAAACCCAGCCACAGACAACCCAGGTTTAAATACCTCATCGAGGTACTTGCTTCCATCGACCCTAGGAACTTCAGTTAACAAATCATCCTGTCTACTTTTCTGTTTGGTAAGATCTGTGGAGAGGGTAACATTGCTCAAAGGTAAATCCCCAGCGGTATCTCCTTGTACACCTACCTCCGCTCCCCCCTTTCCAGATGAATAAAAACTAAAGAAGTCATCTGCTACACGATCATTTGCTCTTACATCTCTATACTTATATGTATCTGCAAGATAGTCAGCTGCTGGACTATTTACAAAAGTCTTGGGTAATAAGTAACTTTCTCTTAGTTTTTGTTGTAATTGTACTTGGGAATCAGCAGCTGGATCGAGTTGGGTGGCATCGACAGTTTGTGATGCTGACTCTGCAGTTGTTTTACTCCCAGGCCTGGACCAATACCGGATGTATGCAACGGAGTTACGTAGAGCACCATCGCCTAATGGGCCTTTTACTGCAAACTCAATGCTATCAAGAGCCGAGGCGACATCGAGATTACCCCCGAGAAGACTACGATGGGAGGAGTAGGTTGGCTTTTCCCCAGCAGTTTTTCCCTGCTCCCCCGCATTTTCTACATTCGCGCGGACACTTGCCTTAGCAATATTTTGTTTTATTAAATCCTCGCGGCCAGGCATGGGGGAGTTATTGCTATATCTATATTTTCTTTAAACCTTCAGGTTACTATTGATATTTCCAGATGTAAGGGCGGGTGGAAGGTGGAGTTGGTGGGGATGAGACAGTTGTATTAGGTGAGGATCCTTGGCCGGTTGACAGTGCTGAAGTTCCTTGAAGTCCAGATCCGTCAATATTTGAGTCTACTCCAAACTCACTCTGCGGGACGTCATTAAACTCTGATCCCCAACTATCTAGTTTATCTCCAGTACCGCTACTTGTCATATCATTAACTGGTCTCCAAGCGCTTCCTCCAGAATCCCATAGTGGTTCATCACGTAATGGAGCGTCCGCGTCTGTCTCATCTGATTCCCAAAGAGCTTCGGTTCTTAGCGGTGCGTTTCCTTCTCCAGAATCCCACAGTGGTTCTGGTCTCAATGGTGCATTATAATCACTCTCATCTGAGTCCCATAGTGGTTCATAACCTCCAACTGCCTGAGTGGGAACCGGATCGATCCCCCAAAGTTGACCATTTGTTAAATTTGTCCTGACTGGTTCTATACTTCTTTTGGGTTTAGAGCCAAAAGAAATAGTTTGCACAGTTGTTTCTGGGCCCCAGGCATCTAATTTAGGATCATTATACGCCATATTACTACTCTATATAGATAACTTTAATCTATACAGGCTCATCGGCATGATCCGAACTCCATTGAATGGCGCTGAGAACAACATTACTAGCATCCCAATCCCAATCGGCAAAATGAGGATTCTTCTCAATGCTCTCAAGCATCCATTGATATGCTGCGCTTCCTACTACCTCCGGCATCCTTGCCAACCTCGAGGCATTCCTCCATACACATTCATATCGAGACCCTTTCTTCCCATTAAATGTCTCTACGTCTTTGAGGATTCCGAGGACTTTCTTCTTGACATAAGACCTCTTGGCGGCAGTCAATCCACCAAGAATCTTACGCTGGAGTTTGGAATCTCCCCACTCCGATCCTTCGGGTTTGGCGACATTTCTCTCAGACTTGGTTAGGTATTGGTCTGCATTAACTTCTTGAGCGATCTTCTCCAGATCTCCAATCGATGCAACATATTCAGCCTCAACAGAAATAATACTATTTGGAGTTGAGCCAAAATATAACCGAGCAACATCAATACATTGTTTATCGCCATCGAAGGCGTAGGCCAACCCTGTAGAGATTTTTTTGGCTGTTTCAAAATCACTTACCTCCCTATCCGTGAAGATAATCCCTCTGTGTTTTGGATGCTCGGGAGTGGAGCTGAAGCTATGATGGATTATAGAAAACTTTAGACCAAGTTCGGCAGCTCGGAGTTGGATCTCCTCGGTGGATTCACCATTGTCGAAGTCGATAGCAAACACTTGGCACGACTTGAAGAGACCCTCAACCCTTCTCGGCCGTTTCCAATTAGGACAGATGTTAAACACAAAGGGACTCCAGGTTTGCCCACGGGAGATGAATCGAGCCAGAGACTTCGGAGTCACATCTTCAATGTTAGAACCGAGGCGGGCTCCAATGACTCTTACTTCGGTCTTAGGATTACCGAATTTATCTACCTCGGAGCCATACTGGAGTTTCGGAGATGGTTTGTGGTCCCACTGCTCATCGTCAAGGGACACGGAAGCGGAGATTTTAGTCATGGAAGAATTCTATCAAAGAACAGAGAAAAATTTAGCCCCTCTTAACATATTGTCACAAATAGCCCCCTCACACTTTCTGAGGGTCGTAATCGGGACTGTAGATCCACTCCACGTTTGCTTTGTTCCGGTCATTGTAGATAGGTTCTAGTTCTTCTTCGTTCATTTGCTCTACGATCTTCTTACCCAGTTCATAGATCTTATTCTTCTCGCCCTTGACCATTTCCCAAGTACGGACAATATGCGTCATCTTCTTACCCATAGAGAAACCATCACGGAGGCGGAGAACATCAAATACATTCTCGGTGGTCAGAGCAACATCCTTATCATTACGGTAGTTATTGAAAATCTCGTAGGCTTTGTCAATAGACGTAATGAGGAGCTTCCGTTGTGCCCAGTAGGGGTGCCATTGACTCCGATGGCGATCATTCCAGTCATCCTTGAGTAGATTGCGGAACTTATCGGCTCTCTTATCAATCATCAAGAAGCGGGTAGCTTCAAGGATCTCTGCCAAGGACCCAAGAGTCAACTCAGGGAGCCAATTGCCCTCGGCTTTACGTTGACGGATGGCATAGGCCAAGAATCCGAAACGGATGAAACATTCAAGGGAGTTTTTGTGGATTTGAATCCGCATATAGGGAAGCAGAGATTCAGAGTAGAAATGGACATCCTCTGCATCTTGGCACTTACCCAAGAAAAAGTCGGTACAGTCACGAAGAACTCGGAGGTAGAGTGACATCGGATCAGTATCGTACTTCTCGCACAACCACTTAATATGAGAGCCGGGGTGGATGTCATGGCCTTCCTCTTGACTCATCTCCTCAAGCTCGAAGAGGCGATAGGTGGAGATAGGAGCAAGGCGGCTAATCGCTCCAGAGTCAAGAGAATAAGTGATCTCTGGCTTCCATTCATTACAGTTTGCCAAGATGACAGTATTGGCAACTACCTCAACAGCATCGACACCCTTATTCTCGATCTTTTCCGTCCCTCCAGTCACAACAGACTTAAAGCTATGGGCCTTGAGCATCTTCTCCAAGGACTCCAAAGTAAGGTCGTCGTTATAGGCAAGGTGGGAAGTAATTACGGAGCCTTGGTTGAAACGGGAACCAAAGTCTCCCATGGCAGAGACGTCATACCCGACATACTTCATGGCGTTGAGGATACCATTGAGGGTGATGGTCTTGCCAACTCCAGGTTCACCAATCACAACTCCTGCCTTCCTGAACCCATGCTCGATGATATCTCCAGTACCAGGATGGACAGATCCGCTCCGGCCTACACATGCCCTGCCAATGATCAACTTGATCATTTGAGCCTCGTGATAGGGAAAGATCTTTACGATATCTTCAAAGGTCAGTTCTTGAAGTTCTTCGGTAAACCAATCTTTCTCAGGGATATAGGCATAGGTCTCTTCAATAGCTTTTTTATTACCTTTGTTCTTGTTGGGAGAGTGAGAAATACCCAGTTTATACTGTCCACCTCCCATCTTTTTGTGACGGAGAGCCTTGAGGTTTTCTAGACCAAGGACATGGTCAGTAATCTCACTACTCCGTCCACTGCGATAGACAAAGAGAGGCACAGCAAACTCCTGCTCTTCTGCGCCGATCTCTTCGATACATGTCTCATCAAGAATCAAGTCTTGGGCGGCTTCAAGGCGGTATTCAGAAGCTGGTACCAGAAACTGGAACCACTTGGGATACCGGATACTTTTCGGCGCCATAGGATCCATAGAAGGATCATGTTCTTCGTAGAGAGAGTGGAAGCTTTGAAGTTTAGCATTGTAATCAAAACGAAGATGATAGCCTTTGTTCTCCAACCAAGCGAGAATCGATTTGTACATCTTCGAGGGGCCTTTCACCCCAAGAGTCTCCTTTGCCGAAGAATGTCCTTGTTTTTTAGATTCTGCTGCCATAAAGAAAAAAGTCCCAGGTCTCTGGGACTATTATAGGATAGTTTGGGTCAGTCGTCTAGGACTCCAACAAGTTGTTTAAAATCGTTCACAACTGAATCTCGGAGGTCCTTAAGGGATTTAATTGTGAGTCGGAGGTCTTTGATACACTTCTTATCCTCCTCTTCTTTACATTTAGCAACCTGCTCGGTATGCTCTTTGATCTGTTGCTTCAGTTCTTCTTGATGAAGAGCTAGTTGCTTACATTTTTTAAAAACTTCCTCTTGATCCGCGACACTAAGGCATAGAGTTTTGTTTTTCCCACGGAGCTCTGGATGAGAGTTTTCAATGCGGATCTTTTTGGCTTTAGTAATGAAAAATTGTTTTTCATCGTACTGAGTTTCTCCAATCTCTGGCATAAAAAGACCCCTAGAGGAGAGGAACTTCTTCGCGGAAAGTAAATGATCTTCCCTGTTCGAAGCAGTATTGGAGTTAAGTGTTTTTGATATTGCTTCGGTGTCTTCCTTTGTAAAACGCCATTCAGAATCTTCATTGTATAAGTCAAAAAATCGTAGGGGGGTTCCAGGGAGAAGGTTATCTCCAGCATCACCGACTTTTTCCTTTACGGTATAGCACCCATATGCGGAGTCGATGATAAGTTTGTCTTTTCGGAGGTAGTAGTCGCATACCTCGCGTTCAGAGCGGAGGCGGGGAAGCCATGGGCCGGTATTGGCCCAGACAATATCATGAGGGTCGGAGACTAGTCCTTGCCAGTCCCCATCCACAGTGGAGAGGATGATTTGTCTTTGGGCTAAGGCAGTATTCTTTTTTGCCTTTCGCTTTAGTCTGCAAATATGTCCTGCAATGTCATCCGCCTCAAAGAACTCTTTTGCAAAGTAAGGGAACGTGGATCCTTGGGAGAGTATGTACTCGTACCCCGCAGCCTCCGTAATGTAGAAGAAGGGAGTTTTTTCGCCCCTTCCCCCTTTATACTCAGCGAGGTTAAGTTTATGTGCCTCAATATGTCTCCAATATCCCACGCCTGTAGTCGATGCCTCAGAAAACCCGGGTTCAAACTGACCCTTGAGATCATCAACCACTACCCCAACAAAAGGGAAAGATTTGAGCATATCAGGCCCGCGATTGAGTTTATAAGCCCACATCGCTTTCATGATCGTTTTTAACTCTTCCTCATCTTTAGCGACTTCTGAAGCCAACTCAGCATATTTATTAATGGCATGAGCATATACCTTGAAATCAATAACGACAATCGGATAATAAGGATTGAGGATGGGCTCAAATACATCTTCAAGGAGAGTCGTGGTGTAATCGTAGGAGGGCAAAGACATCAGTTTGCAACCTCCATACGAACTGACGGATAAGACTCGTAGTCAATCAGTTCGAAGTCGGTCTCTGGATCGAGTTCAAATAGAGTTTTTTCGTTATTGATCCATACGTCACAGGGTGTCATAGGAACGTTCTTGATAATAGACTCAATGGCCATCTCATTTTGGGAGTAGATGTGGTTGTTTGCAGAAGCGAACATCACAAATCGGGGAGTGAGGCCGGCATCTTGAGCCATCTTGATGGTAAGAAGACTATAACGGAACATGTCTAGTGGCACTCCAGTGGCCATGTCATTACTCCGAGCAGTTACCAGAACATCGAGATAAGTCCCATCGCTAGAAAAAGTGACGTTAGGATGACAAGGAGGGCAGTGAAGAGAGTCGTAAGCAGGATTGAAAGTTTGAAGAACAAGTTGGCGATTAGTTGGGTTAGTGCGGAGTTGTTCCCAAATCCACTTAAGTTGATCAAAGGGTCCACTACGGAAGTTTTCCCATTGCATATTCTGCTCAGGGCAGACCTGGGGCCAAGATCGCCATGAGCGTCCATAAGATCCTGCGAGACGGCCTTCGGTGTCCGCAAGGAAGTCCCAGAAGTGCTTGGCTGGACCCAGGTTGGTGACTTGGTAGTCTCCATTGACATCCCACATAAATTCTCGGAAGAGATTACGGATGGGCATCTTGCGAATAGTCAATGCAGGAAATCCCTCCCGAAGATCGACTTTGATTGTCTGGCCGAACATCTGCTTATAGCGGAGATCATTTCGGCCGACAACTTCGGTCCCTTCGGAAAGGATTTCTTTTGCAATCTTGATGTACTGATAGTCAAATGACAGAGTCATGGTCTCCCGTGATGAATGATTTGATCATCATTCTATCATGAGAAACCCCCTGCTCATTGGATATCGAAATATTTCTTGACTAATATTTTTTGGAGTTTTACAAATTTACGGAGTGGGTAGTCATACTCCATTGCCCACTGGAGAAGGGAACGACTTCCCATCTCAATGAGTTCCATACTTGGGTCCTCGGCAATTACATCTTCTTTAGCGACAAAGAATTTTTCTCCGTCACGGGCTACTACGAGCCAAGGGATTTGCTTATCAAAGCGAATCGGTTTTGAGATTCTTTCAATCATTGTAGTTTGTTTTGTTTTTGATTACTGGTTTTTAATTTTTGTTCTGCCCTAATTTCCTTGATCTTTTTATCATAATCATTATCCTTTGAGGTATCTGGAAATTCAAAAGCAGATGAAATAGATATGTCTATATTCTTATTATTTTCTTTAATATTTTTAATTCTATCTAAAAGCAGATTAGCCATTTTTTGCTTAGATAGTACTAAACCTCTACTTCTAATCCCATCATTAGATGGCGTATAGTAAGAAATTTCAAATTTATTTAGCAAAGCTTTCAATACTTCTGTACCTTTAGTACCCTTTATTAAACTCTTTACCTGTTCAGGCTGTAAAGATACTGCTATAGTATCCGCGTCTGATGCTCTTAGGAAGTTACCCCAGGTACTTCTAACGTTATTTAGTGATTCATTTTTTAATTGTCTTATCTTTCTTAAATGCTCTGGAAGATTTATTTCTTTATTTAATTTATTAAATAACTTATCTCCCAGTAAGTTTCTCTTAAATTGATTGAATTTTGGTTTCATCATTGCCCAGTTATCCTCTGTATCTGAGCCTTTTAGTGATAAAGGAATCTTATGATCTAATTGAAGATTACTAAAACTCATTTTTTCGCCTGTAACAGCGCACCTACCGCCAGTAGATAGGTAAAACCTTATTACTTTACGAGCCCTATCTTCAAGGTTAACTCCTCTAGTGGATATGCTTCCTTTAGAGGCTATCCTTTTAAGGTTATTTGTAAAATTAGGAGACTGTTTTAACTTATCTATTACATTATCTACACTGTCAGCACTAACGTAATATTTCTCCTGTGACTTTGGATTTTTTAGGTATTCATGAAAAGACTTAGCTTCATCTAAGCTTAATGTATACTTCCCATGGCTTTTTTCTGATTTAATCTCCCCAGAGATATCTGGTCTATTGATAGTGCTTTCTGTTGTTAATTCCTTAATCAATTCTTCTACAGAGTTAGAAAGAAAGTCATTAATCTCTTTCTCAATAGCTTCATGATCATCGGAATCATTCTTTACTGATTTAGGAAGATCAACGTAAGACCATCTATTAGTGACTGGATTTCTTTTTACTGTTCTACCACTTTGTGTTTTCCAAACAGTGGCACCATCGGGCACTCCAGGTTCTAATTTTTCTATTCCAGAAAAATCTGTGTTTTGAATTTGTTTTTTAGAGATACCTATAGACACCGAGAATCGCCCATTAGTAACGATGATTGGCTCATCCATTCTTTTCCCTAGCTTTTTTTACATCCTTAGACGTTTTTGCAACGCCTAATTGCTGAACTTGTTGAGGGTTAATGCCTCCGAGATCTTTTTGCCAGTTCTTACCTGGTCCAGCGGCAGCTGCAGTGGCAGCAGATGGGACGCATGTGTTCCCCATCTTAGTAGCTCCTGGGGGGCATTTAAGCATTACTTTGCCTTTATAAAAGACACGATCGGCATAGTCATACGAGCCATCTTGACGTTTCTTTTTCAAGATTTCCATATAGTCTTGAGCCGAGAGTTTTTTATCCATTGCTAAATTTATCCTCCATAATCTTTAAACCGAGGATTTTTAGTCTAAGGAACTCTAGACTTAATTATTATATCACATGACGTATACTCATGGTCATATCATCCCTCTCGTAGGGGGAAGTGTTGTAGGAACTTCGATTGCCCTTCAGTCAGATCCGAAGTGGATTGCATCTTGGGGGAGTGTATTTGGTGCGAATGATCAGTACTGTCTCAAGTACATGGATAAGGTGCCATTTTACGATTTCGATGAGAAGAACTATCCTACTGACTATGTAGATATTGTAACGTCACTTCCTCCATGCGCTGGGCTCTCAATGGCCAACACCACCTCTGGGGATAAAGCAAACAACCCACGTGGATGTTCTGCTCCTAGTAACATGCATATGTACAATGCTGCTGAGTTTGCTATGCAGAAAATTGCTCCTAAGGCAATTATGGTCGAGAACGCCCCAACTCTCTACTCCAAGATGGGAGAGGAGTTTGCAGAAAGAATTAACTCCCTCGCCCAGGCAAATGGCTATACAATGAGTTTGGTAAAGACCACCTCGATTAATCATGGCGTGCCACAAGAACGGACAAGAAGTTTCTTTTTCTTGTGGAAGGGTAACAAGGTCCCGGTCCTTGCGCCAGTTAAAAAAGACTTCCTGCCTTTCCATAAATTCCTAGGAGAGGGACATTTCGCTCCTACGGAGTCGGTGTCAAATAATAAAAATCTTCCTAGTGCAGACCCCCTCTGGCAGTTTATTGAGTCTAAGTTTACCGGGTCTACAAAGCAGGACATTCTAGCTCATGTTGCCTCTAAGAGAATGACGTCCGTATGGAACGTAATCTATGACTCAGGGTGGTTAGAAGAAGCCGCTAGAGTAGTCAAGGATGAGAGAGCAAGTCGCTGGCTCAACTACACCTTGGAGAAAAAAAGAGCCGGAAAGAATATCATGGACGGAAGTATGAAACTTGCATGGTATAGAACACAATCGCTTATGTGGAAAACTCTTCCTCATCTGATGCATCCCCATGAGGACAGATGGTTAACCGTTTCTGAGGGTCTAGCCCTCATGGGTTTCCCTGATGATTATGCCAAAAAGGTACAAATTCCAACTAAGCATAGTAATGTGATTTGCCAGAATGTTCCGGCATGTACTGCTGCAGACTGGATTAGAGAGATTGCTGAAGCTCTAGATGGTAACAGAGAATGGATCGATCCTGAGACCCAAGGAGATGGCACATACAAAATCTTAAGGCAGAATAATACTGCCTCTAAAGATCCGATGAAGTCCCTCTGGGTTATTTAGTAAATAATTCTACTCTTAATTTCTATCATCCCACCGAGTAACTCTTGAGCCGTGCTACCATCTGGCTCATGAAAGATAATCTCGGCAGTACTGACCACAAATTCCTCTGGGGTTTGTGGCTTTTCCATATATTTCTTTTCATAGAGTTCTATGGCTTGGTCTACAGTTGCTTCTACTCTAGCTTCTATAACTTCATCGACCTGGGTAAATGTTTTTTGTAATGCCTCAGAGGACGACCACTTTCTCTGAACAAAGTCAACAAGAGTTAAGAGTTCCTTACGGGACAGATGGTCGTCTTTTATAGCTCTTAAAAACATAGAGATGATTAGTCTTACTTCAGACTCAGAGTAGTCTTTATTCAAACCATTTCTAAGCCAGAAAATATCCAACTCGTCAAATACCCGTTTTAATTCCTCTCCTTTTATTTTATTCAATACTCTACGATTAATAAAATCAAGTAGAGGGTCAATAATTACTTCTAAAATACCCCAGATAAATGCAGCGGAGATAACCGTCGATTTTTCCGAAGGTCTCTTTTTGCCAAACGAGAAGTAAAAGTCCATTACTACAATAAAAAAAAGAGGGAAGATTCCTCCTCCCTCCGAACTTTAATCTATTAAGCCATAAAGCAAAACTCTTTCCACTCTGCCATATTTGTCTGAGTTATGGCAATATCTAGGTGAGTACGTGGTTGAACAGGCCTACGAATAAGTTTCATTCCGGTATGCTCTAGATACTTATCACTTTTCCTAATATTACAAGAAGAGCAAGCAACAACTAAATTATCCCATGAGTCTGTACCACCTTTAGACTTAGGAATGATGTGATCGATGGTCAGTTTACGAGTGGATCCACAGTATTGGCATTTGTGTCCGTCTCGTTGATAAATAGCACTTCTAGTTGGTTTGTTGTTTTTTAATTTTGTAAAAGGAATCTTGATATATTCAAGAAGTCTGATTACTCTGTGATTAACAAGTTGTGCTTTTTCCTTTAAAAGGAGAACAAATGCCCTCTTCCATGAGGTTATGTTTATTGGTTCGTAAGTTGCGTTAAGGACAAGGATCTGTCCTTTAGCTATCTTGCTTAAAAAATCCTTGTCCATTGCATCGCTCACATTCTTCTACGTGGTTAGGGAGGATTTTACCCTCCAGAGTTGATTGTTGGAGGATTATAAATCCTCTCCCGTCACAGAAATGGCACTTGGTTTCGCCAAATGCCCTGTAATCTTTAGCCATTGAAATCAGCGGATTTGCAATTACCCTGCAGTTCTTCGGTGGGATTCTGCGAAGCCTCCTCAGTACCATTAACGTTGTGGTCTTTTCGCTTGGAGTTGTAATTCATTTTCTTAGCGGCAATTTCTGCAAATTCTTCGCCACTTACGCCAGCATATGCAAGTGCTGCTCGGTGGAAGAGAAGGATATCAAACATCTCAGCGATAAACTCCTCACGGTTCTTGTCGGAGTCGAGGAAAGAAGGCTCGTTATTCTTCCAGCTTCGGCGAGGGACATATACCCGAGCCTCGATTGTTTCTTCGATAAGATGTCCCATGTACTCGATTACTTTCGCGTGGCGATCTTCCCGAGAGAGATTTTCATCAAGTGGGCCGGGTTGACCAGCAGCTTTTGCGTATTTTTGCTGAGAAGCATAGCCTTCATTGATGAACTGAGAATAGTCGAAATTCATGGAACTGATTAGGAACAATGTTTACTTGTAGATTCTATCACGGATTGGGCGTGAGATCAACCCTCGCAGGCAGCACATTCACCATATTGTTTTTCGGGAGTACCGATCTTTTCTGCCAGTTCATTATATCCTCCGATGTGGTGTCCATTAATCCAGATCTGAGGAACAGTGCGGTAAGGAAACTCTGAGTCTGGAACTTCAGATCGGTCAATCTCTTCAATCTTGTAATCTTTCGACCTGAGAAGGGATTTTGCCATGACGCAGTATGGACAGGTTTCCTTGGTGATGATCTTCGCGGTTTTAGATGAAGTCTCAAGCTTTTTACGCTTTACAAGAAGAGAACTACTCTTGAGATAGTAAAGGGACTTGAGTCCTCCTTTCCATGCACTGAGGTGGAGTCTGAAAAGATAATCAGGAGAGGCTTCGGGATCAACAAAGAGATTAATTGATTGCCCTTGGCAGACAAATTTTTGGCGATCGGATGCTTGTTTAATCAATTCAAACTGGTCAATCTCCCGTGCAGTCTTAAATACATCCTTGTGATAATCATCAAGGAAGTCTAGATGTTGCACCGATCCACGGAATTCTAGAATTGACTCCCAGGTCTCCTCGGTATTACGGCCAATCGATTCAAGATACTCAACGAGGTACTTGTTTTTACGAACAAAAGTGCCCTTAGCTTGCTTAGCAACATAATAGTTGGCATCGATGGGTTCGATACCTTCACTTCCAGCCCCACAGATCACAGAGTTAGATTTGGTTGGAGCAATAGCCATGAGGTGGGTATGACGGAGGCCAGTACCTTGGCACCATTCAGGCTCGCCATAAGTGGCAGCCATATCTTTAGAGGCTTTAGTTGCTTTTTCTTTGATGAACTCGTGGACTTCGATGTTCAAAGAACGAGCGGTTTCAGATGCAAAGGGTAGATCTTTAGACTGATAAAGAGCATGAAGACCCATGGTCCCAAGGCCCAGAGCACGGGATTTACGGGCGAAGCGTACGGCTCTTCCAAGAGACGTGAGACGTTCGGCCTTGTGGCAGAATTCTTCAACGACAGCATCGAGGAGGTATACAGCCAGTTCAGGGGCAGTTTTGCCAGTTGCTGGACCTGTCCAATCTTTCCACTCCTCCCAACGCGAGAGATTCAGTGAGGAAAGTACACAGACGAAGGTATGGTTCTCATCGGTATGAAGGAAGATCTCAGAGCAGAGATTGCTAAGTTTTACACTAAGTCCACGTTGCGTATAGCACTCTGGATTGGCACGATTGGCATTATCAATAAAGATCATGTAAGGGGACCCGCTAATCATTCTAGCTTTAAGTACCTCGCCAAAAATCTTTTGCTTATCCCTATCCCCACGGATCATACTCTCCACCCACTCATCAGAGATGGTTACAGCGATGTTACTATCAATAAAATCGCGTGGGTCACCTTGCGAGTGGTCTTTAGAACGCAGTACTTCAGGCAGGTCGGGGTGGTCAATGGGGAGGTAGAGTGCAAAACTGCCACGTCTCACACCGCCTTGAGAGACAACAGAGGCACATTGGTCATACTGTCTCATCCAAGGCACAATGCCAGTACTCTTACCTCCAGAGGAAATAGGCGCTCCAGCGGGACGAATGTCCCCAAAGTAAGTTCCTACTCCACCTCCATGTTGAGAGAGTGCTGCGGATTCTTTGAGATGGGAGTAAATGGATGGGACAGAATCAGAGAGGTGGTTTGAGTAGCAACTGATGGGCAGCCCTCGTGAAGTACCGAAATTGCTTGCTACTGGGGTGGCTAGACCCAAGAATCCCTTCCAAAGCATCTCAAAAATATCTTGGGAGATCTCAGGATAGTTGAGAAGTTTGGCAGCTTGATGGGAGACCCTCTCATACATCCCACGAGGAGTCTCACCTTGATAGAGATATCCACGTGAAAGGGTATCCACGGCTTCCTTGCTCATCCATTCCGGTACTTGAAGTTCAGGCATTTTATCAGAGTTGGTAGTTTATTTTATCATGGAGCATAGCAAACTAACCCAACAGTAACGGTAATGTTACTAGGTTGTTAGGTTAGGTTGTTATTGAGTTTTTATTTTGACTTTTTAATCAGTCCATCATCGTGGGCTTGTTGGACGTTCTCCGACCTAGTTCCCCATTTGAGATTTGAGATGGCATTATTAGTCCCATCATTATCTTTATGTAAGATGACTATATGTTCACCCTTGGGCTTAGGAGGACCAAAAAGTTCCATAACCATCTGGTGTAAAGGTGGTTCTTCTCTATTTCCATCCCAGGTGAGATTCACTCTCTGGTGTTTGCGGTCATCGTCTCTTGGTTTACGGACCTCGTTACTTCCCTTTCTTCTTACCTTTCCAGTATTACTTACCTCGTAAGGGGAACTACGCCATTGCTTCCAGACTTCTTTTGAGTCAGAAAAATCTCTTCCTCCTTGTTCCCTTCCTCTAACCCTCCACCCATCAGGGGTACGAAAATTATTCATGCCATCTCTCATTTTTTAGACCTCCCTCTCTTATATCCTTCAGGTACCTCATTTGGAAAAACCATTAAAGAATTGCATCCGTCATTTACCCATATCTTTCCCTTTTGAGGATTTTTTCTACTTCTTAGTTTATCTTTTACTTGCTCACTTTGCATTGCCTCTTTTATTCTTCTAGATTTTAATTCTTTTGTAACAGGATCATTTTGACTTTTCACCTGAGAAATACTTTGTCTTACTTTCCATTCATTACGTGAATGGACTGCACCATTCAATTTCTTTAAAGAGATAGACTTTTTAAGTTGAGACTCCTTTTGTTTTCCTATTCTCTTCATCTGAGATGAGTGATTTAATTTTATCTCTTCATTCTTTAACGCTTTTCTTATATTTTCACTTTTTTTAATTTTAACATCATGCCTATTTTGGCATTCTCTTTGAGAGATAGACATTTTTAATTTAGTTTTTTCGCTATGTTTTCTGCCAGTACAATCAAATTTTACATCGGTCTGATATACCTGATTAGCAAAATTTGAATCATCTTTTACTCTAAAAACTCTTTGCCATTGAATCTCTCCTTTTATTGCTTCTTCAGCGGTCTTATAATAGGATAGGATAATTTTATTTGTTGGATTAAAAGACGTGTCTGAAAAAGACCCTAAATAATTGTCATAGGGGTTTAAGCAACTTCTTTTACCTATATAATTTCTTCCACCTTTTGAATCTTCAAAAGAAAGATACACAAAATGGTACATTATTCCGCCATCCTTTCGCAATAATCATCAAAACCGCCCTTACCACCACATGGGCGGGAGTATCTGTCTTCTGGTGGAGTGGTTACTTTGGACGTTCTGGTTCTGCGAAGATACTTGTCGGCTTTAGGGTCAGTGATAAGGCACATTGTGCCATGATCCCTCGCCATCAAGACGTCACTTCTATCAGGATTCGGATGTATTGCCATGAGTTTGTTCTTCTCTAGCTTTGTTTAGTAGATAAAAATCTTGGGCAGTTTCACCATCATTGAATTTGATCTGATAACCGTCAGATAGCTCAACTACCCAGTGGCCTTTAATGCAGATTGGTTCTTTGATCATCTGTTAGGCAAGAACGAGGTCCAAGGCGGAAAGATCTACAGCCATAAAATCTTGAGAGACTTTGGCAACGTAGTTAGCACCATCTTTAGAAGCAGCAAAGAAGTCCGTACTACTTGCCCCTTTGACCATCGGATCAAACCAAGAGGAAATTGATTTTGCCTTTGTAAGTTCTTCGGTGGTTAGTTTGAACATCTGGTCAAGGCCGAGGAGAAGTAGGCGTTCGTTTGCTCTGTTCTTAATATAAGCTTTCAACTCCTCAGCATCGATTGAGGAGATATTTGCTGAATTAAAAATATGGTCAATAAAGGACGATTCTTTGTCAACTACGAGTTGGAAACCTTCATAGATCGCCTGACGGTCAGCGTCGGAAAGTCCGGTTTCCTCCACGAGTCTCTTGAAGAGTTGGCAACCTGCCTCAGAGTGAGTCTGCTCATCGATAGCGCTCCATGAGATGATCTGGGCAAGACCTTTGTACCGGCCATCTTTATTGAAGCTGAGGAGCACAGCAAATGAACTAAATAGACTTACGCCTTCTCCTGCTCCAGAGAAAACAGCAAGGGACACCTTGTCTGGATACTTGGAAAAAAATGTATCGATCTTTGAGCAGGCGACAGGATCGTTGATGAACTCCTCATACTCCTTGAGGCCGAGGACATCATTGAGGTAGGAGTAGGCGGCAGCATGGATTGTCTCAAAGAAAGAGAATGCTTTAGCCATTGCCTGGATCTCAGGTTTAGGGAAGATGCGGCATACCTCATCAGCCCAATAACACCCAATACCTAGCTCAGCACTAACGAACCCTTTAAGAATCCCAGCGATCACAGCCCGCTCATCAGGCGTGGAGTTAAATTGCCAGTCACGAAGGTCTGATTCCATGGCAACTTCTTGATGCCTCCAGACACTAGCCACGGTCCGCTCATAGTAGTCATAGAATTCTGGGAAATCAAACCCAGAGTCCTTCTTGAAGATCATTTTATTGTGCTCTAGGATACTGGACATGATTGGCGGTTTGAGTGAGATTGAAAAAGAATTTTATTATATCAGATTTCTGACTCGGGATACACGTAATGCATCTGATCTGAAATAGAAGCGGGAAGAGTTACATTAAGAACCTTATAGGCAGCTTCTAGGGCCTCTTTACGGGTTGATTTACGAGGACTCTTATAGGTCTCCTTGTTGCCACGGAGTTTGGGAATCACGGAATAGAAGTACTCCTCGTCGGGATGGGTCACGAGGTAGTAGTGGTAACCTCTCTGTCTACCATCCTCAACAACTACCTCTTTATCTTCTAGATGGAGTTGACCTACGTCATAAGGTTGGGAACCTTCAGGTTCTTGTTGATTAGCCTCTTCTCCGCCATAGGAGCAATGGTCAGAAGATCCTCTTTCTGTTTTAGCAGCACCGAATTTCCCTTCTGGATCGACATATTGGGAATGGTAATCATCTTCGCCAGACTGTGGACCAGGCGAGACTAACTCAACATTTTTATTTGTTTTACCGGTGTCTTTACCAGGCTCGGCATATTCTGCCACTCCCCAGCCATCTGGTACTCTTAACTCATTATCCATAATAAACCTAGTGGTAATATGTCTTTAAACTATAAAGCCCCAGAGGGAGGTTAATCCTCTAGGGCAGTATTTCAATCTCTTAATAGATCAGAAATTAAGGTTAAGTGCAGACTCATCAGCCTCTTGTTGAGCCAACAGAAGGGTGGAGCGGATACGAATCTTACCCGAATCGAGTTCTTCTTTACTACGCAGAGTGAGGGTAGCGGGCTTTTCGCGATTGATCTCGGGCTTGGTAGCCAAGAGAGGACGGATGGAGCTATGTGCCCATGCGCCAGAAACCTTACCCTCTTCAGGGAGGTTATCAATCAGAATACGATAGGTCAGACCATAAGAAGTCTTACAGGGGTAGTAGCCGACAACCGAGTAGGGAGTATTTACATCCAGCTCACGGAAATCGACTTCTTCATCGGCTTCAATGCGAGGACCGGAAGCAGCACCTTTTGCAGTTACGGGTTGGAGTAGAGCCACAACATCCTCGGGCTTTTTCTTAAGAAGAGCGTTGAGGGCTTTGGGTTCAGTGGGATTTTCCCAGTCACTGAAACGTACTGCTACAGGGAGGACAGTTTGGCCATCTTCGGTATCAACAGAGATGAAGAGGCAGGGGTCTTCGCCTCGGCCAGAGAAGTTAAAGGAGCCAAACTCGGCTTCCATCTCACGACCATCGGCAGTCATGAAACCGCCCTTTGCGATCTCAACGGGGATGAAGCGGGGACCCCATTGAACGTAAAGTTTACCAGTCTCAGTACCCTCGACGCCGTCAGCACCAACCTTAAGGACGGGGCCGAAGAGACGGAAGTACACGCCATCGCGGGCTTTGATGAGGAAGGTGTTCTCATCAAGAGGGAGTTCTTGACCGGTCAGAAACTGGAAGACAGTATCGAGTTCCTTACGCATAGCCTTAGGGAGGTTTGCGTTAGGAAGCTGAGTATAGTCAGCATTATACTCACGGCCAGAGAGCGGAGCAAGTTGAGGAGCATTGGTGCTCAGGTCAATGGTCGTAATGTTGAAAGTTGCCATGTTAATTAATTCTCTTAGTGTAATGGTCTCTTGGAGGAAAGATCTCTCTTTGCTCACTTGGATATTCTATCACAGACACTCGCCAGAGGGAGCGCCTGTTACATTTCTTTAAACTGATTTTTTATCCGACTCACAGTGAACTAGATAGGTCTGAGCCTCAAGGCGGAGGGAGTAGAGTTGAGTAGAGAAGGGATTGAGGGAACAGAGAGCTGGGATGAAAAGTACCAGTCTGTCCCCCACCCACCATTGTCTTTCAAATGGGCACTTAGATGGGATAGTATTGACCCATTTATTGGCTAGTTCTGGTGTCCAGACTTTTGGTCTGAGCCAAGGCAAATAAATCTGAGGGATTTTTTCAACTAACCCTCCCCACCATTTAGGTGGTCGGGCTTTACGCCCAGAGGAGGAGATCGATGTAATCATTATATTGTGGATAAATACCAGCTTCTAGTAAACGCGTTACCGGAGAAGTTAATTTTTTTAGTTCTAGCTACAGAGAAGTCTCTAACAAATGTGTTATCAATTTCCAAACCGGCCGGCTTAGAACTATTATATGATGTAAACCATACTCTCATGTTTTTATCATCAATTCTTTCTCTTTTAACTAAAGAGATTTTATAGGTATCCCCAGAAGCTGTTAGATTCTGATTTATTTCAAACGAAATATTCGAAGCATCCGCATTGACAATGGTTGAGTCACTAAACGTTACTAAATAATGTTTTTTATTAGTTGCGCTTAATGTACTATATCCTTCAACTTCATTACCTGGATCATTTACAGCCTGTGGGACAATCGTAACTCCTTCATCCGATAATATACTGGAACTGCTTGTGGTATTAGTTTCATCATCGAAGATGTGAACTAAATCATCTGTTTGTTGCGCATTTTGTTCGTAATTAATATAAAACCATACACGTAAACTATTAACTGTTCCAGCTACTTTTTCTTGTTTGAACACAACTGGAGGCGTATTTAATCCATCGGCTGTTACGCCTTGACCTACAGAAATAGTGATGTTATTCGCGTTATCGCCAATGATCTCTGTCCCATCATTAAAAGTAACTAAATAGTGCTTTCTATCTGTAGTCCCTAGATTTGTATTTGAACTTGGATTAGATTCGCCATAGGGACTGATATAAGTATCATCTTCTTTTAAAACCTCAACGGTGATATCAGAGTCAGTGACTAAAGATGTTGTTCTTCTAGAGTTTTCGTCCATTAAATGTAAAACTGAGTAGTCTGGGCTAACTACTCCTAAGTCATCCTCTGGTCTAAGTGCACCTGATATTCCTCTGAATGATGAGTAGCAAACAGGAGGAGTGATTGATAATTTAGATGCTTTGAGTGAAGGAATTCTAAACCTAACTTTTTCAGAATGGTCCTTATAATCACTAATACATTTCCCATCAGCTGAACTATCAGCTGTATCAGGTACCCATACATTACTTCTAATAACAGAAGAGCAAATTGGACCAGTACTTTCAACCGTATTTCTTACTTCAACTACTTCAACAGTAATATACTGGTCATTGTAATCGCCCCCGCCACCATCTTCATATTGCCATTGGACTTTATTACCGCCATTTTTAGAAATAGCCACCCCAACCGTACAATAAGGCCATGGTGAAAAAGTTTCTATGCCTGCTTCTACACAATAGCAATATGTCGAACAGTTTTCTCCATTTTCATCACATGAGGGATCGCATTTCTGAGTGTAGAGTTGGCGCCAAGGTGCTGGGCCGGGAACTGAACTGCAAGTAAACTTGTAATCGTAGTCTCCGCCATCTACATTATAGATATAAATAATATTTGTTCCAGAAATATTTGGATTTGAATATGGCTGCTTGGAGTAAGGGAGGCCTCCAGGATCAGGACTAATATCTGAGCAATTTGGGATATTAAAACTAAATCCTTGAGTCCATGCAGTCCCCTCGCCAACTTGGTGAGTTACTTTAAGAGTAACCAACTTATTGGCATAATTTTTAAGATTTAGAGTAATTTCACTCCCAGCTGCTGTAATTTGTAATCCGCCAGGAGTCGATACCCCTGGGGGCGGGCTACCACAGGTAGGTGGAACAGACTCAGACCAAGGACCAGGGCTACAATCTACTGTGACCGGCGGCGGCGGCGGTGGTGTTCCGCCATCCGTCGGGGGAGTGGTGGTAGAATCGAATTTTTTTGGTTCAGTAGTACTAAGTGTTACTGTAGCATTATTGTCAGTACCATCATCATCATAAAATGATAACTTGGAATCGCTCTCCTTATTAAGTCTAAGAGGACAATCCTTAGAGGTATAACTTACAGAATAGATGGTATTTGAGTTAGGATCTCCTAATAATTTAAAGCTTCTATCAGTAGAACCACTCTCAGAGCCTCCTCTTTGCCATGAAACGGTACCATTTGCATCGGAAAAAGACAGACTATTTAACGCAATACCCCAGTCATTTGCATTATCATTCCACCAAATGTCTAATTTGCCTTTTACATACTGATACCCAGCTTCTACTACAATTTCTCCATTCGATTTAAATCTTATTCCTTCTGCCATAGATCACTTACCTTCCAGTTTCTTGACTCTTTCAGAGAGTTCTTTAACAGCCTCAATGAGGACCGGGATGAGAGACTGATATGATACTTTGTACATATCAGAAGCCGAGTCATGTAGAACTACCTCAGGGACAACTTCTTTCACCTCTTGAGCAATCAGGCCGAGGTGAGGAACACCTGGGTCATTTTTAAGCTCATAAGATACGCCACGAAGACCTTCAATCTTTGCTAATGAACCATCAATCGAAATAACGTTTTGCTTTAACCTGATATCAGAGAAAGCGCAAATATCTTGAGCAGCTGTTACACTATTAAATACTACATCAGAATTCGTTTCTACAGGTTGGCCAATAGAAATAGTGTACTGATTGAAATCATCTTCTGGATCATCTGGGTCCCCAGCATTAGGCGTAATTCCTACAGTTACTCCAGTACCTCCTTGAACGAATCCTGAAAGTCTAGTATCAAGTTCTTGGGCAAGTTGTAGAGCAGATACAACTACTCTGTCAGAAATACCAGATAAGCCTCTAAGGCCTCTAGCGCCAGCAATCTCTTCACTCTTGGCTAATTGAACAAATCCGGCCTTAGTAGTAGATGCATATGCTTTGTGAGAAGAGTCTATAAATCCAGTAGTTGAGTTAATTTCAGTATCTTTAGAAATGAGAATTTCCCCAGATCCTTGGAAAAGGATTTTACTCTTATCGTTCATTAAGACGGTATTCTTAATGATTACATTATTAAGTACCTGGTTTGTGATATTTCCAGGCTCATTATCTGCCTTTAGAGGAATAGCATATTGCTCACCGGAGCGAAGATCGAAGACCGTAGTACCAATATAATAACTGCCTTCCTCATTCATACCTGTGGCATATACTCTACCACCATTATCCTCAACGATAATTTTACCAAGGGCGAAATCCTGCTCCAAGGGGTCACCTTGGAAGGTTGGGAAAGCAGTATCATAATTAAGATATCCTGTCCATTCCCACGTGTGGCCAGATGCTCTAATAACTGAAGGACGACGAAGTCCAATTAGAATTCCTTCTTCACTTGAGGAAAGTGAATCTCTTAACAGAATCCTTTCTGTGCTAGGAGCAATCGACCTATTACCGTCGAACTCAACTCCTGGCCTATCCTTTAACTTTTCTAAAGCAATTCTAGTAATTGAATTAGCGGGATCTTGAGTTAATTCTGGCTCATCGAGGTCAATATCTGGAAATACTCCCCCAGCGAATACGTCCCTAGCAGTAGATCCTGTTGTAATATAAGTGATATACTTATCAACATCAAGTACTAGTTTATCCTTAGGTACTCCAGGACGGAATACATCATTATATGAGATAACCTGGGTAATCGTTAAAGGATCATCAATTAAATCTCCACGGTTTAAAGGATAACCTTTTTCAGTTACTTGCTTTTCAAGAATGTAGTATGGTTGTGGTCTTCTGATACCAATTTTTTTATCAAATCCAGACAATACTGCTCTATATACCCTTTCATCATTAGTCCTAGAGTCAACACCTCTGATAATCTTAATAGATGTCCTATCAAAAATATATGGAATTTCAGCCACAGTTTGATTAGGAGCTGTGCCTGGAGCAATGACATATTTAAATGCAAAATCAAACTTCTTAAGTAGGAAGCCGTCTCCATCATCGTCATTGGTTTCCTCCACAATCTGTGAAGTATCCACTGCAAAATACCAAGACCCTTCCAGAGAATCCCAGAAAAATACTTTAGATCTAGAGTCTAATTGAGAATATCCAGGAGACTTAGCACTAGGTAGTTTTATCTCTCCAGCATATAAGATTGAGTTACCCGCTTCATCAAATCCAGAGACATAAATTCTACGTCTATTTACAAAAGAAGTTCCTCCAGCATGTACAAAAGTTCCGTCTGATTTTTCTTTAGTATAAGAAAACTGACCAAAGGCTGCATTATCAGCGCTTGGGGGATTAATCTCGTTGAATGGAGTTATATCACTATTGTCAAAATAGATTCTAATTTCTGCCGGTGCTTTAAACCCTACTGCATTTTCTTCGACCCATTTCTTAGTTCTACCATAATTAATAATTAATCCGGTGTTAATTTCCGTATCAACTATAGTAGCAGGACGGTCAGCGAAACAATTATTTAATACCGGGTCTGTCTCTTGGTCCTTCTTACAGGCATACTTTAATGGTAGAGGGGGGATAATTTCTAATAGTCTGGTCCCTCTATAATCACCTACCCCAGAGACACCTTCATCTTGGCTAAAGGATTTATCCTTATATCCGATACCTCTTAAAGAAACATCACCAAAGTCTGAGCAGGAGTTTGTAATTGAAAGGTCAGCTCCACTATCTGCAATAAAGTGATCAGCATTACCGATTACAAAGCAAGATACTATTTGGATAGTAGCATCATTACTTCCTCTGAATCCCCAGTGGCGATATTTAAAAGTATCATTGGGGCTTACTCTATAAGTTTTACCAGAACCAGTTTGTTTGTTTGTAGGAGGATCTAGGTAATATGCCTCCTCATTGTAGCAATTAGGATCTGTTTGTAATGAAACTTGAGTAAAGTTGGCAGTTACCATCGACTTGAAGCCGGAAACTAGGGCCCCATCAGCCCACATTCCGCTAAGTCCAAAGATAGATCTTACAGAACAGTTGAATACGTAAGGAGATGAAGATCTGGTGGAGTTAATATCTGGTAAGTCAAATGGTCTTGAAGAGGAAGAATCATCTCTATATAGTTTAGTTGGACCAGGGTAGGAAACTGGAGAATTATCTCTAGAGTCAGAGAAAGGTAGTCCTGTTTGGTTTTCTTCTTCGTCAGTTTGTCTAAGATTTTTGCTTTGAGGTATTGGAGCAACGATAGTAGTCTCAGCATTAAGAGCTTCAAGTCCTTGACCTCCCCAGCCATCTAGAGTATTAAATAGAGAATTTAATTTCGTATAGTAAGATACTTCATCACCTGACCCTTTAATTTCGGCCTCAGACGCAAAAGTTACTGAAACTACAGTGTTATGAGAACGAGCATACTGAGGGTTATCAGTAAATGTGAGTAGGGAGATGTATGTACCGCCAGTTACTTTAAATATAGCAGTTTTCTTTCTTTGAGGCTCAGTAGTAGTTGGAGTAAGTTCGGGCACATACATGGGTCTAACCCGAACTTTACGTAGATCGACTCCGTCAATGGAAATACCTCTAGGTACGATTAAACCGCCACTCGATGGGTTGATAATTGAAAGATTATCATAATAAATCTTATCATTAACCAAGAAAGAACCACTAACATATTCCAGAGTAATACTCCAGATAGAAGAATTAAAGTCAGTTTTTTCTATTTTTACGATGTTTCCAACACCGCCACTCTCAGAATAAATAATTCTTCCTAAGTTAATAGCATTTGGTGGCTGAGTACTAGTGGCGTTCAGTGAATCGATTTGAATTTTTAACGCTCGATCTTCTTTTGAAGATTGTAATACTTCAAATCCTGTGTCCACTCTCTGGACGTAGTTACTTCCAGTGGAGAGTGCTGGAACGCTGCTAGTACCAGGTGAGTTATCAACGTAATAATCACCTGGAGCTAACTCGATCATCACGCGGTCATAACGATCGTTATATTGACCAGCTCTACGACTTTCTCTTACGGCTTCGATAAGTGCTCTTTCGATAGATCTAAACGGTTTATTTGAATCAAACCCATTATTTGAAAGGGAATCTTCACCTGTAGCCGGATCTACATAAATGATATTTTTTACTGTAGCTGCAGTAACCACTCCAGAGGTATCTTTTAAACACCTAGGAGCATCATTAATTGGGATGAGTCCACCTTCCCCATTTGCATAAATAGCTACTTTTTCATAGTACTCTTTATAGCATTTTTGAGTAGATGCCTCATAACGATATATACCATCGGGCGTATTCGGGAAAGTTACAGGAACTACTTGACCATCTGGGCATTCAGTGGCTAGTCTTTGACCGATAAATTCTTTACCACCACAACTCAAGAATGTTCCAAGGACGGGGTTACAATCACCACCGGGGGTCTCCTCAAACTTCCACTCCGATGTTGCGTCATGATAGAAGAGTTCTAGGTGTGAGTCTCTAATATTTACGATCCAATCATCAATAGAACCATTGATCTTCGTCCCATCTCCAGGGCGAATTACTACTGGGTACCTATCAAACGTACCAGAGATATCAACGATAGCAATGCGGTCGGAATCTGTAGGGGAAGATGGTAGGGAGACAATCAACGAACCGTTGGAGGTATCAGCAATAACTCTTTCCCAACTCTTTGCAATGTATGAGTCTTCTTTAATCTCAGTATTTCTAAGAATCTTAGGATATGTATTTAGATTACCGATGTAAAGAGAAGGGCGAAGGTCGGTGTATCCAGCCCCCACATAGTCTCCATCTTCATTAGTGGCTAACGAAGTTCCATCTGCGTTTAAGACTAATTTTGCTAGGGGAATATGGGGATTAGAAACTGACGGCAAGTTTGAGCCGATAGAGATTTTTACTGATTCTCCATCTTCAATATTTTTTCTTGCCTCTTCTTCTGAAATATACAGGTAGTTAGTAGTTAGCCCACTTACTAATTGTACAAATTGTACGCTCCAAGAGATAGGAAGGCCATCCGATAAAACAATACTACCGGCCTCGACCCAGACTCCGTAGACTCCACTGCCCACAGAGGTCTCTATCAAGGTTGGAGGACCCCATACCTTAGCACCAGTAACAGGATCGTAAGACTTTAAGACAATACCATCATGAGCAAGACGGCCGATGGCAGTTTCATTATCTTCTCTAGGATCGGCTACTTCCCAATCCTTAAGTGAGTCCCTTTGACCAATTGCCCATTCAGCATGCTCGGAATTGGTCGGCTCGGAATAAAAATTTGAACGGGAAGTTTCAGCAGAAAAGCTCGTGCCCTTCTGGGTTTCATTGAGGTATTCTTTAGTTACGATCGTTCCATTCTGGAACTGAATTTTATCTAGCATGATCGAGGGTATAAATTAAGAATTAGAGTTAACCCAGAGAACTCTTCCCATCCAATAAGAGTTTGGACCGAAAGAACTCAGTTCTACCAAGATTATTCTTCCTTGGGCTTTGTAAAAATCAACAGGATTATTAGCCATTGGATTTAAGATCTCATCTCCTCCTCCCCAGGTAAATGCTGAGGAATAAGTTTTCCAACTAACCTCACTGCCCCAATCAACTGGATAGTCAAAATAAGTAGAGAAGTCATCTAATGGAACTTCTGGGAATCTGAGTAGTATTCTTTGCTCTCTGTAATACCCAGCGGGGATGTCCAACGGATTTGTATTTGCGATGGGTAAATTATCTGGGGATGATACATCAACCTCCAAATAATTTGAAGTTAAAAGTTGACCAATAGGATGGTTTTTAACCGCCCCGCCCAACTCAACAGGAGTACTAATAGAGTCTCCTGCCCACATCCTACCGTCAGCAACATTGATACATACTTCGCCTTCTTCAAGGTCACCGATAAATGGTTCTTCTCCTGGAAGGAGAGTAGTTAGTTGTTGGAACGTTGCTTCAGCCATCAACAATACAGGTTTGTCTGATAATCTTTAACCTACTTACTATCGTTTAAATTCTAATAGAGCAAAGAGTTTTGACCTTGAAAGTAGGGTATATTACTGATGAATTTAGCACACTGAGTGGGTTAGCCTCAGTTGCCTACGGCAGTGTAGATTCATTCAGAGAAGTTCAAAATCAGATCATAGCAAACTCTCCTACTCAGGTTTTCGATCCCCAACTTCCATCGGATTTTTTCCAAAACTTTTTAGGTTCTGAGGAGTACTTTATCGACGTAATGATTGATACTCTTTTACAAGAGTACGACGATAATGAACTTTTTGCTGATTATGTCGATGAGAAACTAGGGGCAGGATGGGAAAATAAAGTTAGATCTTCTTTGCCTAAAGACCTATATTCAGAAATGGATTCTTTATCTGAATATGGTAATGGTATGAAGGATTACTTGGTAAACTCCTTGGAGTATTCTTTCCCAGGTTATGGAGATATTAATTCTTTAGCGAAAAAAATCATCTCTGATATAACCTTAGATCCTGTCTTTGGACAAGATATTAATTTTATCGCCTCAGTAGCAGGGAATAATCCACATACTAAAGTAAGTGTACCGCCTAAAAATACTACTGTACCTTTACTTGAAACCACTGATCTTGATAAAGATTTCAAAGGGATTTCTTTTACGTCAGGTTATCTAACCCCACAGAGTTACTACTCCGATATTGCTTATCCAGGATTTGAAGGGGCATCATCGGTCCCTGCTTCGTTCAAAGACTCTATTTTTGACGGGTATGTTGGTTATCCTTCGGGGATTTCTCTTGAGACTATATTTAACCCTTCAGGAGCGGAGTCATTAAGAGATATACCATCAGCAATATCTTCAGTACTTACTGATTCTGACGTATGGAACGCGGCGTCTGTCTTGGGACAACTTGGTAATATTCCAGGTCTGAACAAAGCGGACAGAGATATTTACGAAATCAGTCTCATTGGCCCCAGAATTAATAACCTATTGACATACGATCCTGCTACTATGTCAAATGGGGACTACTTTGATACCGGGTCTTTACCCAAGATCCTTAATGCAGATAAGGAAGATGGAGTTCCTATGTCTTCTCGCAAATTCTCCAATACATTCTAATGTCAAACATTTACGGACCAATTCTCCCATTACAGTTAGATAGTCGTAATACAGCGGCTTTAGTCCGTGCTATTCAGACGAGGATCAGTTTGGAGTCGGGTGGGGAGTTAAATGATTTTACTCCAGCTTCTCCTCTTGCAGCGATTAGTGAGGGTCAGGCATTTGCTCAATCAGAGCTACTTTATTATCTGAACAATCTTCCAGAGGCTTTTAGTCTGCAGTGGTTAAGACAACTCGGTATTCAAAGAAGAATCGGGGCTAAGGCTCTAGTGGATATAACATTTTACAAAGTACCTGGGTATAGTAAAGTAGTTATCATCCCGCAAGGAACAAAAGTTTATTCAAATAGTGGCCTTGAATATGAACTCTTAAAAGAAGTAAGAATTCTAGAATCAGAAGATTCAAAAACTATTATTTGCCGCTCAAGTAAATGGGGATCGATATATAATGTTGGTGAAGGTGAAATTAATAAAATCGAACGTGCTTTTGTCGGACTTGAGTCCTTAAGAAATAATGATTCCGCGGCAGGCGGAAAAGATCTTGAGTCCATTAATTCGATGAAGCAAAGAGCTTTTGAGGTATTGAGCAGAAGAAATTTAACTACTGCGACTGACTTTAAAAATGAGGTTACTATTCTTGCCCCAGAAGCCTCGTTGGTAAAAGTATTAACCTATGAGGAAAGATACCAGTTATCTTCAGTACTTTCTGGGAACATAGTTATCTGCATGGGGGATGAGAATGGTAACCCGCTTTCTGATACAACATTGCAATATGTAATTGAATCTATTAGAAATAGAGTTACATTGGGTACTAATGTTTCAATCATTACCCCAGAAATAGTTCCAATAGACTTAGTTATTGAAGTATATTATGACCCCGCCGAGATCGCCGGAAATATAGACTTAAGAGCAAGTCAGATCCTCGGGATAATGCAAGAGTATATTAATCCAATTAACCTACCACTTGGATCAAACCTTTCCTACCAAGATTTACTAAGGAAGATATATGAGTACTCATACGTAAAATCTGTTAATACCTTGGATATGAAACTCATGATCAAGGATAGCGCAAATCTAGAGGGACTTTGCGCAGGGTTTAGTGGAGAGGAGGATGAGGTACTGAGTAAGTGTAATTATAATTACATCGATGTTATCAACTCAGATAATCAGATTTTCTCTGCTCCTTCTGGGATTGTTTCTTATAAATTATATAACGCCCAAGTTACTTTTACTTCAATAAACGATTTTAGCCCCTTAACCTATACTTATACTGATCTATACTTGCTATGAACCTAACAACTTGGGATAGTATAAAGTCGAAAAGAAGAAATCCTTCTCTTTCTTCAGGTCATATTATCCTGGAGTTTGATAGGACTAAAAGGCAAAAAATCTTTGCTCATAAACTTGGGAAGATTGTCTTTGAATCAAGAGACATAAATACCCCCAGAGATCAGGTTATTGAAGTACAGAAAGATAACTTAGATCTGAATGGATTTATATATAAAAATATAGGACATACGTATTCTGATATTGAAGTCACATCTGAGGATGGCGATATCGGTGGATTTCCGATCTATGCCCATGGCCATTCTCTTGGCGGGATCGGACGCGTAGGCATGGAAAGTTGCTCCAGAGATGGACTTACCTGTAAGGAAGGAGAAGGGACTGATGATCTTTGTAATCCTGGAAAATGCCTTATTGGCAAACTCTCTTATGTTAGAAACAAGAAGTGGAAATATGAGTCTTTCAATACTTACAACTCTGGACTTCCAGTAATCTATTATAAAAATGGCACCGAAGAAATCTCATTGAATACTATACTCCGTGGCAAAGCGGCAGGATTCAATAATTCTGAGGTAGTAACTCTCGACATTACGTCCCCAGCATCTAAATATACAAAGATATATCTTCCACCAAAATATTATTTCTCAGAGGATTTTATTGATACTGCGATAAAAGTCATTGATGAAAGACTAACTGTAGTAAGCAATCCTCCCAAAACAAATCTTATAGGCCTAGAGAATAGAAAAGATAGATTTATTTCATCTTTTATTATATCAGTTTATCCACAAAAAACCCAAGGATTCATCTCCGGCGTTTTACATGAGGATGGAGTAAGGGTAGAAATCAAGGATCAGGTACTATCTCTTTTCTCATCACTACCTCAATTATGGTTTGAGCAGTGCTCCAATATTATCGAGGATGAATGGCTATATAGAGAAGCGAGAATTCATACTAATTTCAAGTTTATATCGGTAGTCTATGATAGAGTAAAAGATCTTTTTAATAATATTCTTCAAGTAACAAATAGTTCATTAAAGAGAGGACAACTAGATTATCAAAAGACATCTATTGCACGTCCAGTATACTCAAGACTGCCTGGTATCTCAGAAGCATATCGCTCGGATACATTATTTTCTGATTCGGAGTCACCATCTCAGTGGTTAACTAGCGGAGTCGATGATTTTCTCTCCAAGAAAAAAGACCAGATTTCATCATTCTATCAAGATTACTTAGATCTAGAAACCTGCTCGCCATTAGTCCTTGATTGGCTTGCTCAGCACGTAGGACTCACAGGGGATCTTTGGGATACAAGATGGGAAAGAAAAATCAAAGTAGCACTTATTAAAAATGCTTTTGGTTGGTTTGACAGAGAAAAAACTGTGTCGGTCCCTGGCGTAGGGGAAGTAAAAACTCCTAAGGGCGAGGCACTTAGTCAATTTCCTTTTACAACAAACTCTATTTGGACTTCCGAACCATCAGAAGATAATAGTCTTAAAATCTGTCTTAATGAAATTAATACTATTGAGTATAATTCAATATCTCAAACTTTTACACCTAATAGATATAACTACAAAGGAAAAGTTTATGATACTAATACAAAATTACTTAGTCTCATTCCAACAAATAACTTAAAAGTTTACGATGGTAAATGGAATGGTCTAATGGAGGCGAAAGGTAGTTTACTGTCTTTTGCATTCCTTTCTTCTGTTTTTGATTTAAAGTCTCATATACCGCAAGAGGTAGAGATATCAGGCATCGCAAACGGCTCCAACGACTCTGAAGGAGAATATAAAGTGTTAATAACAAATCCAAGAAATGGTCTAAGAGATGTTGAGACGGAAGCTCCTCCTCTCTGGCCATATAAGCATGATATTCTCCAAGTGGGTGGAGAGTCAGATTTGGGAATTAATAACTTTACTAATCAGATAGTGGCAGGAGTTTCAAGAGTAACTACTCAAGAGGATAGTAGAAATGTATTCTTTAGAGTTCCTTATTATTACAATAGAGGCGGGAAGTCATGGGACCGTGTAAATTACATTGCCAAAAACTGGCTTCCTGATAATCTAAATAAACGCACTCAATATGCTTATTTATCAGCGGATCTTTGGGCAGTAGGTGATGGTTTCTTTGAGCCGGAAATAATCATAGAGGAATGATGGATGGGATTTTTTGACGAATTTCAAGGACTTAAAGAACTCGCTACGCGTAGTTTAGAAGCTATAGGAGGGCCTTTCGGTGATCCCTTTAATGAAATAGGGACTATTGTTTCTGTTTCCGACCCTAAGCGGTTAGGGAGAGTAAAGGCACTCTATGCAGGTATGACTTCAGATTGGATGTACGTCCAAGGAAGCCATAAAGGTCAATTAAGTTCACAATATATTGGGGCCCCTTGTCTTATTTCTAAGGCGGGTGGAAATACCAATGATGCTTTTGTTAGTCAGATTTTTAACAAAGATCCACGTGGTACTGGGGTAGGTACCCCGATCCAACTCACGATACTCGGTGAGCAGATGGAGGCAGGTAATGCCTCTTCTGATCCAGGGATGAAGTGCAATGAGGATAACGCCGGGCGGATCTATCTACTCGAGAATGAGGTAAGTCAAGATGTAGTTATTTGCCTTCGCCGTAACAATACCCAAGAAGGCGGAGACCCCATCTACTCTTGGAAATCTATTACCAATGGAAAGATCGTAGAGAAAGGTTTTGACCCTGGAGTCGTAGAATCGCCTGTAACTACTAACCTCTCTAAACAATCTGGAATGCCAAAATGCTCCAAGGCACTAGAGGGCGATGTGAGGGAATTTACTGAGGATAGAAAATTTAGATCGACAATGTTAACCTGTCGAAGGGATGAAAACGGAGACTTTTCATGGGCGCCACTATCATCTCCTCCGGTTGTATTTCGTACTACACTTCCAGACTGCACTGAAAAGAACCATGGGATGGAAGTGGTTGTTGATACGGGATTGGATTCTGAACTTGCCATCTGCGTGAGATATCAAAAGCAGATGAAGTGGGTGAGTTCTGGATCAAGAAAACCAATTCAATTTTATCCTAAAGACCCACCGCCAAAGAGAAAAGATTTTTTAGCATCTAAAAAACCAATAGAGGCTCTTAAGCAAAATGCATCACCTTCTTCTCAGAATATAGTTGGTAATGCAAAAGAAAAAGTTTTAAAAGAAGCAGGAAGTCAAGTTGCCCCAGTGGCATCTGATCCAGCACTTAAAAAAGCAATGATAGCCGCAAAAGCTCTACCAAAAGAGTTTAATGGGGTTAATATGCTTGGGGATCTTGGGAAGATTGTTATTGCCAGTAATTCTAATCAATCCATTGAGGCGGTAACTTCTAAGATAATTTCAGCAATCAGCAAAGGTGGAGAGATTGATAGTGAACTAGAGAAGATCCTTCGTGCAGCAGGCGGGGCGGGCGATATACTCGCTCAAGGGATTAAAAATAACTCTCTAGATAGTGCTCTGCAGGTAATTGGTAAGACTTCTTTCAACCAAGCATTTAATGACCTGCCTTCTCAGGTAGCTGGGGTGTACTCAGCTTATATGGCCGGAGGGGCATTGGGTGCTATAGATGCTGCAACAATGTACGGAATGTCTCAACTTCCTCCCGAAGTAGCACAATTTGTCTCTCCAGTATGGGACATTGGAAAAGATATCCTTGATGGCCAACCACTCTCAATAAAAAATATCATTGGAAGTGCTGTAGGTGCCTTAGATCAATCCCTACCGGACTCGGTTAATCAAATCATTTCTACGATGGGAGGGATTGACGGGATTTCTAATCTTGTTTCTGGGGACATTATTGGCAAACTTTCTAATGGGGATTTTGGTGAAATTGCTCAATTAGCATCTAATTTTGCAAATCTTTCCGGTATTCCTAATCTTGGCGGATTGCAAGGTGTGCCTCAGTTGGCTACGTCTGCACTTCAGTTAGTTGGGTTAGGAGGGCAATTCACGTCGTTCTTAGGACCAGCTGGTATTGGACTGAGTGCTTTTTCTGCTCTGACGGGCATTAACCCAGTGGCGTCTGTCTTGGGAGGTATACCTGGTTTAGGGGGATTATTTGGAGGTCAAGGAGCAGAGTGTCCATGTGATCCTAAGTGTAGAAAAACAAAACATGGCGAGGACTCAGATGGTAATAAATTACTAGACCCTTGTGGAAGCGTTGTATCAACTAATCATAGTTCATATGCTCCTAAAGGAGATCTTACTAATAACAACAATAATCCACTATCTGATATTTTAGACCTAATACCCACCAAAATAGGCGAAGATTTATGCAACTCTGGAGGGAACCAATGGGATTTAACTCAACTTATCACTGGGGTTAAAAGACTCTCAGAGATGGCTGATAGGATTGAAGGAGCGAAACATGCTGATTGGCCGGAGTTATGGTCTGAATTAACCTATACTTTTGAAGCGATTGAGAAAGGATTTAAGCAGACTGATAATAATATAACTAAGGTAGAGTCTATTGAAAGAAAACTTATAGATGCTCAGTACCGACTTATTAACAAGTTAATGGTAGGTAACACATCGTTCTTCTCCCAGACTCTTTTGAGTATCATTGAGACGTCCAAAGCTATTAAAGATACTTATAATTATGTAAGGCGACTTGACCATAGAAAGAAAGGGGGCAAGGTTGGAGTTGTTCCAACAGACAGTCTTACTAACGTATTTAAAAATATAACAAAAATTGCTAAATTAAACTCTGCATCTAAAAAAGAAGCTTTATTTATAACTAATAACTTTTTAAAGACTGCTCACGGTGAATGGAAAGAGCTAGAGCCAGCAAAAGATCTAGTTGATCTTGCTGACTTTGTCTTAGGACTAATACCTAAAAAACTTCCGCCTACATTCGGTAAGTGTAAAACAAAGCGAGATAAGAATAAAGTGCTTAAGGATTCTTTGGAATCTAAGATAAATTCCCCAGTACCACCAGAACCTGACTCGCTCTTGGGTAACTCACTATCATCTAGATATTCTGATCTTCCCAATTCTGGCCTGTCTCCGTCTTCCCAACAAACAATCTCATCTATCCTAGACCAAATCAATTATGAACAAGGCAGAAGTCAAGAAGGCAGGGCAGATTGTTGAACAAATTTGAACCATGTTTTGAAACTTTTTAGTTTAAAGTAAGTTATGAATTATAGAAAGACTTACTTTAATATTATAAGAAAGGCATTATCTAGAAATAAATGTCCCAATAATTTTTGCGAAAAACATCATATTATACCAAAAAGTATAGTAAAAAATAATTTTATAGTTTCTTTAACTACTAGGGAACATTTCTTATGTCATAAATTATTATATAAATATTTTAGTAAAAGACACGGAAATTTGCATCCTAGAACAACAAAATCTTTGATAGCTTTTTTCTTCTTATCGAATAGACTAAATATAAAAAGATCCAAAGACTATGAAAAAATTAGAAATAAATATATAGAACATTTAAAAAGTAAAAGAAAAACTATAAGAACATTTTATCACAATAAATATGGTAAATTTACGGGTTCAATAGAAGAACTTTGTAAAAAACATCCAGAATTAACTTTCTCATTATTATATTTAGTTTCTTCTGGTAGAAGGACTCATCATAAGGGATGGTGTAAAGACCTAGAAACTTCTAGGAAGGTAAGTAATAAAACTCATTTAAAACGAACAGAATACATATTTGTCCATGACATACACGGAGTATATAAAGGAAGTATATTTGAAATGAAAAAAATATACAAAGATATGAACTTAGATGATTCATATCTTAGGGCTGTACATAATGGAAAAAGAAATCAGCATAGAGGATGGAGGAGAATAGATTTTAAAGAAAAAAAGATAAAATGGTATCATGAAGAGTACGGAATAGTTGAAGCAAAAATAACGGAATTGAGTAATTTATATCCAAATTTAAAACTAAACAAAGCCCATTTATCTAGAGTAAATAGTGGGAAATTAAAACAACATAAAGGTTGGAGAATATCAGAATGAATAAATCTCAGGTAAAATTAGAAAAAAAATTAGTTAAAGAAATGGAGGCTAATCTTGCTTCTCTTTCTCCGTCGGATAAGCAAGAACTCCTCAGGCTAAAATGCCGAACAGATTTTTTAACATATGCCAGATTTATTACATCTGAAGTGCCTATTGCTGGTAAGTTCCAACCCTTTAAAGTCCATGAGGTGATTGGTAACTTCCTGCAGAGGATCGGTGACGGAGAAAAGGAATATAAGCAAAGTGCAATTTCCCTTCCTCCTCGTACTGGGAAGTCTCTACTCATCTCCAAGGTATTCCCATCTTGGCAAATGGGTCGTAGTCCTACCGCTCAATTTATCATGAGTTCATATGCTCTTCAACTCACTAATGAGAACTCCAGAGCTGTTATTGAGTATGTCTCTCATGAGAGTTTTAAATGGTTGTTCCCCGAGTGTGAGATTGATAAAGATAAGTGTAATCTTAGTGCCATCCGTAATGGCAATGGCGGATTGATTAAAATTGCCTCGGCGGGCGGCAGTGTTACCGGCTTTGGCTTCGGAGTGATTAGTGATGATGAGTTGCCTGGAGTTGGAATTCTTGATGACCTTCTGGCGGATGGTAACTCATTGACGGTTATGGAGAGCACATTTGCTTGGACACAGGCACAGTTTCTCACTCGTGGTCTTCCTAACAACGCCATCATTTCCATGGGCACGAGGTTCCATGTCGATGATGTTATTGGCAGGTTGTTGAAAGCCGACCCCGAAGGCTGGAGGGAACTCAATGTTCCAGCTCTATGCGTCGATGAAGAGAACGATGTACTGGGGAGAGAGTTGGGTCAGTCTCATTGGCCAGAGTTCTTCCCCGTAGAGAACCTTGAGGCAATTAAAAAATCCATTGGTGATAAAGACTTTAACTCTCTATATCAAGGAAGGCCGGCGGGTGAACAAGGGGCCATATTTAAAGAACACTGGTTTGAGTACCATAGTAAGAATAAAGGCAAGTATTCTTATATCTATGCCACCATTGACACGGCGTATAAGGCCGATCGTATGAATGACTTTACGGCCATTTGTATTTGGGGATATGATAAACGAGAAAGTAAATTACATTTAGTTCACTATATTCTTGAGCGAATGGAGTTCCCAGATCTTGAGAAGATTTTCCCACAGTTGGTAAAGACCTGGAAGATTAGATGTATATACATCGAAGGTAGAGCACAAGGTGTCCCTCTCATCCAAACACTTAAGCGGACTATAAATATCTCGATTAAAGAATTAGTACCTAATAAGGATAAAGTACTTAGGGCCAATGCTATTGCCCCCCTTGTCGAGGACAATCTAGTCTCCCTATACGAAAACCTTCCTAACCTAGGGGAGAGGATGTCTGAGTTGACATCTTTCCCATATATCAAAAACGATGACTTTGTCGATGCTTTTGTCTATGGCATTACCGTCTATCGCGATGAGATCATGGGTGGAAGGACAGTTCATGGCGGAGATAGGCAGAAACTTCCTCGCTTGGTCCATGATCCGTTTTATAGAGGCGGGTCCCGCCGTGCCTCTAGTGATATTGGAAAAATAGTTACTAATACCAACCCTAAATCGTCTGCAACACGATACCTCTAATGGTATAATACATAGCGTATTACTTGCAAGGATACAATTATGTCTGATCAACAACAATTTAAACATAGAGTTGTTTTCTTCCACCAACCTGGATGTGCTGCGTGTAACGCAATGAAGCCAGTCTGGGCAGAAACAGCTAATGAACTAGCCGAAGAATATCCACATTTTGCCATTGGATTTGGGGAATGGGACGTTACCACTGATGACTGGGCATTTTGCGACCAGATTGATTGTGATGGGACTCCAAACTTCGCTGTATTTGGAGAGGACTCAAGCCTCCTAGGACTTAACACTGACGGAATTTTGGCAAAGTCCCAACTCAAAGACTTTATCATCGGAGCAGTTGAAAACTCATGAGTATAGAACCCGAAAAGCAGGAAAAACGCAAGTCGCGGAAAAGGCAGTCTGAACGCGATGAGCAAATTATATCACAGATGTGGAAGGCTTCTCAAGTTGCCAGAAAAATCTCCTCATTTACTGGATTGCCCTATGAGGAGCTTAGGGACGCTGCTCTTGAGTATATAGTAAAAATTTACGATTCTTGGGACCAGAGTAAGGGCGCCAACTTCTCTACCTGGGTGAATAGGTGTCTGCAGTTTCATATGCTGAATTACCTACGAGATAATTCCCGACTAGTTAAAATCCCGCGTTCCTACTCCGATTTGTATCTTAAGATCCGCAAATATACAATTGCTGATCCAGACATCTCCGATGAGCAGATTGCAGAAAAAATCCAGGTCCCTGTGAAAAAAATCCGAGCAGTTCGCCAAGCATTTGCTATGAGTTTTTCTCCTGTCACCGAATACTGTAACATTATTGAGCCAGAGTATGAGTCAGAAATGACAATGGGGGATTTCATGATGAGCCATCGCGACCTTCTCCATAAGATTACTGATTTAGATCCAGTTGACGAGACTTTTCTCATGGATTACCTTGTTAAGAAAAGATCGGTATCAACAATTGTCCGTAAAAATCCCCATCTTAAAAATGCGGATGATATTAAAAAATATTCAGAACAACTTATTGAGTTTATCCTATGCGACGCGTCATATCCATCAAAGGTAATGAATACACGAAGGGAGCCTTTGAAAAAAAGTGGACAGAAGTTGTCAGTGGAACAGAATGCAACTACTTTGTAAAAGACAACGATAAAGACTTCTTAGATAGTGTAATAGAGTTAATCCCTAAGTGGAAAGTAATTAAGGACCGCGGGGAAGTTAAGTATAAAATACGAAATAAAAAGTTCCAAGGCAAAGCTGTAAGAGGCGTTGTCATGGTAACTTCTCGGTCGAAGAGGGAAATTTGGCTGGGAAAAGGCAAGGTCACAGACGAACTTTTCCCTAGAGTCAAACCAATTCCTGAGTACAAGCAGAATAAAATGGATGTTTTGGTGGCTATGAGACAAATCATCGAGCCACAAATTAAAACATTTAGACTAAGTGTAAATCGCCAGCTTAAAAGGAAACCCATGAGATGCCCTATTCATGGGGTATTTATTAATGCCGGGGAGTTTCATATTGACCATTCTTACCCATTTAAGAGCCTTGTTGAGGAATGGTGCAGGGAGGAAAAGGTTGATCTTGAAAGGATAGATGTGTATTGCCGTGGGACTAAGTGTTATTTTAAAGACACGTCTCTTGCTGAGAGTTGGTTTGACTACCATGCCATCAATGCTAGACTCCAAGCCCTAAGTGCTAAGGCTAATCTCGAAAAGGGATCAAAGTACTACGGATAAGTTACTTCCGTTTTTTCTTCTTACTAGATTTTTTAGTGGGAGGTTTGTTGGACATTTTTTGCGAGGGTTTAAATCCAGTGCCTCCAGGAGTAAACTTTAATAAAGCAAAGTCAGAACTCAAATCAAGGTCTTCAAAACTAAGTTCAAAAATCTCTTGAGCGGCATTTGCCATCATCTCTTCGATCCCTTGAGTTGTCTTCTCGCTAGACAACCAAGGCTTTCTTTTATCCACTGGAGCGGCATAACCCATCTTGTTTGCTATCTCATAGACCCCTTGAGATTTTTTATTTACAAGATGACCTGCGTACAATCTCCCGGTGATTATATTAATTCCCTCCTCATTGTATCGTTTTTTAAGGAATTGGATAACTGCGCCGTCGGGGTTCTGTTTGTCAATATAGCTCTCTAATTCTCTGACTGCAGACTGCGCTCTCGTAATGAAAGCCTCACCAGGTTTTCCTTCAAAGCTTACCTCCACCTGAGCTGATTCGAGAGCTCTGATATACTGACTAAAGTTGTGTTCAGCTTCGCGGGTGTATTGCTGGGAGACTTTAGCGAGTAGGTCTTTTCTTAAAGCCTCTTTTTGTGACTTAATTAGTTGGGACTTAGCAGTCTCAAGTAATTGCTTCTTGGCGGAGTTTAAAACCGCCGCCATTATCCCGCTGGCTATTACTGCTGGTATCATTTATCCGCACGTAATAGTTTTAACTATCTGTTCAGCATATTGTTGCCTTTCCGCTATTCCTCCACTACCAACTTCGTATTTTGTTCTCCATATTTCAGCCGCTGCTGATGCACTCGAAGCACTATTCATACCTTCTACCACACCCCCACCTCTCTTTTTCACTTCCTGTACCATGAACTCAAGCTGACATTGTAATGTGCTTGTTTGGCCACATTTGGCAATAATTTCTGTTTTACGGGAACCTCCCCATTGAACCAACCCATAACACTTTTCTGGTACTCCAGATACTGTAACACAAGTAGTTCCTTGCTTGGAAGTATTATGAACATTATGATCAAATCCACTTTCTGCCTGGAGGTTACCAAGTGCCCCAGCAAGTGCGTTAGGGGTTTTTAAACCTGCAGAATAGAGGGCATTTATAATAGCGTCCTTTTTTGGATCTCCTGTCTTACAATTTGCAGCGGGGAACGACCCAGAGGAACCGTTTGCTCCAGTATCCTCTTGAGTACCAGAACCATACTTCTTGTAAAACTCTTGGGCCTCTCTACAATTTTCTTTGCACGAGTCGCTCAATTTCCCATCTTCCTTCTTAATCGGGAAACATAGATCGCCAATGGATCTTATGTATCCATAGTAATCATTAGTTTTTTCAAACTCCCCGGCGCCTTTCTTCCCTTGGAGATATTCTGAGAATGTCGGAGCTGAGATGACACTATTACCCCAGGCGTTACTTGCCTCGATGTTAACTCTTAGGTCCCCTTGCCTCCAAACAAAATCCACTTCCCCTACAAACCAGTTCCTAAACCTTGAAGGTATCCAGACGCCGGGGTCTGTGGATGGATCTTGGCCACGCGGCCCTCCATTATCGAGCCATTTGTCGTAGTCAGTAACGAAAGACAACACAGTCCGCCCTGGGGTGATTCGCAGGGCACGTGGTACTCCCTTAAAAGAAGTCTCAATAGTCAAAGCTTTATTTGACGGGGCAGTAGCAATAGTTGGTTCTGTATTACCACCTGAGTCAGAACTTGTTAGACCGGGTAGATTAGGAGGGATCGATTTACCTTGAAGGTGAGCCAATCTAAGTACTTTTCCTTCTGGAGTTTTAATAAGAAGACTATTACCAAATCCACCGCCACAACGTTTATCTCCATTAGTACAACCAGTACTCTCTATCTGGGAAACGGACGCTCCGCCAATTATGTATATTGGCGTTCCTTCTGGGGCCGGGTAATCAATACCAGGATATCCATGCCCACTAAATCCTCTTCCCCTAGACTTACCAGCAAATTTTACATATTTGGATACTAGACTATCTAATTCTGTTTCTGTAACAGAATTCCTTGGAACTGCTTCGACATGAACGTGTGATCCATAGGAGTTACCGGTATCACCTACTTTACCAACAAATCCATCAAATCCCCCAGATCCATTAGGCCCTTGAGTAGGTTGTGGGGAAGGAGTGGCAGTTCCAGCATTCCGAGCTTTTTCCTGAGCTATAGATCTCATTACGGGATCCATAAGTTGCTTATATAATGCCTCCTTTTGAGCAGGAGTACCAGAAGTAAATACTCTCGTAGTTCCTCCGTCCATCCTACCTACCTCGAGTATTGTTCCTCCTCTCTTAGGAACGCCTAATCCATCTCGGTGGTTGACACTAAAGGATCCATATGATGATGCAAGGGCATCGTCTAATTGCCAGATTCTTTTTCCCCCTGTTGGTGGTATTACCCCACTATGCCCTGAAGCAGCATCATTGTGGATTTCAATTACCTGTTTGCCAGCACTTGCTGCCTGAGAAGTTTTGCTAAATTGAGAACGTGGATCATTCTCTGGTAGATTTGATGAGGAGGGTAGATACACCTCAATGTAATCAGAGATGCCATATGCCTGGGCATTACGTTGCGCCCATTTTACTAGTTCTATATTTAACTCTCTTTCATTAGGCGCACCTGATGGAAAATCGGCGTGGCCAGCCATCAATAAGACCTTATTAGGTTTAGCAGTTGTAGTTGCTTTCCAGTCTTTGAGGGATTGTTTAGGCGCAGGAGTTACTACGCTATTACCGGGTCCAGTGGGAGCATTTTTGTTTTGGAAGTCCGCGGCAGTCTCAGCAGGAGATGCCCAATTCCAAATAAGTTGAGGATCTAGAGTGGTATACTCGTTAGTATGACCAAGTACATAAAACCTAACTAGTTCTTTTTTATTACTCTCCGATGAACCGATCTCCTGTGAAACTTTTACTTCATCACCTCGTTTTACTTTTACCTTGGAAAGATTGGTAGACTCTTGGTATACATACCGACCGAAACACTTCTCTGACTTATCATCTTTACAAATCTGTAACCAAAACTCAGTCTTAACAACTACCTTCCCCTCCTCTTCCGAGGCACTTTCTACCTTACCTGGGAGATAAGAAATCGCTTGGGTACCATTAGGAGCAATGCCATAAAAGTTTACATCCGTGTATCTTTTATTTTCTACATTAGGACCTGCTCCGGTCCATCCATATCCGGTCTTAAGTGGCCCTTGACACCTCTTTTCACAAGGTTTGAAGAGATCTGGGAAAGTGACTTTTTTTACTTTCTCAAGTGCCTTAATTCTTTTTTGCTTAATTACTTCCTTTAGGGAGTATTTTTCTGCGGCAAAACTTGCGGAGACGTATGGATCTCCGTTGTTAATGCTGGCGCCATTCTGAGTATTTCTTAGAGCAAATGTGGCAGGGGGCTCTCCGTCAATCTGATACGATTCATAGAGACCCTTACCAAGGTAAAATACTGTGCAGCTTCCCACCTGGTCTCCACGAGTGCAAATACTTACGGTATTCCCGTGTTCTTTTATGGGGAGGGAGAGCATTGCGCCGCCAGTAGCCCCGATGAGTTTTTTCATTGCCTCATCAGGAGTAACGCCTTTGTAGATTAATGATCTTGGGAGGATATATGGATCAGTTGTTTTTCCACCTGGAGGAACACAGAAACTAGCTTTATATCCGGTTTCCTCAGCAATTTTCTTTAATGCCTCTTCAACTGACATCCCCTCATCAAACTTAACGTTGATAAGGTTTTGGTTGAAGACTACACTTTTAGGATCAGTTCCCGCCAAAGTCACAGACGGGAAGTTAGCTCCGTGATTAATACTAATTCTATTTACCCTGAAGTAATAATCAGAGCCAAATGACGTGCCATTTACCTCGTACCATAGCGAAATTATGATATGTGCAAAGGTACTTGATAGTTCTCTGGAGGACCCGTCAGAATTAACAAGTGCTGAATCATCTATCGATCCATAGTTAAAACACTTATCTCTTACTGGATCTTGATCCTTACCGCAGGGAGGTAAAATAATGTTATTTGTTTGAGCTGTATTAGACGCTGACCACATTGAAGCAGCGTCAAATAAAGCAGGCCAGGCCGCCCCGGTTAAGTACGGATCGGAGATGGTAACCTGGCAGGTTGATTGACTTATTGCAGATGTGTAGGTGCCTGCCGAATCGGCACCTTGTGAATTCATTGAGGAAAAAGAATTATTCCATTTGAGCTTTACATTTAGCTCTTGGATTTGTTTTTCCTCGAAGACAATAAGCCTCTCAGAATTGAAAGGCTTATAGGCTACTCTAGCTTTGCACCGATACAGACTAGACACATCTTACCTGGATTACGAAACGGCAGTTACCTCAGCGAAGGCAGGCGTGTCACCATTATCCGCTCCGGCATGAGTAATTGTCACGATCTGACCAACCTTAAATCCAGCACCACCATTAGTGATAGCATCGATAGAAATAACCTCACCGGCATCGATAGATACTGTACCGGCTCCAGCTGTATATCCTACGGGATTGGCGGATTCGGTAGAGTTGAATGCAACGGTAATCTCACCATCGGCAGTTCCATCAACTGTATCGGTATATCCACTTCCTCCATCAAGGAGGGTTAGAGTTACGATAGTACCGGTAGGTGCCTGAGGAGCGGGGACCACATCAGCTGTGATATATGAAATGGTCTCTGCGAGGTTGAAAGTGGCTACCATGAAATGGAAGTCGCCATCGCCTGTCAAACCGACATAACGAGTAATGTTAACAAGTTGGTCGTTGAGAGCAGTTTTGTCAGCAGCAGGGACATTTGCATTAGCGACCAGAGCGCCCACAACCAACTCAAGGGCTCCATAAGCAGCACGCTTAGCCTCAAATCCCATCGAAGGCCCACAAGTGAAGAAATTATCTACAAACTGATTACGCGCTGTTGGGGTATTAGAACCAGAGTTATACGAGGAAACAAGAGGTGAGGTGATGGCCTCGGTTAGAAACTCTTGGAAGGAGATTTTATATTCAAACTCCATGCCGATCTTACGATGAAGACCGGTGTTAAGTACGGTTGCCATAGGGTAATAATTCCTATATCTATTCAAAGATCTTTAAACCACATTAGCCAAAGAGAAACTTTTGGAAGTGGGAGAGATAATCTGAACGTCTGAAAGAAGCGAGCGGTTAGAGAGATAGTCCTTCATATAGGAGTAATACTCCTCATGCTCTTTTTTCCTAACTTTGAGTTGCATCTCTAGGAAATAATCGGAACAATTTGGATAGAGGTCATTAACTTCGATAATGTGATGAGGAAGACTCCATTCCCAGTTCCGCTCAATAAGAAAAACTTTAATCGTCTGACTGTAAGCAGAGAAGAAAGACTCGGCGGAATTAGCCCATTCTTCTGAGATCTCGATGTGACGGCGGAACTTCTCATAAAAACATACCTCTGAGAATCCACGATCGCAGATAACTACTTGAGCTTTTTCCTCAATGGCAGATTGAAAAGGATCGAGGTATTGCTGGATGGGAGTATGATGATGAGGTTGAGGTCCAGAGAAGTGAAGTGAACGGACACATACATCGCGGGAGATCAACTCATCTTGAGTATTTTTAACGATACTAGATTTTCCAACTCGATCAGCCCCGAGGACTACGATTGTGTGAGGATACATACTTCTTCCAGCTTACTTACTAAAATATTATATCAGGTTAGTTTGTAAAAGTTAAAAGTTAAAGTTAAAAAGTAACCTCAACTTTTTACCTGAGTAATAGTTTCAGAGTTTAAAGACTAATATAATTAGTTACTAAATAAGAAAATGCCCGCTACTCCACAGCCTCCTTTTCACCGCTGGGGAATTAGATTTACATCGGATTCTACGCATGATAAGGAATATTTACAAAACCTACATGACAATAATTCCTCTAACATGTACCGGGGGGAGTTATTTTTAAATGAAGTTTTAGACGAGGTCTATTATGCAGATTCTACTGGGACAATAAGAAGATATGGCGATCGCTCTGGAGGAACAGTTACTTTTGATCGTATTGATTTCACCGGCATAAGAGAATTTTCAGATGATGCCCAAGCTGCTCTAGATCCAAATCCAGTTCCTATCGGAGGAGTGTACAGAACAGGTAGTTTTCTCAGAATAAGAGTATCTTAATAAGTTTAAAGTTTGTCAGGATACGAAGACAATCTATGTCCCTCCATAGACATATAAATCCATAAGACTCAGAAGAGATTTCTCTTTTTGGGTCTTTTTTCGTATCAATGGAAATTAACCCTCTCATGGCAAGAAAATCCTCTAGACGTCAAAGAATTGAACAAGGCGACATGATTCAGGCATCAAATCCCAAGTTTGAAGAGCATAAACCTCTTCTACCTATGAATCCTTCCCAGGTTGATGCAATGAGGTATTTGAAAACAAAAACTTTGACGATTCTAACCGGGCCTCCTGGAACTGCTAAAACTCTCCTCTCGATTCATGCAGCATGTGAAAAACTCCATAAGAGGGAAATTGAAAAAATTTATTATGTAAAGCCAATTGTATCTACTCCAGGGGAACAGGGTCTAGGCTTCTTACCAGGTAACCTTGAGGAGAAGATTGCTCCTCACATCATGCCGATCCGTGACTCCCTTGCTGTATTTATGCAAAAAGGCAAGGCTGATTATCTCCTTGAGAAAAAAGTCATTGAGTTTCTACCTATTGAGCACCTCAGAGGTAGATCTTTGCACAGATGCATGATTATTGCTGATGAGATGCAAAATGCTACCGCTCATTCGGTAATGACGATCCTCACCCGTCTTGGCGATAATTCCTCCATTGCCCTTCTTGGGGATATAGTCCAAAGAGACCTAGCAAATCGTTATGGCGGTGATGGCTTATCAGATGCTCTTCGTCGTCTTGGATCTAACCAATCGGTAGGTCATGTTAACTTTGGATATAATGAAATTGTTCGTTCTGATTTCGTAAAGTCTGTAATTTATGCCTACTCAGATCTCTACGGTTCAAAATCATAGGTTTAAAGATTATTATTATTATTTGGTATAAGTAAAATACTATGGCTAGATACTCTAGAACAGGAAGAGTAAAAGTATCGACAAATCTACCTCCTCTTAGCCAATTAAAAATACCTTTGGAAACAGAGGTAAAATATAGAGGTTTAGTAAGAGATCTAGCCCTTTCCGATATTAGTGATGCTTCACAGGCTCTTAGTGAAGTTTTACTTGATATCCAAGATCCCGCAGAAAAACAAACTGAGGGAAAATTTTTATATCCAGATCTTGAGATCTTAGATGGTATTATCAACTATGGTCTTAAAAATGAAGATCTAGCCATTTTATCAAATAGTTCTCTTAATTTAGAAACTAAATCTGGAAATTTAGTTCCATTAGTAAATCCTAGACAAAGAATTGCTGATAGACTTAAGCAATTAGAATTCTTCGCTGGAAGAGGCACTGTCTTCCAAGGCCAAGGAACTGCAATGTTTAAGTACACTGTTCCTCTGGATGAAACAGAGGATGGTACAGAGACAGGAAAGTTATATTCTCATACAAACCCTCCTCCGTTCTATACTCATGATTTAAATATTGACGAAAATGATCCAAATGCTCCTGTAGTAAATGGCCCCGATTATATTCCGGCATCCCCCCAAGAGATACTTGACACTCACAGAGTTGGATATATTAAAGATGGAGAGTTTGTTCCAGATATAGAAAAAGAATGGTGGTGGTCTGGAGCTTATAAAAAAGATTATAGAGGCAGATCAGAATATACAACTACAAACGCTCTCATAAATCCCTCATTTCCTGTAATTAGAGACGGTAATATATCCTTTTCTTATTCTCTTCCAAAAGCAGTATCAAACCCATATAATTGGGGCCTAAAAATGGACTTTTGGATGAAGAGATCAATTAGTGGTAGTGTTTTTGGTAAATTTTTAACACAAGTTTCTGGGCACATCAAGATTGATTATTTTGAAATAACGGGGTATAACTCAAGTACAGGAGCAGTGCAGGGCTCTTGGAAGACTGCCCTTGATACATATAATTCGGACACTTACTATTCACAGCCCACGAAGGAATCAGCTACTGATGACTCCTCGGGGTATAGAACGTATTATCTCCAAGGAGGACCGTCTAATGAGTCCATGTCGCTAGAAACTGTCAGTAGTACCCCAACAACTCAAAGAGTAGCTGGAAATGGAGCAAGTTGGGACTATACTGTTACAGTTAGTGACCCTGAAGGAAATACAAAGAAAATCTTCAACGATTATGTCCCTGTAGTAATTAGATATTGGTTCGGACAGGAAGACCCAGCGGAATATGATGCTTTAGTTCTAGAAAAAGGTGAAGAAAACATTACAGCTCGAGACTTAGCAAAATTAAGTCCTGGACTTACTCCAGGATTTGAAATAGATCAAATCCACGCCAATGGAGAAAGTACTAAGTGGAATGATTATAAAGCAATTGTAAAAATAGAAACATCAGATGGCGGTGCTACGTGGCAAGCTACTGATGGAGTCAACCTAGTTAATAATTTCAATGAAATAGCAGAAATTCTTGCTTATTCTACTGAGACGTCCCCAGACTTAACAAATATATACGGAGACGATTGGATTTTATCTCAAGGATTCTTAGGAGCTAAAATCAATCAAACAGACGGCAATTTAACTAGTTCTGATCTTGGAATCTCATCAGGTCCTATTTATGTGGCTCTGACTAATAGAGTCTATAATGCACCTCCTATCGAGTTTAGTGAGCAGGAACTTTGGCAAGAGTATATTTTCCATCCCAACATCCAATATACATACGCCAATAGGAATGATATGCTAGAAGGGATAGGCGCCAACTACGTTGAACCTAATCCTCAAAAAGTACAACTTGAAAGCAATTATGAAGCTTATAAAATTATCTATGGTGAATTACCTCCAATAAATGTCTATAATAAGTCACGATATGATGGAGCTATAGATAATAGTCTGACTGTAAATACTTCAGATAGGGATTATGATTATAGTCATAATAAACTACTTTTTATTGGAAGACAGAAAAAGGATGAGACGATAAAGCCTTTACAACCCAATGAGGTAAGGACCCCTGGGGAAAATTATACGTTCTTTACAATTACTGAAAATGAAGTTGGATTAGGTGGAAGTGTTGTTATTTACGGCACCCCAGTAAATAATTATGGAATTACTTCTTCTGATGCTACTACCAACAAAGTAGGTAAGGCTCTACATATGTCAGATAACATCTCTTCTTTTGGAGATGACGTAATCAAGTTATATTCCACATCAGCCGACTATGTAAATGGTAACAGTAACGCATTTGAAGGATTCCCAGTCGCATTTAAATATGTAAATGGCACTCTGAGTGGTAATAAACACTTAATCCCAGATAACCCGGGTACTAACAGAATAATTGCTGATAGTCCATTTGAGATTGGCACAGCGCCTAGCACGGACTTTAATGATTTGTTCTTAACTGGATTTATAACTTCAGGTGGGGACGTATATCACTTTTTTGACTTAATTGGTACTTCAAGACCCACTGAAGAAGTTCAACTAACAATTTCTTCGGATGGAAACCCAGCTGTAGTATCAATTACTAACTCAACATTTTTCAAAGGGATCACAGGGACTAATACTGACTACCTAGGAACACGTATAGAAATCAACGGAGTTGCATATTATGTAACTGCCTATAGTTACGCCGATACCAAAGTTACCATAGATCATGGCGCGACTGACCCAGCGACTCTGGTAGGTAATAAAGAATGTAAGATTTTTTATAACTTCTTATCATTCTCAAAATTTCCTTCATATGTTATAGATTCATCACAGAATAAAGTAGATAATCCTATATCCTTTAATGACTTTATAGACTTTAACTATGTCTATAGCACCGGATACCAATTTAGAAAAATTGATTCTGGGGCAGGTTTAGGAATTGCTGACTCTTTATATTTAAAAGATAGTACTAGTCCCACTCAAGTAAGTCCTTTTGCGGACGGATCTGAAATCCCTGCTCCACCCGCTCAAATTGTAACTCCTTTTGGATATGATAAGTCAGTATTTTCTTCTGACCCAGGACTAGGGGGTATTTGCTATCCCCCTTACGATACTCAAGATCTGCAACTATTAGCAATCACAGCTAGTACTTCTGAGATTACTTCTTCTACAGAAGGACAATATGACGTTTATTGGGGATCTACGGATAGTAACAAAATAAATGATTTAGGTGGTAAATATCTTCAAATCAATAAAAAGTTAATATTAGATTTTGATACTAGTGAGACTTCTAGTATTTTGGTTTCTATGACTTCAGCACAGAAACCAGATTTTACTTTAAGTACTACAACTTATAACTCAAAACTTCTCATTGAAATACCAGCTGTAACACCACAGAGCGTAAGCAATGCGTATCTGTATAAAGATGCTCTTGTTTATACAAATAACGAGCCTACGAAATCCAACATTTTTCTTTTCCTAGATAAGGATAATGATAATAAAATCAATCTCCTAACTAGGAATAGACCCACTTGGGTGGCTTAAACTGCCTGGAATAAGGGAACTGAATATACCCTTTTCCCAGAGACAGAATTGGGTTTTTCTGTTACTGTTATCGCAGTACTTTTGTGAAAATAGAATGCTCCGTTCTTTCCTGCCGGTGAAGATACTGATATTCTCTGAGCAAATTCAGAAATTACTGAATTATAAGCATACCAAGATCCACTGGATTGGTCATAAGCTTCCGCACTGAGAGTCCCAAGTGGAAGAGAATTTCTGTTCTCACTAGTATTAGTGCTAATAGTCGGATTTTCAACCACTGAAGAAATAGTATTATAGAAAGGCTTATCTTTTGTAGAATAAGCTCTTTTATATACATCTCCTACCTTGATGTATAGGCCAGGAATAGTAAACTTTTGACTTCCACTTGTAACAACAAACTCTGGGATTAAACTATTGTCTCTTACTTCATCTCCACTAAGTCCTTCTTGTCTAATCGCTCCTAATAAATCATCTTGATCCCTAATTATTACTCTTTGCCAAATTGCTACATCTCTGCCCTCAAAAGCATTATAACTATACCCAAGTTTATTCTCTGCGTTAGTAGCTAATTGCGGCTTCTTTGCGTTTTGAATAGTAGTTCTGATAGATTCTAAATTTCTACCTACTTGGTTGCCCAAACTAGTAATATTAGAACTAATGGATCCATTAGCAAAGAACGATGTTTCGGCATAGGTACTTAGATATACTCCAGATGAGGCGAATTTAAACTGAGTAAAGTTATTTACTCTAATAAAGTCTTCTCGCCTTATATCAATATCTTGAATATTAAGTATCTCGGTATCTTTATCGAGAAAGACATATTTATTATTCTTTCTATCGAATAAGAAAAATCCGTCCAGATCAGAATTTATTACTTCATAGTAGTACTGTCTAACCCTAATAATCGGGTCTTGAAAAATAAAAGCAACACCGCCTTGTCTCTGAATTATTAAACTATTAATGGACGCAGTATCGGTATTTACCAAAGTTGATAATTCTGTATCAACTGAGTAACTTGATGAAGTTTCTTTAATTCTTAATTTTTCAAAAATTCCGTAACCAGTACCCCTCTCTGTAATAACTACATCAGTTAGAGTAAACCTCCTAGTATTAAAATCTTCATAAGATTCGTTTGTTGCATGGGTTTTATCATTAAAAGTCTCTTCCTTGAATGTCAATGTTGCTTTTGCACTGATTCTTTTACTATTTACCCCCTCTAAAATAACGTCTTTTAATACTACGACATTATCATTAACATTTTCAAAATCGTTGTCATCATGTAAAATACTAGAGGAGCTAGAGGAACCTTTTTTAAAGTAGAAACCTCTTCCTCCATAGACTAACTCTACATCTGGAATAGATCCATTATTTGAAAAAATCGGAGGATGAAATGAATCTTTATTACTTGAAGTACTCACGGAGAAGTTTTTAAAAAATACTTTATTACCTGGAGTAAAAGTAAAGTATTTAGTTAAAAATCGTGTTCTATCATACTGAATATCTTCAACTCCTTTTCTTTCTACGATCTTTTCTGATCTTAGTCCATAAATTTGAGTCTCTACTGGAAACTCAGCTGTGGGATCTTGTACTTTAGGACCAGAGATTACTGTAGATAAAACAGAAGATGATAATGAAAAAAGTTCAATATCATCCTCTATCCCTGGAGCATAGAGTTTTTGTAAAGACGTTTTTAGATTTAAGCCAGTTTCTGAAAGATTTTTAAATCGAGTTAGTCCACTCATGTTGATTACTTAAGTTTTTTCTAATTTACTTTAATCATTATGTCATTCACCCTACTACGTGGAGGCTATACCAGAGAATGATATACCATACTTTCCTATCAAAATTTTATATTGATCGAGTAGTGGATCTCCAGAAACTACAGTAATTTTTGGAGGAGTTGCTGAAGTATCTGGAACTTGGGTGTATATAGGATTACCGTTTGCATCAACCTGTCCAGAATCTACTGTTTTTGTGGGTCTGATCCAGGTTGGATCGTCCACTTGTTTAGATGTTGTATTATAGAAAACTTCACTCCTTGACCAGTCGGTGTTATATCCGGTTCCATTCCATTTAGTTTTTTGAACATTTACCTTTAGAGCAGAATAACTTAATTTACTATTCGCTGTTTTAGAGTCGTATAATTCTTTAATAATTAGTCTTATAGCCTCTACACTGAGCGGATTTTCTCTTATATCAAAACTAGTTAATTTTACCGAACCGCCAGAGAAGAATCCTTTGGTGGTAAATACATCGCCAGGCCATTCAGTGAAAAGATTATTTGTAAGATTTACTACTTTTAAATTTTTTGCTCCTTTAAATGTGGGAACTTTACCAACCAATCTGTTATTCTGTAGGTTTAATTCTTGTAAATTAGACATATCTTGGAAATAGTTACTAACTATTTGCCCTCTTCTAATAAATGCGAGAGTTTTACCAGAGAAATCTATATTAACATCTGATCTTACTCCAGTTACATGGATAAATCCCGTAGTGCCACTCTTATGTACTTGAGTTACTATGCCAATTACATTTCCAGACTCATTCGTATCTCTTATTTCGTCGTTTACATATACCTGCTTGGATATATCAGTACTTCCAGAAGCTATGACTATTCTATGGATTTTTCCATCAGCCGATTCCGCATTCCAAGTTACGGGAGGAATGGAGACTTCTTGCTGCAATGTACCCAGATGGGATTTAGTTGCTATTACGTCAGGATCAGCCAAACATGAGAGTAATACTTTACCATTTATATCTTTTGTACTTAAGTTATTATTTAGGTCTATCTTCGTTATATTAGTTGATGAAGTTGAAAAATTAGGTAACCTACATCCGCCGAAACTAGAAGACTGCTCACTAGCAAATAACTCAATAACTTTCTGATTTCTATCTGTTCCTAGATTAGATAAGTCTCTAAAGTTATTATAACTAATGTTTATTTTTATTTTCGCAGAATTAACATTTGCCGAGAGTGCTGGGAAAACGCCAAAAATTTTAGAATTGTGAAAAGTAATATAGTTAAGTACCTTGAAAGAACTAAGTTCACTAGATCTAAGAATAAATCTTTGATCTTCAGAACTATAATTCTGACACTCTCCAATAGAAAGGCTTTCAAATTTGGTATTTTCTTTTGATGGTGATATAAAGTTTTTAGGAAGAAGATATTTATAATTTCCGTTGGATGACTCAAATTTGCTTACAGGATCGGAAAGATCTGCGGTATAACCCTTCCATCTATTCCTACCTATTTGTAAGGTTTTAAGCGTTGATTCTACATCTTTAATACTAAAAATCTTTCCTCCCCAAGCTGCAGCATACGCCTGTAAATTTTGTAATGCTAAACCTGTTAGGATGTCTGAGGAGTTTTCTGTAGTAACTCCTTCATTATAACTAATATATTTACTGTCTACCCCGTAAATGTAATTTAAGTTTACCTCGGATAATTTCATCCACTTATAGGACGAGCCTTTTGCAATTCTAAAGTAAATATCCCTATAATCATTTCCAAAACTATCGAAGCTAATATATGATGTTTGACTTAACCAAGAACTCCACGCGTTAGCGATAACGGTGGGGTCATTACTATTCACAAGATGAGTAACTCCAAGAGTTTTAGTTCCAGAAACATCATCGGTGCCAGTTAATATACCGCCTACAATACTACTTCCAGCAAGATTAAATGATTTGATATTATATTTCCCAATAAATCCCTTTGGAGCGTTTAAAATCTCCTCCTGCGATAAAGATGTAGTAACTCCAGCTGCAGTTTCAAAAGCTGATTTTGTAGTAATAGTACCATTACTAATATTTTGAATAGTATTAGTCCAAAATGGAGTATCTCCCATATATCCTATTGAGCCCTCCATAGTAGTCTGTCCCCTATAATCAATAGTAATCTGGTCCACAGAGGTATTATTGATTTTTGGTATTAAACCAGTTAGCAAATTAGGATTGGCCCCACTGGACGAATCGATGCTTATATCAAATAGATTAGGAAAAACTCTTGAGAAATCAGCATTACATACATAAATTTCAGACCCTAATTTTAGTTTGTTCAATAGAGTGAAAGTTCTAAATCCTTCTTCGCCAGAGATAGTAATTGGAATGGGCTCTTGAGTAAGATTACTTGGGTTTCCATTATAAAGATAATTGAATCTTTCTATAGAAGTTTTCCTAGAATCTTTCCAAAGTTTATTATTGGAATCTTGGATCGTAGAATATCCTTTATAACTTGAATTTTTATTTCCACCACCGGAGGCTTTATATCCACTATAACACATAAACTCAGTGAGAGTTTTAGAAGGAGGCGCTGCAGTTGAAATTCCTGAAATACCGGAATTTCTCATGTCTTGGTAATCAAATGTGGAGTATATACCCCCTGGCTCGTCCCAGACATTGCCAGATATATCTAATTCAATAAGTTTAGTATCAAGTACTTTTATCCAAGTTGGAAGGGTAGATAATCTATTATTACTAATATTAATTTTTTTCAGATTATTAAATCCGATAAGGCCGATATCCTTACCAGCTTGCTCTGCAATCCCTAGCGAGGATAAGTCTATTTCGGTAATCTGCTCTGGATCAAGATAAACGTAGAGTAAACACTCCTTATTAGAAGCTGGAGTTCCAGTTACATTAATGCTAATTGATTGAACGTCTCTAGTTCTAGAGTCAGTAATTATTTCTTGTTTTACTATAGAAAGATCACTACGTAGTTTTAGTTCCCATCCATAGACAAAAGAAACCTGAGGATTTTGATCCTTTGAACCTATCTCTCTTGAAAAAGAAATGGTACCTGAAGTTCCTATTCTTACTGGGATAATTAATGGAGAGTTAACTGTGCAATAACATTCTAATAATTCGCACTTTGGATTAGTATTAGAAGGAGTTCTTACATATACAGGAATTTTAAAAATATGAGTAGGAGACTCAGAAATTGTCTCTCTATTCAGCAGCAGGTTAGTAGCTCTCAGGTTTAGATTATTAAGATGTGATCTTCTTCTTATTCTAATCAAAGAAGAGAAAGAAGCCTCTGAAAATTTTCCAGTTGCACTATCTACAATGGAGTTGAAAAGACTCTCTCTGGAAGTTGGAACGACAGTTTTTTTAACTTCTCCTTCCTCATCAAGATACCTAAATTCAATGTTATTGGCAGCAAGTCCACCATGAAGAACTATAATATTATCAGAGTAATTTGAAATATTGAAGTCTTGTAATCCAGGATCTCCGATCTCTCCGTCAGTTCTTATAAGGCTTTGAATTTTATTAGAAATACCACGTGAGGTTTCTGAAGAAATAGCCATAGAATGATAAACTGGCAGTTCTAGCCCTCCAGCAGTTCTAATATCTTCTTTAACAAGACCACTTCTAGAAAGATTATAGATCTGGTCTAATGCGTCTGGATCTAAAAGGATGTTAAATAAAGCATCTCTTTCATCACTGCTATAAATTTCGCCCAGGTCATAGTAACTAACTAATCCAATTTCGGGGCGATTCTGTCTTATAAAACTGTATCCTTCCATAATAATTACTGTTCTTTATAGTTCAGTGTGATAGAAATTTTTCCTTCTATTTCATCTTCTAATGATTTAGCAATAACAAATAATGATTTGTTGTTCCAAAAACTAGGACCAATAGATTCAGCGGAAATATTAAACATTGAAGTAAGGTCTATTTCAGTGGGGACATTTTTAGATAAATAGAAGGATCCTAGATTATCTCCTGTTTCTTTAAACTTAAGTGAACGGATAGGATAATCTCCTACTCCAGAGGAGGAAGCTCCGACAAGCAGACTCTTGCTTAAGAAAGAAGGACATTTTTTTCTCTTTGACTGTGGGGAACTTGGTAGAGAACTATCAATATAGGACGTATCGGAAAAGTTAATCGAGGTATCTAATGTGTTTTCTTCCGAGAAAGTTCTAATTGTTTTAATTGCGGATTTTTCAAAGTCGTTACTCCCACCATCTTGACGGTCATGTAAGCCCTCATTTGAGTAATGATCAACACTCAGAGTTTGTCCCAAAGGAGAAAATGGATATTGTACTATCCCAGTACCAATATCTTGACCTACACTTAAAGAGCCTACCTCTGCCCCTTCTCTCATAGAGATAAACCATCTAATTGGGAATATGTCGGATCCAGTAACTGTACTGGTGAGTAAAATGTCATCTTTTTTAAGGAGTGAGGGGGCATATAAAGCTATACCTGAGTAAGCAGCACTTATCAATCCTTCCCCCACAGAATTTATATCATAACCAGTTTCATTAACCACAGGTAATAAATACTCTCTAATCGAGGTACCCTCTCTTTGGAAAGATATTTGGGGTTCTCCTATTGTTTTTACTATAGATGATACATTAGTGGTAATTGATTTTACAGTAAGATTTTCAAATTTAGGATTACCCACGGAATCAATCCAAAGCTCACTAGGCCACGGACTGTCACTCTTTAAATAATAATAGGGTTTTAAAGTTCCATTATCATTATATTCTTTAGTGGAGTCACCTGTGTTGTCCTCGGTTAAGATACTCACGTCTCGTGCAATTGGCCCTACTCTACAGTATAAAGCATGACATTCGCCGCCTTCGACTCCAGGGAGCGAAGGAAATTGGTCATCAATCTCGCCAGCTGTATCATGTACAGCTTCTGATTGTTCTACTCCTCCGACGCCAACGTGCAGCCACCCAGCCTGAGATACTTTAAGCACATTATCTCTAAGAACTGGACTAAATACATCTACTGGAAGACCCTCATAATATCTAAATTCATCGGGATTGGGAATTTTTTTATCTTTAATATAAGCAACTCCAGTAGTGCTACTTGTAGCATCAACAAATTCAATATCAACTGCATTACCGGTTGGAATATTACTCCCATCAATACTTGGATTAATTATACCAAAACTATCGGGATGATTTCTTGCTCTGTCTTTAGAAACCATCCTAATAGGATATTGTTGATTAGCATAGGTTTCTTCACTCCCTCTTGACCACATCACTCCGAAAGTAATATCTCCAAAATGAGAGTTGCCATCACACCTAGTACCAACGTACTCATCGGAGCATGGTACTCCATTACTGTCTCTTCCGCCAGCTTTAGTTGTAAATAATAGATAAAACTCCCCTGAGGTAATTCCAACTGAAGAGATGAGAGTTGTATCTTTTCTATATGGAGAAAACTTAAGTGAATAAGTATCAGGGTATCTAAAGAGAAGCTGTCCTTTGCTCCAAGGTCTTTGTGACGCTGGAGTACTATAATACGAATTTCTAGTTACCCTTGAAATTGCGGCGGTAGAAATAGAGTTCGACCATCCTTTTTCTGAATTCAGATACTCATTCTCAGGATTTACATATGCGCAGAATATTTTATTTCCAATAATATGTGTGCCTTGTAAAGCATACCGATAAGAATCCCAACCTTTAAACGTATAGTAATCTTCCCAGTTAGAATTTCCCAAATACTCTGTGGTATATCCAATACCATCAATATCTAATAGATTGAGACTTGCCTCTGGGAAGTCTGGATCTGGACCTTGGTATGAAATTGTCGGAGTTGGGCTTTTTTCACTAAAACCAAGTTCAATTAGTGTATCTTTTTCAGTTTCTAATCTATTAATTAAAAATTTGCCTCTTAATCTTTGCGATTCTGGAAGTTCGCACTTATAGCCCTCTTGGAAAGTAAATCCATGATCAACACAGCCATATTGATTAACGAATTTAATCTCGGTGTCAACGGTAGAAATCACCGAGGCGCTAATAGGAAATATTTCTTTTTTATTAAAGAATTCATTTCCACTAGTATTGGTAATATACTTTTTAGGTTTTAATCCAAGAACAGATGACCATTTATAAATTGGTATTTCCTGCTCGATGGTTTCTCCAGTCTCATCATCAAGATCACTTGATTCAACTTTTCTATTTGATGCTATAGCACTAGATACGGATACTGTGCCTTCATCTGCGCCATCAATGTAGTAAGACGCGCCATACTTTTGAATAAATTGTGGTAGTCTGATACGTGATGGCGAACCTACATAAGTGCGGTACTTGAAGAAGAAGAACGGGTCTTCTAGACATGGCTTATCTATATTGTTTTCAATTACTAGCGTATGAAGGGTCACCCATCTTGCATCTCCATTGTCAGTCGGGATATAAATATAGAATCTAGCTCCAATAGCACCGTACCAACCAAACTCGATCTTATACATGGTTACGGTATCTGGGTTAAAAATATAACCCGTATCGCCTTGGGAATTTAATCCGTCCCCATTCATAATATCCTGTTGGATTTCGGTTTCAAATACTTTTACTTCTTTTCCCTCTAGCACGAGCTGTTCTAAATCTAGAACTTCACTATCTGTTAATTGATCCCGATATTTGACTACCCCAGTTAATTGACTGATATATGCTTCCTTTTCTTGATATCCCGCCTCAATAAATAGGTCCGTATCGCCTAAAGGTATTGTCGATCTTCTAACAATAGAGAAGTCAGTGCCATCTTTAAGGCGGAAAAAATATCCGTCCGTATAATTTTCCACACCAAACTCAAGTATGGATCCAGGACCGGCGCCTTCCTCAGATACTCTTACACCATACGTAAATCCGCTAATTCTACCAGGTTGATAACGAAACGCACGGGCTGATGTTAAAGTAACAACCGCATAATTACTTTCTTTACTACCAATTAGATTCCCCTCACTAATAGAATTTGAAATCTGTGGAATAGTAGGATCTGAATATGTTTTGGGCCAAGACTGGCCAAAAATTAAAGATTCAGACGCAGACTCTTTATTAAGAATTCTATAATACGGCAATTTATATTTTTTCTCTGGAGAATCCGCCGGAGGGTCAGTTTCCCAAACTCTAAATTCCCAATTTTTTAAATCATCATGTAGTGAGTCATAGTCTAACAACCAATACTCTTTCCACACGTCTCCATCTTTCTGAGTAGCAATCTCAAAATGGCCCTTGTTATTACTAGGCCATCTATATCTAGTTGTACCAAAGAACGCGGAGTTGTATAGTATTGACTGATTTGAATCTTTTACTAGTTCTCTAGCTCTTAAAAGATTAAATCCTCCGTTATCAGAAAGACTAGTAGCAGTTACATATGGAGTATTTTTAGTTTCATCAATTAAACTAAATATATCAAGAAGAACCTGCTCTCCTTCCCCAGACATATTTTCTATACGCCCTTGGGGGATAATTGGCAAATTGCCTATGGTTTTAAATCTTCCTTGATCAATATCTAACCAAATTTGATCCCAATAAAGCCTATTAAACTTTCCAGAACTGGTTTTGGGATAATTATTATCTAAATAATCGAGTCTGAACCTTGTTTTTTCTTCTTGGGAAAAGTTATTTACCATGTGTTCAATAATATACATGGCAATTAAAGACTGAAGATATCTCCCCCAGCCTGGACCTATATTTGAAAGAGACCCGCCAGTTATTAACGTATAGAGAACAGGGTTACCAGGCGTAGTGTACGGAACAGGATAGGAAGAGATTGCAATCGCAGAATTTTTAGCATCGTCATAATCTATTGTTGGTTGATGACGTCCAGAAGGGGAGTTTTTGTATTGCCAATAATCACCTTGGTCCCAATCTGGATAACCACTATAAACAATCCAGTCTTTTTTATCTAAGCCATAAGAACTAACATTACCAAAAAGACCCTGTTGAGTCTCTCCTCTTGGTATTCCTAGAATTGATGAACTCGTTTCAGTTACATCATTAAATACTTCCTCTATAGGCAACGCAACTGGGTCTCTTTTACTAAATTTATTAGTTGTACTTATTGCTGTCTCTGCATATGAGTCAGGATCAACCACTACTGGAAGAGAACTAGAAGTTAAGAAGTCTCTAGGATCAGGAACTCTTTTAACTGACGTAAGAGAATTTCCCTCGTCAGAAAAAAGAGAGATACCTCTGTAGGTTACTAATTGTAGTTCCTTTTCAAAAGTACTTGGAGCAGTTGATTGACCTTTTAATGAAATATTTCTTGAAGAAGAGTTACTTTTTACTTTTATTTCATAATTATTAGCCATTTATCACTGCTCCTCCCAAGTTAGTGAAGTATTAACTTTGAATACATTAGGAGTAGTTGACTCTCGGATGTCAAAATGACCAAAGACACTAATCACATCTACCTCGTCAGTGAGTGGGAACGAAAGGTACTCTTTATTGTATGCAAAATAATCTTGAAGATCAAATTGATATCCACCTCTTGATACGTAATATGAGAAAATTTCATTTCCTGTATCTACGACGGGAGTAAGAGCAAAGTCTTGAGCGACTTGTGTACCGGAAAGACGTGTTATTTCTTCAAATGTCGCTAGATCATCAGTTTCTAGATTCGACCATTTTGTTTGATCTGCGTATCCGTCTGATGTAGTCGAGATAGTTCTTTCGGAAAAAGATAGTCCTTCTGCTGCGGCACCAACTGAGAGATTCCTCTCGTATATGAAATTACCTTTGACATATATTGGATCTGGATAAGAGAAGAATTTTGCAAAATAATATTTACCGTCTTCTCTATAGATTCTACCAAGGATCGGTTGACCTGATGTAGTATTACCAGCTAGAGTTGGGTCGTTACCTCCAAGGAAATATCCAAATACGTACTTTCCATTAGAGGAAAGAAGAGAACTTAGTCCCATCTGACTAACTTGCCCTGAGGTAAACTCGATTGGTAATATAGATCTCTTGGTGTTAATAGTATCAGTAAGACCAGTAGTTGCCAACGATGTTGAAGTAGTTGTTAAGTTTGTTGTGATAAGGAGGGGATTTTTAAATCCACGAACTGTAATAAGATCAGAAGCTTCACCTTTGGAAACCCCAAGTCCTAACTTTATAGGATAAATCTGTAGTCTATTTCTTACTTTTTCTCCATCTCTGTTACTAATAAAGTCTTTTGCTCTAAGGGTGAGAAGTGATTGTTGCGATCTTGGAACAACCAATGTAACGGCCCCTGAAGTAGGAATAACCCCAGTGAAGTATAATTTCACATCAGTAGTACTACTCTTCTCAATCCACTTAACCTTAGTAGTAGTATCCCCCGAGATATATGCGCCCATCAGTCCAACCAATGTTTTATCATTAGTAGCACCCAAACTAGTTCTTGTAGTTATCATACTACTAGTAGGCCCATCGAAACTAGTAGGAGTAAATGTAACTGTTCCAGATGGAACAGTTCTACTATAGTCGGAAGATTTAGATAGAAGTTTTACAGTACCTTTATCACCACCATCAATATAGTAAGAAGCACCATACTTAACAAGAGTGTTGCCTATATCAACTCCGTTATTGTTTGGATCTAAGCCGCTATTCATACCTCCATGGCAGAGATAGGTAATTGGCAAGAACGCGTTACCTAACGAAGCGACCGAGTGTTGGTTTGATGCGCGGATATGATGTACTCTTACCCACCTTGCTTCATTATTTCCTGTAGGCACGTAGCAAAGGAAAGTAGCACCAACAGCACCGTACCATGAGTACTCGGTCTTCCACATGGTGACCTTTGAGAAGTCGATATTATATGCTGATTGAGATTCTACGATTCCTTCTGGAGTAGAGATAACCTCACCTGGTCTATTTACAAGACCATCAGAATCACCCAATGAGAACTCGGCGGATGTGTTAATATCGGACCATCTTACTGGTGTTAGATCTCCATCAAGTTTGTCACCGGAGAACATTGCTCTACAAGGTCTCCATTCATACACGTATCTGTATGGTTTTGGTACACAGATATTAAACCATTCTTTTAGAGTTACATTGCCATTAGTACTACTAATAGTCCTAGTAAAAGGTACTCCTATTGCATTAGTAAAATCTGTCTGACTAATATTGTTACCACCTAACGTATTAACCAGAAGGTTCCAAACTTTAGCTTGACTGTTGGTAGTACTAGGGGACTGATCCCAGACGCCTGTCCCCCCTAAGATAGCATCGTGAGTCTGTTGTTCAACATTGGTTCCAGTACCAAAAAAGACTTGTTGCCAATCATTAGCAGGGTCAATTAACTCGGCATAAGAACTTAGTACTTTAGTAGTATTTCCCTTTCTAGCTAAGTTAGAAATCAATCCATAGAAATTACAATGTGCATCAGCTCTGATATAATTCAAGAATGAATTTTGCATCTTATCATCGCCAAACGCGTCATCCAGTGAGTATGTCGTACTTTGGTCGAATGGGAATTGATGTTTTCTATTCGCTAAGATCTCAGTATACGTTGAACCATTATATTGAGCAAGTCTTAAGGCAAATGCAGAATTTGACTGAAATTTTTTCAGTTGATTTTCTGGAGAAGTACTACCATCGATAGTCCTTACATCAGCGGGGCTATAAACCAAAGAAGGATCATAAATAGCTGCAGCTACATAGACCAGACCATCTCTAATTATTACTGGATCAACTCCTGCAAGTCCGAAGTTAGTGGATCCATTAAATTTAGCATCTGCAGAAGTTACTGAACCTCCGTTCTTAAACCATTTTAGTTCTCCAGAATAACCAGCAGGTTCCCCTGGAATGATAGCCTGAGTACGTCTTACACAACGGAAGTTGTTTCCGATGCCGTTATTTACAATTTCAAAGTAGTATCCGTCAAACTTATCAAAAATACCCCACTTTTTAATCGATGGAGCACCCTTTTGAGTATCAGTTTCTATCTCTGATGTGACGTTCATTTTCACACCCATTGTGGATGCGGACACACGACCAGGCTGATAACGGAAGAATCTCTTAGAGGTTAAGATGGTGGTATTTTTATCAGACGCAATAAGTTGAGCACCGGCCTCAGTAGGTATATGAACTACTCCATCGAGTACCGTACCCTCCTCTTCTTCAGTGGTCTGTATAGCAACGTTCTCTAAGGGGAACTGAGCCCACTCTGTAGGATTAACATCATAAGTATTAACGTCAGCAAAAATACCTAACGCTACTTCGGAGCGGGGGATGCCAAGTAATGACAGGGCAACTTCCGATTGTACTTTATTTTGTTCTTCGACAGGAATCGGCTTTTGATCTTCCGCAAAAACCACAGGCAAAGAATTAGAAGCAGGTTGCTGCCCCAATGGTACTGGGGCTGTTTTTCCTACAGAAACATTAGAGGCCATATTTAACCGGTATATTTATACTAACTTTAAACAATCACTCAGATACATATACATTGCCATCAGCAATGAAGTAGTTATATTTCACTACTCCTAATGTACCACCGGCAATTCTATAGTTGTCTTCTGAAGAGATAAACTTATCACTTACGCCTTGGGGAGTAGAGATAATAATTGAAGAATCCTCTGCATTTACTGCTACGACATCGATAGGGACTCCATCGGGCCAACTTTGAAGGATAGAACCTTGAATTCCTATTCCTGAAGTTTGAATTCCATCATTCAAATTATTGCCAGAAGCTAGATAATTAATATTTAATATGTCTGCGGAATTTCTGAAAGAAACTCTTAAAGTACTGGGAGTTTCAAATTTAATCCGATCAATCTGGAACCTTCCAATAGCAACAGAGGCAGTAATTATGTAGGAATATCCGTATGTAGGAGATACACCAGTGGTATTTAAAAAATTCATGGATGCAGTTCCAAGAATCTTCCTTCCTCTATTTGAGGTTTCTACATCAGAACTTTCAGTTATTGTAGCAGTTGGAAGAGTAACCCCAAAAATTCCCGCATCAAGTTGCTCTTTAGCTTCTAGTATCTGGAAATAACCTACAGCAGCACCGCCTCGTTGATAATTTGAATTAAGGTTATAAATTGGCGCGTTGATAGAACCCTTTGAAATTGCTACTGGAAGACCACTATCTGTCACAGTGAAATAAGTAGTAGTGAGCGGAATTCCCTTCTTAACATCAATAGATACTCGGCTATATTCGTTATTATATAAATCTACAGACTTAATTACGCTTCCATTTTCATTATATGCTAAGTTATTTTGAGCATTCCAATTTTCTGAAGAATTAAGTAAAATTCCTGTTTGGCCACAACTATTAATAATATTATTGTTGATTACCGATCCTTCAATTCCAATTCCACTTAAAGGACCAGTACAGTTCTCAAATAAGTTACCTTGGATAACTGCTCTAGATACTTCTCTTAGTCTAAGGGGCGATGTATTTAATTCGTATGGCTTAGAAAGATTAAAAACTCTATTATTCGTTATATTTATCCTACTGGATTCAACTACAGTCATGGATGATCCTAATCCATTGAAGAATGAGCAATCTTCAACTCTTACTGAATCAGCGCGTTCTATGTAAATAAAGTCATTGTTTTTATCAGAAATACCATAGAAATCTCCCTGTGGAGACACTGTAGTAAATACACTAAACTTATTACCATCAAACGCAATATCCTTAACTGTAATCATGCCGATGGCATCAGTTACTGTCTTTCCTCTAATATCGAGTAGTCCGTAACTATTAATGGGATTAGTGTGACTTGGAGTTCTACGGATGACAGTAGAGTCTCCAGCTCCACGAATTGTAATCCCCGAGTAGTACGAAGGATCATCATCATCAAAGAGCGATACATTACCGATGTGATAAGTACCTGAGGGAATAAAAATTTCTTTAATTGAGCTAGTAGCTGCTTCTTTTAAAGCTTTTTTAAGTGCACTAGTACTATTGAAAACAAATCTAACTGAAGAACCTACTAGGTCAGTGGAAAAAGATTGCGGAGAGGTACTAATATCCTTAAGTTCAATAGTACCAGAGTTTACATAAACATTCGTAATTTTAAGAGTTCTTTTCTCTAAAATAGTACTGGCGGCAATAGAAGAACTACTATAAGATAAAATTCCTTGTAGAAAAGATGGAATTGTATTTATGGACTGTAATAAGTCTCTATCCCAAGAAGTAATTTGAGATAGTCCTCTGTCATTAAATGTAATAAATGTATCTGATCCAAAAATGCTATTTCCTGGGGCACCTAAAAATTTAATAGGTTGATTACCCCACTTTCTAAAAATTAATGGAATAATCTGAGAACTTTTTCTAGAAAAAAGTAGTTGAACGTAATTATTTTCGTCAAATAATAAATCTGGATCGTTTAGTAATTTAAAAGAGGTAGTTGTACTAGTTCTATATGGACTAAATTTACCGGTAAATGGATCATATCCGTAAACATAGTACGTTAAGGTCTGTGCGGAGGCATAATTAGATGCATCAAGACCAGAACCGACTAGAATTGTTTGCGCATTAGATACAAAATTACTGAAACTAGATCCTGGAGTAGTTGAACTAGATGTAAAAAATACCTCTATTTCATTGCCTTCTTTAAAAAAATCTAAATTAGAAAAGAAGTTGGGTATCTCTGAAATATCTAATATGCTACTATTAGATCTTAGATCAGTAACTACTCCAGTAAAATACTCGTCATAGCCAATAGCTCCAAAAGACCTAATATTAATAAATGAGTTGGTGTCAGCATCGATCTGAACATCCCCAGCTCCAAAACCAGAACCAATGTATCTCATGTGTTTACTCTCCCTTTATCAAGCAGTAGCTGGAGTATAGATTACGTAAGAAACTACGATATCTACATTATTTGCTCCTTCAGAATCGACCCAAGCTGAAAGAGAGTCTTGATAATTTAATACGAACTTATTGCCGTCCATTACTTCAAATGAATTTTTAGCAGGGACAGAGACATTGGAAAGTACCATGGCACTAAGTCCTGACTGTTTATTTAGACGAATATTAACGTCTCTAGTACCAGCCGATTTATTTGCAATCATGATACTAAGTATCATAATATATCCACCTTGTGGGACAGTAGAAGACGTTAGTAAAGAAGTGGGACTTCCTGCAGTTGCTGAGACGTTAGCAATAGCTTTTGACTCAAAATAATTTGTTGGGAAAGTGGACATGATTAATTAACCAAGAATCAGTGATTGAATTTGTGAGTAGGTAATTGCTTCCATAATTTCTTGCTTTCTAACCAAAGAATCAATAGTAGTGGGAGCAGCATTAACTTCAACGACCGTTTTTGAAAGGAATAACGGTGAGGCATTTCCAAGACCGTCTTGTAGTCTCCCCTGAGCTAATTTCGCGGGACTGCTCAGGTCAAAAGGAATACCATCGGTATCTGGCTGGGCATCTATGTTTGAAAGTATTACGTTTGAAAACGTTTTAGAGATCTCGTAATCTCGAATGTTAGAGGCCATAAGGCAATAAACCTTGATTTTATAGTTTATAGAACTATATTACTTTAAACATCCATGGGAAAGAAGGAACTTGCTACGCTTATTGATGCTTATAGTGATGCTAAAGCGTCGGGAAATAAGTATCTTACTCAGACTATGATTACTCAACTTGAACAGGCGCTTAATCAAGTTTTTGGTCAAGACGATGAGAGTATGATAGAATCAGAGAGTCCAGATACGTCTGACGAGTACTGATGATTATTACCAGACTAAGGGGCGGTAATGCCCAATTCCCTGAGTCAAAACTTCCAGGTGATACAGTGGTTCTTGCTAACGGAGATATTTTCTGTTGGGACGGTGGGATTTGGCAGTTAATCGGCGGGAGGTTCATACCTCGTGCAATGAGAGAAGAGTTTCTTTCATACATCTCCACCGGATGGCCTGATCCCTCTAGTGCAAGATTTGATCTTCCAACTCTATTTGACTTGTCAATCTTTACCGACTATGGCGAAGATGATATAGTTCCTGCCGATGCAAAAATGGTTCGGAGATTTATCGATAGAGTCTTGGAGGTTGCTGAAAGATGTCAAAAAGTAAAATAAAAGTAATCGCCGAGGATGTTGAGTTTGGTCAGGTAGATGTTAAATATTTGACCAATGATTGCTATGTCATCTTCTATTCAGAAGAAGAAGAAGGCGGGAGAGTAATAAGTGATATTGTTAAAGGAAGGAGGGTGGATATTTTTGATGAGTATTATGATCTGGGGATGAAGATTCGGCGGATTGATATGGCGGGAGGAAGACGTAATCCCAAGAACTCCGAGTCTGAGGTTGTATTTAAGCAATAAAAAGGCGGACTAGGGAACATGGTTCCCTTCCCGCTATTTTCTTATTGAGTTGGACTTGGGTTTACTCCGAAGGAGTATAACCCACTTATATCAAGCAGCGCCGGTAGCTGCTTCACCTGGCACCACCTCGGCTACGGCATCGGCGACTACGTCACCCTCGGCGCCGCTTTGACCGGGTTCCTCACCAAGTTGAAGTTGCATGGCTTCAATAGCGCCTTGGAGTTTGATTGCGAGCTCTTGGCGTTGGGCCAGGGCGGTACGGAGTTGACCAATCTCTTTTTCGAGTTTTTCCAGCTGGGTGGTAAAGTTTTCCTTAAGTGCGGTGGGTTCCATAAATAAACGTTTATGTGGTTGCAATTTATTGCGTGTACAGATCTATTTTAAACTAAAAATCCAGTTTTGGGAACCAGTCAAGGTTCGGATTGTTCTACTAAGTCAAATATTATCCAAAGTTACCAGAACTAGTCCCTGTCCCCAGACAAGTTATTTTCATAAAAGAACTCGAGTGTATTGTTAAGGCTGTCGTAGATCCGTACGCCAATAGATCCAGTCTTGCATTAGACGCAGCCACAACTAGGCCTCTTATTGTAACTCCAAATTGCTGGGCTACAGCAACTGAGGCTGTAGTAACTATATTTGTTGGGCTAGCAGTTTGATTTATAGCTACAGAAGTAGCAGCATTATTACACTGTAGACTACAGAAAGTAAAAGTTCCCGTGCTTAACGAAGCTTGAATTGTAATCGTTCCAGCATTTGTATCTTTCCGAGCAAATATTACTGCCTCAACTTCATAGACCCTTCCGGCTACTAACGCTGGTCTAAGAGTCGCTCCGAACATCGACGTGCCTGGAGAAGCTACTGCTGTGATAGAAACATCAGTACTTCTTCTGATGTACTGAAATTCTGGGATGATTGCACGTTTATTCCCGTTTGTTGCGTCATTTTGAGTGTGATAGAGAAGTACTCCGTCGTATTCAAGTGCGTCAGCCTCTGGGGTGGCTAAAACTACGCCACTATCGATTTTTAATGGGGCTCCGCTTGCAGTGGCTACTCCTGCAGGCAGATGCAACTTCGCAGTTGGAGTTGTAACGCCGCCTAGAGCCAGACTGCCAGTAGTTCTTTCAAAGAGAACTCTTTGTGTAGTACCATCTCTTATTATAAGATTTCCTAAAGTAGTATCTATATAATTATTAGATCCATCGTGATACAATGAGAGATCGGCATTAGTACCAACTTCAAGTTTAATAAGATCATTTAATCTTGGGTTTGCAGTAAATGTCTTGACTCCACTGAATGTCTCCGCACCGCCTAAGGTTGCTAATGTTCCAGACGTTGGTAAAGTAACGTTAGTGCCAGCAGTTGTTGTTAATGTTAGAGCATTGTTTCCAGAAGTTGTGAAGTTATTTGCTATATCTAAGTTACCAGCAAGCTTGATAGTTCTAGCTGCGTTTACAACGTCTATTGTGAGTTGTCTGTTAACAGTTAAAGGAGTAGATGAAGTGGCAACAAGAGTAACATCAAAAGCAGCAGAAGTATCTCTAATGCCAAGACCAGTTGAACCAACAGTAACTCTACCTGTACCTTTTGCATTTAAACTTAGGTTAATGTTGGTATCATCACCAGTTGCGCTAATAGATGGAGCACCAAAAAAAGTAGCGTTAGATATGGTAATTTCGTTAACCGCAGAAGCAACTGTTGCAGGGAATAGAATCAACTGATTACCGTTTGCATCGGCAATGCTAGATGCTGATGTGATTCTAGGAGCTGTTAAAGTTTTATTAGTTAATGTTTCAGATCCAGCTAATGTTGCAAGAGTACCTGTAGTAGGTAAAGTTACATTGGTTGATGCAGTAGTGGTTAATGTTAGTGGGAAAGCACCAGATGTTGTAAATGCATCTGCAAACGTTATATTTGCATCAGGAAGAGAAATTGTTCTATTTCCTCCTGTTGGATTATTAGTGAATGCATGAAAATAAGTTCCCGCAGAATTATATAATCTAAAGTCATTATTTCCACCAAAAGCAGCACATAATGTAGGTTCATTTGCATTGTCTGAAGTCCAAACTTGAATTGTTGCTCCACCAGAACTATTTTCTGCTACACCAATAATTCTTCCTTTATCTCCAGAACCTCCAGTACTTGCGTCTCTACATCCAAACAATACTGATCCAAGTTCGGTTCCAGTACCTACAGTAGTTGAAGTATTTTCTAATCTTAGTCTTGGATATGAATTGTTTATAATTTGAAGTCCAGCCTGCCTAACACTGGATACTGTTATGGTAGCGTTGGATAGAGCAGTTCCCTGCTGAATAACTCCTGCTGCTATCTGTGCTCCAGTTGTAGCATTTGCATATGACACACTTGTTGCAGTACATGCAGTAACAATTGCATTGGTTGCATTATATCCAGTTGGAGTTACTCCAGATACTGTTATTTTACCATTAACTACAAATGGAACAATTGATATTGTGCCTGCTACTGTCTGTGCTCCAGTTGTAGCATTTGCATACGAAACTGAATTAACTGAACTTGCAGTGACTGTATACGTTCCATTATATCCAGTTGGAGTTACTCCAGATACTGTTATTGTAGACCCTACTGGATATGGAGCTAATGTTTGTGTTGCAAATGTCAATGTCGCTACAGTTCCAGTTCCAGATGCGGTAACAGTAGCAAGTTGAGACTGTGCTGCAAATGATATAGTAGCAGTAGTTCCAGTTCCAGATGCTGCAGTAGTTGCAATAGTTGTAGTAGGAGTGCCTATAGTTATTGAATCTGATGCAGTATATCCTCTCCCTTCATCTACTGGAGTAGAAACTACACTTAATACTACGCCTCCACCTACAAGACATGTAACTTGTGCTAAAGTTCCAGTTCCACCAGACACAGTAAAAGTATTAACACCGTCTCTATATCCAGTTCCACCAGCAGTTGGTGTTGTTGTAAGTGTAACTATTGGCCCACGAAGAGCTTCATCTGTAGAAGATCCTATTACAGTTGGATTATTTAAATTATTTGTTGCAGATTGTGAAATAGTTCTAGAACCACTAGTTTGCGATCCAAGGTTAATATTAGTAGTTGATGTACCAGTACCTCCAGTACCAATATTTAAAGTTTTTGTTCCAGTAGTTAATGCTCCAGTTGCAATATTGGTCGTAGAAGCACTAGTTCCATCATGTCCAATACTTAACGATGTCGCAGCGCCAAATGCATCAACTGTAGTTGCAGTTGTATCAAATAACGTGCCAACAGTTGAAGTTGTTGTTATATCTCCGCCATTAACTTGAAGGTCTCCACTTAGTGATGTTATTGGAGTTCTGATAGTCGTTGTACCAGCTGTAGCACCAATTGTTAGGGCAGTCGCCCCACCAGCAAAGTTAACTGTAGCGGCTGTTGTATTGATTAAATCAAATGATGTAGATCCAGTTGTTATACTTGTGGTGAATGCTGGTGATGTACCAAATACTAGAGCACCAGTACCAGTCTCATCGGAAATAACCCCAGCAAGTTCAGCAGAAGTTGTAGATGCAAATTGACTTAGACCAACGTTGGATACTGCGAGAGTTGAGCTTGAAGTTACTGTCGGTAAACTGTATGTAAATGCAGATCCTTGAACTAAGGTTGATGTGCCAATCTTAGTTCTCCCAGTGGGTAATTGGACTGCCGCTGCAGAGGTGGAACCAATAGTAATTGTTCCTGTAGTTGCACCGCCCAAGGTAATTGATTGTCCTCCAGTTGCTGGGAAGAGGGACACTGCTCCTGTAGAACCAGTAGCGCCAACGGTAAACGTACCCGTGGTTAGACCAGAGCCTATAGTTATGTTGGTGGTCGTATTTCCAGGGTAAATAGATATAGGAGTATTACCAGCGGTTATTGTTGAACCAGTTGTAAGTGTACCAGAGAAAGTAGGACTAGAGAAGTTATTATATATAACTTCGTTCCAGGCCATTGCCGTTGTTCCAACGGTATCTATAGGTTTGAAGTTTGTTGTCCAAAGTTCTCCTCCATTAGTTGTTCCTTGGTCAACAGCGACAACAGCAGCTCCTATTTCTGTATTAGTATCTGCATCTGTTGCTCTTGTTAGTACCCATGCTGTTGTACCAGCAACACCAACTGTTGTGAGTGTATAGATACCATTTTGAGCAGCTGTTGTCTGGTCTTTAACAAGAATTCTATCATTTAGTGCGATAGTAACTCCATCCTGAGTGGGGAATACAACTGCAGAAGCACCAGTTGGTCCAGTAATAGTTGCACCAACTCCAGCAGTTCCGTTAGCGTATGTAACTGTCCCTAGATCCGCAGTGGTAGCAGCTTTTACTGACTTTTTGTAGACTGCTCCAGGAATATCACTCATCTCTAGAGTTGTCCATGCAGGAGCAGCAGCACCATTGGATTTTAAGAATTGTCCAGGAGAACCTGCAGCACTAATTTGGAGTTGTGTAGCATTGGACCATACTACACCACCATTAATTGCAGTTAGTGATGCATTAGTTCCACCATCAGCAAGAGTTATATCAGTAATACCAGTTACAGAACCACCAGTAATAGAAACATTATTTGATGCTTGTGTAGCAATTGTTCCTAATCCTAAAGTAGTTCTTTGTGCGGCAGCATCAGCATCATCTAGAAGTGCTCTGCCAGCAGCAGTACATGTAATTTCTTCAACTACACCTGCACCAGCAGTACTTCTTCCAAGTAATCTATCTGTTGCAGATACGTTTTGAATTTTGGCATAAGTTATTGCATCATCAGCAATACTTGCAGTTGGTAATTGTCCAAATGTCAACGAAGTGCTAGATGCACGATATAGTACATGGCCATCTGTACCTGCAGCAATCTCTGCAAAAACTCCCGCACTATTTGCACTTCTGCCAATTACGGATAAACCAGCTGCAGCACTGTTCTGAATCTTAGCGAATGTTACAGCTGAGTTAGCAATACCTGCAGTCGCAATCTCTCCAAAACCTATTGCAGTACCAGACCTTCTTAAAACGTGACCATCTGTACCAGCATTTATTTCTGCAAATACTCCAGCAGAGTTAGCACTTCTACCAATGACAGATAAACCAGCTGCAGCACTGTTCTGAATCTTAGCAAAAGTTACTGCATTATTAGCAATAGTTAATGCACCACTATTTGCTACTGTAGCATCACCTGATACAGCTCCAGTATCAAGAATACGACTAAAATTACAAGCTGTGGTTCCTAATGTATCTGTAGTCTTAAAATTAGTATCATATATAAATCCACCTTGAGTAGTTCCCTGGTCAACAGAAACTGTAGCTCCAGCTAACTCGCCAGAATTGTCAGCGTCAGTTGCTCGTGTCAATACCCATGCTGTAGTTCCAGCAACACCAGCAGTAGTTAGTGTATAGATACCATTTTGTGCTGCAGTAGTTTGATTCTTAACTAATAGTCTATCCCCTACAGAAATAGTAACTCCATCTTGAGCGGGGAATGCTACTAAAGTTCCAGTTAAAGTTGTTGTAGTAGAACTTGCTGCTGCTAAATCTGCAGTTGTTGAAGCTTTAACTGTACGTTTTACCCACGCATCAGGAAGGTTTTCTAGCGTTAAAGTTCCAAATGCAAGTGTAGTTCCAGATCTTCGTAGAACATGGCCATCTGAACCAGCGGATATCTCAGCAAAAACGCCAGCACTATTGGTACTTCTGCCAATGACAGATAATCCAGTAGCTAAACTGTTTTGCATTTTAGCAAATGTTACTGTGCTATTGCCAATAGTAGCAGCAAAGGAACCAGTACCACTGCCAGTAACATCGCCAGTTAAGGTGATAGTTTGATCTCCAGTGTTGGTTCCAGATACGGTAGCTGCTGCAGATACAGTTAAATCTCCAGAAAGTGAAACAATTCTATTAGCATCATTAACGTTGATGCTTAATGATCTAGCAGCAGTTAGGTTTGCACTATTAGTTACTTGTAAATAATGCGATGGAGTAGAGTCATCATATAAAAAGATATCTCCAAAGTATCCTGATTGAGTTGATGTAGTAGAACTAGATAAAATTTCTGATGTAATAGCAAGAGTACCTGCTAAAGTTGGCAAAGTAATACTTACCGCACCGCCTTGTACTAGTGTTGTTTGACCAATCTTAGTTTTACCTGTTGGTAACTGAACAGCAGTGGCCGAAGTAGAACCAATAGTAATCGTTCCAGTCGTCGCTCCACCAAACGTGATGTTCTGAGTGCCTGTTGCTGGGAAGAGGGACACCGCTCCGGTTGAACCAGTTGCTCCCGCGGTGAATGTTCCTGTGGTCAGTCCAGAACCTATGGTAATGTTAGTTGTGGTGTTTCCAGCAAATAGCGAAGCTGCAACGTTACCAGCTGTAATATCTCCGCCAGATACTGTTAGATCACCGGTAATATCAACACCAGTGGAGGTTGTTGCGAGTTTAGAAGCATTATTATGATAGAGAGTAACGGCTCCACCTCTTGCCATTGTAATGGCATTGTGAAAGGTCGTAGAGGCGGTATTAACAAGTCTAAGATACGCAGTAGAGAGTACCCCACTATCATTATCGGTATAAAAATCTATGTATTTATTACTCGCCGTAGTGAAGTTTAATTCAGCACCTAGATTCATACCGCCACCCATTGTGACCGTACCCGCAGAACTTACTGTTAGTCTAGACACGCCCTCAGTGGTAAGAGTTATTGTCCCATTGGATCCGGTATCAGCAACTGAAACAGAACTATTACCTTGGACGATCGAAGAAATCTGCGAAGTTGAGAAGTTAATAGTTCCGTTTACAGTTAAGTCTCCTGTAACAAGAGCATTACCAGAAACATGAAGTCTTTCACTAGGACTAGAGGTGCCAATACCTACCTTATCATTAATATAATCAACTGTAAGAGTATCTGTGGCTCCTACAGATTTATCAGCTCGTAGGCCATAACCGATTACGAAGTCTCTTTTATTTGCCATTTACTCTATAGTTTTTTGATAATGAAGTGGTAAGTATTAATGATTATTATACTACTATTGCTGTTCTAGAAGCTTTAACAACAGCCGCTGTAGCAGTGCCCATAGTCACAAGAAGTCTAACAGATCCAGTAGCAATATCAGCATCTAAAGTGCATAAGGCACTTGATCCAGGTCCAGTAATAGTACCATACTCTGTTAGATAGACGTTAGTACCATCATGAACTAACAAAATTTTGCTTATTTGATATTCTGTACCTTGAGTAATCTGCACGAGGTACTCAGCGCTTCTAAAAGTAGTTGCAGAGAATGTATCAACTGGCGATTGAGTAGTAGTAGAAAGAGCAGTAGTTGAGGATTCAACGGCAGCTTGGGTGCCAAGATAAATCGTTGAGGCGAGTCCGCCGATGTTTACAGTTCCTGTAACACTAGTAAAGATATTAGCACTACCAGTTGTTACGTTGGTTGCAAGTGTTGTGGAGCCTGTGGTTCCATTACCTCTTACAGTTAGAGTAGAGTTTCCTGAAGTAGTACCGATATATACTAATCCGCCAGCACCGCCAATATTTGTAGTTGAAGCTCCGCCGGTAGCAAGATTAAGAGTACCGGTAGTTAGTGCAGTAAGTGCATTGACAATTCCAGTAGTTACGTTAGTTGCAACAGCAGCAGTACCGCCAGTACCATTACCATAAACTGTTAATACGGAGTTTCCTGTTGCAGCACCTACGTTAACATTTCCGCCAGCCCCACCAATATTGATGGTAGATGCCCCAGTACCGGTGGCAAGATTAAGAGTACCAGTAGTTAATGAAGCGAAAATATTAGCGATTCCTGTAGTAACATCAGTGGTTATGTTTACAGTTCCAGCAGCAGTACTTGCAACCTTTAAAGTATTTCCACTAACAGCGCCACCAAATGTTAATGTAGATGCTCCAGCAGATGCTGTAGTAGCAATATTAATTGTTCTTGCGCCAGTTCCAGTATTTGCAAGTGCTAATGTCGTTGCAGCGCCACCAATACTGAGGTTGGTAGTATTGGCATTGAAAATAGTTGTAGCGCCGGTGGCCGTAGTGGTAATGTCTCCGCCATTGACCGCAATGTCACCAGCGAAGAATCCGTTATTAACATCAATATCACCAACCGTACCAGAGAATACTTCAGATGAATTAAGGGATTGCGGAATAAACGTAAACCTTCCGGTACTTTGATCAAGACCGAAGAATCCATTCTTCGACTTAATTGTTGTACCTAAAGTAGTTGTTAGTGCACCAGCTGCAACAGTTTGAGTAACTACAAATGTAAATGTAGTAGAGTTGGGTACTGAGGCAATAATCCAAGTACCATTAAGTTTGGCTTGTTCAGTTCCAGTTGCTCCAGAGATTGTGATTATATCACCAGCCGCATAGCCAGTAGTAGAGGCAACAGCTCCTGTAACCGTAGTTGTACCCGCACCGGTGTAACTAGAAATTGTTAATGTTTCGCCAGCATATTTAAATTCAACACCACGATCCTTAGTTACCTCCACCACTGAGGTATCGCCTCCGAGTGTAAGGATGGGGTCATCAATGCTAGTAACAGTAGAATTTACAACGGTAGTTGTTCCATCAACACGTAAGTCCCCACTAATGGCAAGATTATTACGTATAGTGGTAGTACCGGTAGTAGCTCCAATAGTAAGTGTTGTTGCTGCCCCAAATGCATTGACAGTAGTAGCTACGGTATTAAATACATCAAGGGAAGCCGTACCGGCTACTACACTTGTTTCAAAGGTTGGAGATGTTGAAAATACTAACTTAGCATTTGTAGTATATCCAGTCTCATCGGAAATAACTCCGGCAAGTTGTGCGGATGTGGTTGCTGCAAATTGACTTAGGTTGCCCGTTGTGGCAAGAGTACCGGCAGTAGGTAAAGTTACGCTGGTTGAAGCAGTGGCAGTTAAAGTGACAGCAAAGTTACCCGATGTGGTAAAATTATTTGCTAATGTTAAATTACCCGCCAAACTAACAGTTCTATTAGCATCATTGACATTGATACTTAGAACTCTTGCTGCAGTTAAATTGGCGCTATTAGTTATTTGAAGATAATGCGATGGAGTAGAATCATCAAATAGGTAAATATCTCCAAAATAACCATCTTGAGTTGATGTAGTACTACTACTTAGTGTGCCTGATATACTGCCGGTTACAACTAAGTTGTTATTAATAGTAGTGGTGCCTGTTGATGCGCCAATAGATATAGTAGTCGCAGCCTCTCCTATATTTAATGTGGTAGCAACAGTAGTAAATAAAGTACTGGTAGTACCAGCTGTAGTTATATCCCCACCCTTTACGAGTAGATCATCATTAATAATAAAAGGTCTTATAGTAGCCATGCATTATAAGAGAGAAGAGAATTTATCTGCCTATCTTTAAACCGACAGGCACTGGCAAGTCGTACTTACCTTTATTTCTGAAGTAATATTTGGAAATCTTTGAAATGTAAGTTTTACTTTCCCACCCTGTATCGAAGCATCAATACTTCCAAGAACTTCGTTATTGATAGTACTAACTATTCCATACTGAGTCATAAAAACATTGAAATTGTCATGGATGATAAGAGACTCCATTACATAGTAAACATGCTGCGCATTATTTTGTGTAAATCCCTCTACCTGGATGATAAATTTAGCTGATCTAAATGTAAGATCAAACCCCCCTATTACTAACGGAACAAAATCATTTTCTGGGACAGTTAAAGTATCAACTTGAATCTGAAGGTTAGCATCCGACTCAAGATTTTTTATTAGTATACTCGGGCCATGTAATTCAACTCCATTGGCAAATTCGCTGCCCTCGTTGATTACGAGTTTATTACCGGTAGTCGTAGCATATCCAGATAAAGCAATTTTATTATTTATTTTTAAATTAAGACCATCAGTGTGAACTATATTGCTTCCATCGGATCCATCTAAAAACTGATCTAATGAAAGATACGACTTGGCGCCTCCTCCTGAAACTTCCTCCCAAGAATTACTTATATCATCCCATACTCTTAAAATTCTTATGTTTTGTCCTAAACTAGTATCAATCCAAGTTTCAGCATGTGATAATTTAACTGGAAATCCTAGTTCTTCCGCAAAACTATTAGGAGGTATAGGACCCATATGAGGCGGTCCTATTTTTCTAATAGATTGAGTGCCTGTCGATTCAGAAAAATCTTTAAAATAAAGACCTGGCTCTTCGCTATTAAAGTTGAGCGCTAGTTCCCCATTCTCTATGTCAAAAAGAGAAGGTCTTTTTGAAAACTGAGAAGACCTACGTAAAAGTATTTTATCTCTTAATTCTGACATAATTAGTACACCAATGCATCAACGATATAACTCTTATCTTCTCCTTGGACTATATTATCAATAATCTCGGCAATATATCCTTCTACATAATTCTTATTAACCGCATCGGAAGGATTTATCGGATCAGCTACACTAGCAATTCTCCGGCTACTAACATCAAGAGCTGGACTTGATAATGAGGTATTTTGTCCTATTACCATATCTCGATAAAATTCGACTCTGCCAGAGGTCTTAATTCTTCCCACTAGATTGGATTGATTATCTACCCAATTTTGAATCGTAGTAACACTCGGATTAGTAGAAGCTACAAGAGTGAGAGGAATAGCGTTATTAACCCCAGGATTTATAGTATTACTAGCAGTTGTAGAAGGTTGATTTACTAGAAAATCACCCTCTAGACTAAGTGAAGAGATAAGGCTATCTACTTGACTCTTAGAATAAGTCTGTGAATTAGTATAATAATTTTGAGAAAGATATGAGAGGATACTGTCGTAAGAAGCAGATACTTTAGCATTTACTTCAGCTTCAGTAATAAAATCAATAAGGGACTGGTTAATTCTTAACTCTAATGATGTCAGAGCATCATCTGTTTCATCTTTCGTATAAACGGAAGAAATATCAGCTTTAATTTTTAGAAGTTTTTGTATCTCGGACTTATTGTAAAAATCCTTAGCATTTATATCGCCACTTACTGACTGACCTTTAGAATAAGAATTTGGAGAAGAAGAAAAAGACTGAATTTGGTCAGTTCTTAACGCTTCAGAAGAGGTAGGAATAATCTTACTTACTCCGCTATCGGAGCACGGTGGAGAACTTGTTCTTCCAAATACTTTTGTATTATCAGTGACTCTATTACTTCCAGATGAAAAATTTCCTCCTCTTCCAAGGGTACTTGATGCTCCGTTACTTCCGCTGGGGAGCGAACTTCCTCCTCCTCCAAATACTTTTGCCATACGTATATTACTCCTTAGGTTCTGGAAGGGAGTCAATTTCCTCTTGAGTTAACACTTTTGGAGGTTCTTTTGTCTCAGCTTTACTATTAAGAGTTGACTCCGGTGGACGTAGTCTGTATGGAACAGGAACTTCTACAAAATGGCCACGTGATCCTATCTCCAAGAGATCATATCCTAGCTCTGGTTCTTTTTTCCTTTGATATTCAAGACATTTATTTCTTTGAGTTTGTACGCAATATAGTTTTTCCCAAACTGGAGTTAATACACCTAAATCTTTATCTTCTTTAGATAAGTAAATTGACTGTGAGAATTTTTTTCCTACGTATTCTTCTATTACAAAGTCATTTACTGGGATATCTCTGATAGCAATATATGTACATACAATATCACCACACTCTTGCTCTACGAGAGTGATATCTCCATTTAAATAAAAATTGTTCCTTTTAGACTGAGCATTCTTCCAAAGTGCTGAAGTAGGCTGGGACCAACCTATCTCAATATTACCCCACTCAGAATTATATACTTCAAGGGCATATTCTTTATAGCGGGAATATAATTCCTCAAGTGTTGGTAAACCTACGGGTTTTACCGTTTTAACACTACACTTTTTATTCCATTTATAATGATCGAAAATTCCAGGTAAGGACGGTATATCTGTAATAGCCTCATATAAAGAAACTTCATATCCATCATTTTCTATATAAAGAACTTTATCGCCTTCTTCATAAGAAGTAACTTCCCTATAAGTGCTTATCTCCCACTTATCATTAGTTTGACTAATGAGTAAATTAGGAGTAGTAGTTAAAATCTTCCAAGGGAACTTAATATCTCCCCAATTTTTATACAAACCCTTTTGAGCTGAATAAATAGAATATGTATTAAAAAGATCTTGGATACTAATCCCACAAGTATTTAGATCTTCTCTAAAACAAGACTTATCTACTACTGTCCCTTCGACATTTCCATTAGGTATTGATTCAATAGCATCAACTTGCTCTTGAGAAGGCTGATTAAAACATCCCCTAAAATAGAGGTTGGAAAGAGACATGCTTCAACCTCGTGAGTAAGAATCAGTTGTAGGTAAATGTATCCATTACGAACGTTAGTTCAATAGTGGAAACATTTGAAGAAGTACGATCGGCGGTACCAAAATTAAGGCCCGTCATTTGAGCATCAGGAATAGTGATAGTACGTTGACCAAGGGGTTGAGGATCTTCGCCACAGGAGACAGGAGTAATGGTTAGAGTTACAAACTCACAACCGTAAGCTTTCCAGAAGTCGACTACATCCGCGTGCTTCTCAGGATCGAAAGGAACCGAGATAGTTACTTCTGAAAGAGTACGAGGACCACGGATATTGAAGATACGGCCTCTTACGCCATCGGCATATTGAGATGTTCCGGCTGTGTCTCTAATTCCACTAAAATTTGTAAAATAATGTGCGAATGGAGAAGCCTGAATCCAAAATTGTGATTGAGCTACGGGCTTATAATTTAGCATGATGGGATAACTAAACGTTATATCTAATGTATATTTAAACTAAGCCATATTACATAAAGTACGGAGCAAAATACTTCATATAACCAGCTTTTTGGCAATCTACCACCACACACTCTTTATAGACTGCTCTGCGATTGAGACGATAAATCTTTTTATAGAGATCAATAAGTTTTTGGATATCACATTCACTGATCCTATCTACTCTGATCTGACTTTCAATACTCGCAAGTTCCATATCAAAAGAACTGCTCATCACTGAGTCTTCTGGGGAGATATATGGAACTTTTTTGATTTCTTCGATGATTCTTCTAGCCACATGAGCAATTTCGCCAGGCGAAGTATACTCATCGATACGGAGACGCGAGTTAGATGCATCAGTCTCAGAGTTTCCTGTGGAAACAATTCTCTGGAATCCAATATCATCAAGTCCTCCATCGAACTTAGAAGCGATAATCTTAGCTACTTTGTCCTTCTGAGTCTTATCCGCGAGATCATTTTCCTCATCGAACTCTGAAAAATCAAATAGATCAAGATGAGAAGTTGGATCGGCTCCAAATGCACCCATTGACCCATTTTCCACATCTTCTGGGTTTTTATCCTCTGCCATTGGGGCTTGATCGGGGCCAGGTGGCATTGCTCCAGGAGCACCAGGCATTCCACCACCCATAGCACCCATGTCCATTTTGCCTAGAGACGGGATCTCGAGTTTGTCTCTTACCCAATCAAGATCCTTGACCTCGTACCCAATAGCTTGAAGTTGGGTAAGCATTTGAACAATCTTAACTGGGTCCTCTCTCTGCTCCAGATCATCAAAATTCCTACGAAGTCTAGGAACAGGAGCACCTGGATAGTTAAGTTCAACAATCCAACGGATCAAAGTAGCATTGAGTGTCTCATCAAGTTCCTCAGAGAACGCTTTAGCCTTGCGCATCCGAACAGAATCCGAAACTTGATCTCTGGCATACGACCCAACATTGCCGGTCTCTTGACCAACAGTGTTCTCCCCATTAATCACAAAACTGATCTGTTGATCAACATATTCGATCAACTTCTCATATACCTCTGAGCGGCCTTGGCTTTCTAACCAACTAATATCCATCTCATCGGGGACAACGATCGCGGTTTCTTGACCCAGGCGTTGAAGAGCAGTAAATAAAGCATTTACTTCATCCTCAGGTGTGCCAAGAGAGAACTTACCCACTGCGGTGGGGGTGGTATGCTTATCAGCGTATTGTAACCAGAAAGACATTAACGTCCGTCTGAATTCTACAAGGCTATAGAGCTGGCGACCAAGACCCGTACCGTAAGGATCCATAAAGTTACTGTAGCACCAGTGCCTATGGATAATCATAGAACGGAGGGGCAGAGGAATGCCTTCTACGGAACTCTCTACTGTGAGTAGGCGCGGGGAGATGGTACCATCCTCATTGAGAACAAAAAGAAACCTTCTTGGATCACGAATTTTAATCTCGGACGGGACGATATAGTTTCCTTGTCTCATCCAGCAAATCTCACCAATACTGATCCCCAGAATCAGTGATTCACACAGTCCTCTGATGAAAGTATCAAATGCCGAGTTAGAACTCACCAGCATTTCTTTACCATATGCTTGGCGAGTATTTGTCCCCATACGGTAGAGTACCTGACGGACAAACTCTGCTACTTCCTCATCGCGGTCTGAGGGACTAGCAGGATCTACTTCCCATTTACGCTGGATAATCTCTCCTGTTAACTTCTCCCATGCGGATATAGTTTGGCTGTCATTGAACAGCCGCATATATTTCTCGATTGCTCGAGGCCCACCACCACCTTCCTCAATAAGGATATCATCACGACGAGGAAGGATCGTACCACCTGTGATATATCCATTACCCGCAAATGCGTAAGGATCTGCTTTGTACCCAGCAAGACCGCCCTGACCTACTCCTAGACCGAAGTATCTGTCATAATATCCTGTTTTGGGTTTCATTATCGAAGGGCGATCGTCTGCCATTCTTTTACCTACTCTAGGGATTCATTATCTTTTTTATCTTTAAACTTAGACTGATCGATATAGACTACATCAAGAGTAAGGATAATATCACGGAGCTCTTCGGCTGTAATCTCTCCTTTTTCATAGCGTTCGATTGCCTCTTCGGCACCATCGACAATTACATTCTGTCCTGCAGTTAAAACATTTACTCCTTTTTCCATTTTTCTTGTTCCTCACGGGTAGAGTTCATAATGTCATAAAGTTGTTTTTGCCACTTTTCTTCAAAAGTAGCGATATGAAGATGCCACTTCTTTGGCCATTCAGAGATAGAATACTTATGTTCTAGTTCCTCTGGGAGAGTTGTAGTAAAGACTTTTCTCAAAGCCCCCACGCCAGCGGCTACAAAGTTTCTACGGTTTTTCGTATAATACTTTTCCAAAATCTCCAAAGAAACATAAGGGAAGGTTTTTTCAAATTCTGAGAATAACGGCGAGTTTTTAATATCATATTTATTTTCTTCGGTAGTCTTTTCAGAGACATACGTGTATGCTTCATCTAGAACTTCTCCAATGAGGGTAACATTGAACGGACATTGCTCATAATCATTAATCTCTTTCCAAAAAACTTTTAACGACTCATAAGCAGCAACAATACTATGCTTACTAAACTTAGAAAGTCTTTCCTCCATTTCTTTTTTCAATGGAGTAACATAATTAATATCGGGGGCATCTGGCCATTTTGCAGCCCTATGAGAACATCCAGACGCCCAAAGGAATAAAAGAAGAAGCATTTTAATCCGCCCTTCTTTTAAATCCTTGAGTGGTAGAACGTTATTCTCTCTTATATGAAAATACCAACTCTCAAAGAGTTTAGTTGCTTGTTCAGTAGCACCTTCCCAAATTCTTGTCTTGGATATCATCCCAAGATGCTTTTCAGTACAGGCTCCATATGAGCTGAGGATATTAAATTTTTTATCTTCTTCTGAAAATTCAGAATCAAGTTTTACCAAAGATGACCGACGTGAAGACGAGGCATTAAGTCTCAGTTCTTCTAATTTTAATTCATGAGCAAATGTCGCTTCAGTTTTCCAACGATCGTAATCTATTAACTTATTTAAGATTATCTCATAAGCCGACTCGCCTTTTAATTCTGAAGCGATACTAAGCAACTGTTGAACTTCCAAGTTTCCGTAGATAGGCGTCGATATAACCAATTATATCACGGTGATTATTGGTGTCAACGATTTTGTCAAAAATCTTAGAATCTACTCTATTAAGATCCATGCCAGCGGTTAAAATACGGTCAATATGTTCATAAATTGAATTGCCAGGTTCCTCATAAAGGAATAAAATTGGCCCTTCTTTACCGTCAAGACCCTCTATAACTCCAGATGCTTTAAAGATTTCTGAAAGTATCCCACAATCATATCCACAAAATATGATAAAGTCTGCGGATTTAACCACTGCATCGGTAAGTCCTTGGCGGGTTTTTAATTCAACTCCGTCCTTTTCTGCTAATACTTGCTCAAGATGCACAGCCATCTTATTCATGTCTGAAGTTTCACTGACATTTTTGCCCTTAAGAAGAAGTACAGAGATTTTTGATTGCATTGGATCAATTTAAGTCCAATAGCTTTAAACTTAAAGTTTAAAGTTTAAAAAAGCATCTAAATTGATGAGCCAAAATCTCGTAGAAATATTAAGACCGGTACTCTCTCCCATCATTTTGGAGGGGTTCATTTCGTATGAGAAAAAATATAAAAAAATTAATACTGATTTACTAAGAAAAAAGTTAAAAGACTCTACACTAAAGTTATTTTTAGAGATATTTAACAGATTAGAAAATAATGAGTCAGTATCTATAAGTCCGTTTAAGCAGATAATCACTGAATCCATATTAGAAATAGGAGTCGATGAAGTATATCCAATAGAAATATACGATGAGGTTGTTGCAGTACTTAGTAAGTACGCTAAAAACTACTCCGAAAATTACTCAATTTTCTTACTAAAAATTAAGCAGTATAAGGAGATTATAACTAAATTTATAATTAACGAAGATTTTTTCTCTTCAACAGTTTTTGATGTATTACAGACTGCGCCTGAATATCAATACTCTGAAGATAAATTTATTTATTCTGTAAAGGAGGTAAATAATTACTCAAAGACAGTTTACACTCTTTTTCCACAAAGCAGATATTGGGAGGAGTTTCAAAGTCTATCTAATACCTCATCTTATTCTCCATTAAGTTACAATAGAGTAGCTTCAAAGATAGGCAAGTCTGAATATAGATTATCAATTTCATACAGAGACTTAATTATATATAATGGAGATCTCTATAAATTAAATCCAGACGTCGGGTCTCCGACTAGAGATTTTTTTGAATCTAGCCAATGGAGTAAGTATGTCTCCAAAAGACTTAATCGAGCAGCAAAATTTAAAGAAGTTTTTGAAAAAAACGTTAGGCAGTATTATAATGGATTTTTGGAAAATGGATTTGATATCAACTCGGTTATATCAGATTCAAAAATAGAAGAATATTCAGACCCTACTGTTGTTAATGAAGAACTTTTAACCGTGACTTTTGGCGGAGAAGGTAAGTCTATTCTGCAAGGTATAAATAGCCTAAAAATATTTTCTGACTATATAGGAAGTTATGAGGGATCAATTATAGGTGGGATTCAGTACATATCTAAATATTCCCAGTACCTTTTTGGAGCTGCGTATGGCAGATTAAATTCTGATGTTTTTGCTACTATTAACAATGAGTCATCTTTTGGAAAATTTGATGTTTTATTTGCAGGCGCGACTTCATTAAATAAAATTCCAGGATTAAATTTCTTAAATAGTTTTTTAAAACTGAAATCTTTTATACATGGACAAAAAGTACCTGATGATACTTTTATAGAAAATAAAACTCTCACATACAACTCTATATATGCACAATTTAAAGATGGTCTAAAAGATAGATATACAGCGGAGATAAAGGCTAATTCCTATACTATACCACCTAGCGTAGATTTATTGTCTTCTGCAATAAATACACTCTATAGTAGATGTCTATATCTAGGCGACTTGGTCCAGTCGATGCTCAGTTCCTTAGATTTAACTGGAAAACTTCCAGGATCGGAAGGATTAGGCTCTATAGAACCGCAATTAAAAGAATTACAGAGGGTATTTCCTCCTAGCCCATATATGGAATCTTTACGGGAAGGGCCAAAGCCTGGAATGTCTGGAGTTATTAAGTTTATTAAGGAGTCATATGATCAGTTATACTCTACATTTATATACACTCAACTGCCTGGTAATCCTTTAGAGTTTCTTCTAAAAATTACAGCCGCAGTAAATGATCAAATTAACGGAATATATGAAAGTATCTCACGATTAAGTATTTCTTCTTTTGAGTATATCCCTAATATCTCAAATATCTCATTCCAAGGGCAAAACACAGTATTGATTTCTTTCCTAAGATCCCTGGGGTTTTCTGAATCCGAAATCAATAAAGTTATTTCAATTAATAACTTTTCTGACTTAATAACATCCTTTGCCCCTATTTCAAATTCAGACGATCTTAAGTCCTTCTTTAAAGGATTTGAACTATCACAGTTAATATATCAAATAGGTGGACAAGATGGAATAGATGCTTATCTCTCCTTTTTATATTCTGTCTCTGATGTAGATGGTCTCTTAAATATCCTTTCTTTAGCGCAAAAAGATCCTTCAAAAGCAACCTATATCAATATTAGTAAATATCCAAGACTAATTGGACTATTAATTGGTCTAACTTACGCTATAGATCCAAACCAGATAATAAAATTTACCAAAATATTAGGACAAAATAATCTAACATTACTAGAATCAATTGCTTATTTATTTCAATCTGGCCAAGAAAATATCATAAAGTCAAAAGATGAAATTAACCTATTAAGCGGGATTATTGATCAAATCATCCAAGGTAATTATCAAGATGGACTTATGAGTCCATCCTTGGACTACGCACAAACTAATAGTCTAGCCCCTATAGCATTGAAAGAATGGACAGAAGTCATTGGTGATAACTTAGGTAATATCTCGTCTGAAAAATTAATAAATGCTCTTTATGATAAAGCAGTTGGATTAACTCCAAAAGAACTTATAACTCTTCTAGGAGAAACTTCACCAACGACTGCATTAGGACAGATATTAGATGGATTTAATGGAGGTAACTTCACGAAGTTCATTCAATATGCTAATTTAACGGGATTAGGTATCCGACTCGGGACTTACAAAAATTCACAACAACTTAATAACTTTAAGTTACAAAGTGATCCTTTACAAAGTAACATTTTAACTCTTCTTGAGGGATTTGAGTCAATTTCTAAATCTCTGAGGATAGTTGAAAATGTTTTAAAATCTAGTCTTGATTATTCATCATTAACTGTATTAAGTAATAAATTTAAAGCGTTAATTAACTCACAGAATAAATCATTTGATACCTTAAATCAAACTGTAATAGATATTCTTTCGTCTTCTGATGATAATCCAGAACTAGCTATAACAGCCGGTAACTCACCCATAGTTGAGTCCCCTGGAATTGGTAATTCAAGATTACCAAATAGAATCCCCATAGTAAATTCTATTACGCCAGAACAGTATAGAGTACTATTTAATACCCCAATAAATAATGTTAATTTTACCGAGGTTATAAAGCAATCTCCAGAGATAATCATAAATAACTTCTTTAAAATCTCTGAAGAAAATAAATTAGCCAATCTTATTAGTAATACATATGAAACAGGATCTAATCCAAATACCCAAGTAGTTGATACTAAGGCCTGGTCTCCTTCATCTGAATACGAGACTATTCCAATGTCTATAAATATTCCTAAAATGGAATATATGACTCCTCCTCTCTACAAGGAAGCAGGAGAAGTGCCAGAAATTGAAAATTCTATATTAGGAGTCTCTTATATACCCAAGAAAGAGATAATGGCCAATTTACCTCAAGAAATATTAAAAGTATTTGACCCTATAGTCTCATGCCAAAGATTTGGTGGTAAAGAATGTACTGATATATATGGAAATTTAGCGGATAGATGCGTACCATCAATTAATAAATCATTATATCCAGAGGAGTATAAAACTGTACCTGGAACATCAGTAGGATCTATCTCTGTGGATAGGCCACTTGGATCTTTCCTTGAGTTCAAACCAAGTGAATCTTTAGTACCTACATCTTCTTTCAGTTCTCCTCCTGCATATGTCTCTTTATTAGAGAATAAGATAAATGGCTTTGGAGAAAAAGGAGAACCAATATTAAAAGGTATATCTTCTACGCCAATTAAGTTTAGTTACGGAGGAGGAGAAGTTAGCGAATTTAATAATACTGAATTTGCAATTATAGAGGGAATAAAAGCAAAACTCGAAAAAAGTTCAGAGTTTGATTGTGCAACATTCAAATCTCCATTTGAATATCAAATGTGTATGAATATTGTAAAATGTAAGAAGTTTGCTACGCCATCAAATGGTAAATATTACCTTGATTTTTGTCCAAGAACGCTGTCAGGAGGAAGATTAAAATGAAAAAACTACATTCATTTTTTAAGGTTACGTCAAAAGACGAGAGGCAACTATCGTTTGGACTGAAATCTCTAGGAAATTTTAATTATATTGATCTTCCTGATCCAAAAAACTCATTTATTAACAACTCGGCTTTTCTATATAAACAAATGGTAGACTCATATCTACTCGAGTTAAATATAGAGGATAAGTATATAAATGATCCCTATGAGTTAAAATTGACAAATCAAGGGATATTATCTTGGGAAGATCATTGGATCGACGCTAAAACAAATACTTTAATTGATCCTAGAATAGAGAGAATTAATTTACAAAAAAATAAGTTAGTACATGCAAACTTCAATCTTACTAGAGAAAATTTAAAGTACTTAAATCTTGAGGGTAATAGAAGTATGAGGGCTATATTTATTCACGATGCCCCCAATTTGGAAGTTTTAAATATATCTAATTGTAACTTTTTAGATGTAATAAATCTTGGCAATAATTGCTCAATAAAGGCGTTAATTGCTAGAAATTGTAATATGTCTTCGGTTATCCAAGAGAAACTATTAAGGGATTTTCATCCTGTTAAAACTTCTACATCAAACTCTACTTTTTCCATGTTCAGAAAAACGTATGAGACGGTACTCGATTTGAGAGGTAATACCATAGACTGGAGTAACAGAAAGATATCCTCAAAAATTAGAATGTTACTCTGTAATAATTGGCTAGTTTTGTGGGACAATCCCCCTCCAGTTTCAATTATCCCGCCACAAATGTACGCATTTTTTACAACTAATCTTGAAGAATCTCTGATTAAAGAATACTATGGCTGATTTACGTTTTCGTTACATAGAGGATTACGCTGGAGGATTACTTAATATCTCCAGACAAGAAATCTCAACCACGGGAGAAGTTCTCTCCCAAGATGGATTTACTACAGAAGGCACCATCTTTGTTGAAGATGGCAGTGGGGTTAAAAGTGGACTCAAACTAGGAGTTAGTTTGGCAGAGGTAGTGGATCCTACCACGGAAAGTGGAATAGTTAATGTTAGGTATGGTGATAGAACATATGCTAAAGTTCGTGATCTAAAAATTTTTACTACGGCAATTGCATCTGCTCAATCGGCACTTTCTGAAGCAACATCGGTATCTATTTCTAATCTTGAAACTGCTTTCCAACTCCTAGAGGATGATATCAACTCTTTAGAAGAAAACCTTCAAGGTAATATCTCAAATGAGAGAGAAAAGATTCAAACTCTAACAATAAACCAGAACGAGTTGACAGATATAATCGATTCATTGTCAGTTTCGATCGATACTCTAGTATCTAGAGTGGAATCTTTATCAAAACAGAGCAGTGATGATTTATCCATATCAGGTAATCTAACAGTTACTGGGGAAACTATACTCAAAGAACTGACTGTGGATAATCAGATTATCTTAAAAGAAGTAAAGGAAAAAGTATATGCATTGTCTGGATCTGATATAAATCCCGCTAATGGTTCTATCCAGACTAAAACTCTAGGTTCTAGCCAAATTAGATTCTCTGAGAGTTTAGAAGAAGGTCAAACAGTTGTCCTAATGCTAGAAGGAGGGGGCGCCACGACTGTTTCATGGCCAAGTGTGACCTGGGTTAGCGCACAAGGTAATACTCCACCAACATTGACAGCAAAAGATACGTTGGTCTTTTGGAAGGTGGGAACTCGGGCGTACGGAGCATATATTGGAAGTTACGCGTGATGTTAGGTAAATTTTTAATCCAGGCGGCGGTGAATAACATGGCAGGAGGAACGCCAACTCCTGGCCCCACACCAACTCCTACGCCAACAATACTGCCTTGGATATTACAAATCTCCGCTTCAGTGGGAACGTTCTCTGTAAACGACGAGAATGTATATTTCTATGGTACGGGCGGTGATTTGATGAGGTTTACTACGGACGGTGGACTCTTGTGGCAGAGAAAGACATCAGTTGGGTCTAGGATATTAGATCAATTATCCGTTAAAGCGATCCTTGGGAACGTTTACCTCCTCTCAATGGATCACGAGCCGGACACGTATATCTCCGCGAGAGTAAATCTTGTTAAATATAGTAATTCTGGGTCTCTTCTATGGTCTAAGTCCTTAACAAAACCTTCTGAAAGTACAGATAGTATATTACCTACTTCTTTCAGCGTTGATAGTAGCGGAAATGTATATCTTGTAGGTGGAGGCAATGATCTTTTTGTTGCAAAATATTCACAAGTAGGGAATCTCGAATGGCAAAAATCTTATGATTTTTCAAATGAAGTTATTTGCAATTCCGCAGTGGGACCAGATGGTAATCTATACATAACCGCCCATTGTTATGGAAATGGTGTACCCACAACCCACACGATCTTCTATAAAATAAGTTCTTCTGGCGAATTATTGGATTCTGTTAAGATAGGGAATCTAGCAGCGCGAGGGATTTTTGTTGATGATGAGAATAAAGTATATTTATCAGGATCTCTTTCTGATGTTGAAGAGCTAAATCTAGCACCCACAATTTTAAAGATAAATCCGACATCTCCGATGTCAATAGAATGGCAAAAAATAATAACCAGTGAGGATAGTACGCAAGACGTTACTGAATTATCTCATATCAGAATGTCAGATAATAAAATTTTGTTCTATGGTAAAAGAACGTATAATATTGCCGATACAGTCGGTCTACCTATTTTCACATATAACAAAGATGGTTCATTTGTCAGAGCCAGACAAATAGGCCATTCAGCCGGATATGAACAGCCTATTGGATTAGATATAAACTCCGATGACTATATCTATTTAGGAATGAAGTCTCAAGAGAACACGCCGGGGATCGGACAAATCAACTCCTTTATCGTCAAACTTCCCAAGGACGGAACAAAGATGGGAACCTACCCCATCGAGTACGGAAATATATTCTACGACCCCCAAGATCTTGTTGCAATCGACGGAACTCTAGTTCTTGAGTCGGTAGCACCGATTGCATCTAGTGCAACTCTAGTAGAAGTCACTTCTAATATTGTCGACACAACATCGACCTTGCAATACGCTAAAACAACTATCTAATCAGATATTCTCGTATAATTCTTCTATAACTTCTTCAATAACTTCAATATCGAGTCGGATCGAGTACAGAGGTCCGACTTTTTTTAATATAAAAAATATCACCCCAATACTCTCATCATCTTTGCTACTAAACATCTCCTCATAAATATCTTTATATTTTTTCTCTCCACCAACCATCTCATATACCGTACCTGGATCAAAAATCCACATACAATCTGATCTATCAGCAGTAGCTATGTAAAGAGCAAAAGGAGTACGATTGATTAGAATCTGTTCTAGGCACTCGAGAGTCTCATTTAAATTTTCGGTATTGAGAAGCGATCGTTTTAGTGCTTCTTTTTCTTCTTCGGTATTAAAATTCATTTTACCTCTTCAGTCTCAACTCCTAACGCGTTTAGGACATCAATTCCTTCAGTAATTCTGTATTTATACTTATAGTAAACTTTTTTAATTCCACTTTGCGCGAGAAGTTTTGAGCATTCAGAACAAGGAGAGTGGGTGCAGAACAATTCTGCTCCCTCAATGGATTCGGTAGACTTGGCCATCTTTACCAAAACATTCTGCTCTGCATGAAGAACAAAGGGCGAGGTAACTCCGTTTTTGTCTTCACAACAATTTGTCTTATATCCACTCGGAGTACCGTTCCATCCATGGGCAAGAATACTCCCGTTTTTTACAATTATCGCCCCCACTTTCAGCCTATTACACTTAGAAACCTGAGCGAATCTTTCTGCGATGTCCATATAGGCCGTAATAAGCTCAGGTTTCATAACATTGTTATCTCTGATACCATTATATCAGATCTTGAAGGACCTATTTCCGGCTATCCCAAGTTTATTAACAATGTACTTATTGAATTTCTTAAGAAGTCTACGATCTTCATCGCCTAAAAATACTCTTGTAGATTCAGTGTTTTTTTGTTTTTCGATAACTTTATCAACTTCCTCGATAAGAGATTCAGTTTTTTCAAATGCTTCAGTAATATCTTCTATAGCTTTTTCTAACTCGATTGCTCTTTCTATATTCTCTTCCACTTGTTTTTCTATTTTATTAGAGGTTGAAGATGGTCTTCTTGGTTTTCTTAATGTCATCTGATTCTCCGGCATGAGGAACAACCTCCCTGCCTATAGGCTCCTGGGGGCGGAAGCGCAGGACCTTCGGTGAGTCCTTGAGCCAATCTTGATTGGGTTCTAACCTGACGAGCCAGAGTTGACTGAGCTCTTATTTGCTCGTTGAGGTTGGCCCATCTTCGCAAACTTTGCATCTCGGAGCTAGAGAGGTTCATTGTGTAATTTTTTTAAACTTTAAACCGAATACGCGATAGAGATACCCATCAAACGATAATGACGTACGTTCTTGCTCTTGCTTCACTTTCAAAGGTTAAATTCTCCGTAAGTTCAATAAAGGATGCATGAGAAGTTACAACTGTGTTTTCGGTAGTCGTTACTGTAGTTCCATTGTAAAAGAACGTGCCAGTGTAACTCATAGAAGCGCCCTGGGTTGCTCTAATCCAGACTTCACAGATAACAACATCCCCAGCAGCGGCGGAAACTGCCGAGGATGTAATTCCTGTTATGTGAGTAACTTGTCTACTAGATGCGGCGGTAGGTTCTGTGCCACCAAGAGAAGTTCCAGCCGCATCGCGGATAGTCCCCACCTTAGTCCCAGTGCTTGGTCTCCAGACGTATATATTAAGCGAGTTAATCCACCAGTTCGCGGCAAGGTTCGATTCTGTCTCTGCTCCATTCAGAATCATCGTGCCTCCACCAACTGTCTGAGCTACATCTAGTGGCGGGGAACAAAAGTATCCCATGAAATGGTTTTGTGCCGTGGTGTTGGCACCTGTGGTAACTGCTAAAGAAGCCACTGTAGTACCAAGACTGGTATCCATGGTTCTTAATGTATTAGCCCCAGTCGCTGTTTGAGTCGCAGCAGCCGCAGATTGCTCTACAGTTGGAAATGTTCCTGTTTGAGCGTTTGATGCGTTATGGAAATATAGACGTGTTGCCATTACAAATATCTACCAGATAAACTACAATTAGGCCAATTTTGACTACATTCTGGGCGAACAGGACTATCTGGTCTATCCTCTCCACGAATGTCATAGCAGGCATTTGGTTCTCCCACTGGAGTACCGGTCCATTTTATATATTCATTGTCGGAACCTACTTCACACTCACCGCACTGATTACACTTGCCAACAATCTCCCATTTCTCTCCCTCTGTAGTCTCGTAAACCACACGATCTTCAGACCTCTCAACAATCCAACAAGTTGGGTCACATGTTTGTTCCATAGTATCATTCTATCATGAACTGGTTGTTATTAAAATTGCCAGAGTTGCTCGGGTGATTACTGTTGGTGTGCCACTGACAGTGAATCTTAAAATATCCCCAGCAGTGATAGTTGTAAAGTTCGTCCAGTTGATATTTGCTTGGTTCTTTTGTGCTCCTGATAATGCTGGTGATGTACCACCAGATGCAGTAAAAGTTCCTGGGAAGTTGGCATAAGATGCCTTTGAGACATCAACAGTTAAGTTTCCAGTACCATCCCCAAGAATATCATAAGAAACAATAGTTGCGTTAAAGTCAACAACAACGTCAGCCTTTACGCCAGTAGTTATAACAGCACCACCACCATCGATAATGACGTTGATTGTTCTTGTTCTTGTGTTGGTGCTTACTGTAAGTGTTCTGGCAGCAGAAGCATCATAAGTTGTTCCGGTGTCAAGTGATAGACCTGTTGAAGCCGTAAGAGCATTAGCAAGTGTTAAGGTCGTATTACCAGTAATAGTTGTATTACCGGCAGCAGTCATAGTTAATACAGTAGTATTATTTGTTCCAATTTTAAAATCAAATGACCCTAAAGTACCTATTGCAAGAGTACCACCTGCAGCATATAAATATGTACCGTCAATATCACCAAACAATCCAGGAGTTGCATATCCAGACGAGTTAATACCAAAGTCTCCGTAGATACTAGTACCACCAATTCTATCGTTATTTACAATGAAGTCTGTAGATGCAGCACCGCCCGTGTTTTTGTTTTGAAGAATAACTTGCACATAATTATTAGCATCACTTACAAAGGTTGCAATTTTATTTGTGTCGTTGAATGTTAGAGTTGGACCGATTGCAACAAATCCAGTGTTACTGTTCGTTCCGGGTGGAGTTGCAGATAATCTTAGTGTATCAGTTGCAGTTCCATTTAAACTTAATGAGGAACCAGTGGCAACTCCAAGCGCAGGAGTTGTTAAAGTTGGAGATGTAAGAGTCTTGTTAGTTAAGGTCTGACTATCAGTAGTCGTAACCGTTTCCATAACAGTCTCAGTGCCTGTTACGTCTTTCTTAAAAAACAGCCTGCCATCGTAAGTGTTTATCGCCAGCTCCCCCAGAGACAACTGCGTGGTGGTAGGAGCGCTCCCCTGAACGCTCGAGCGACGAATTTTTAGGACCGGTGCTGCCATGCTTATTTACCTATATAGGTGATTAGTACGATCCCAAGTCCTGTTCCGTATCTACGGCGGATTTTCCTCGCGCTCGGGTCGGTTTATTTTGAGAGGCATTATCTAACGCCTCTGTGAGAGCTTTATCGTATGCTCTAACTCTGGCCTCTAGGGCTACTATCTGCGCGAGTTGAGCGGAGAGTTTCTCCTGCATCACCTCGACCAGCATCTGATAATCTACTTGTATGTTATTCATTACTTATTAGTGATATTACTTATTCAACTAATAAGTATGTATTTATCAATATGTTCCTAAATCAATATTGACATTTTGTAGATATCTTCCTGCAGCCTGTCCAGCATAAACTGTATTAGCGGCAAGATAGCTAATTACCGACTCATTAGTACCGGCAGTATCAGTTAAGTTAAGTGCTCCAGCTAAGAACGTAATAGGAGTTGGGGTTGTATCAGAAGAAGAACCTGTTGCACTAGTTGTTCCAACTACGAATACATCAGCACCCTCATCATATCCAACAAATACGTTAGAAAGAGTTCCTCTTTCGATAATTAGACCGGCGTCGGATGTAGGAGTTCCGGTTGTGCCATTTGCTAATTCAATTAGACTATCTTTTACTACTGTGTTATTTGTATTTACAGTAGTAGTTGCTCCAGTTACTGTTAAATCGCCAAGGATAGTTACCGAAGATGTTCCTGCACTGGTACCAATAGTAACCGAAGTAGTTGATCCAGCAGCTCCGTTTGTTGCAATGTTAACAGTCTTTGTATTACCAGTAGATGTAGTACCGGTAGCAATATTAACTGCGCCGCCAGTAGTTACTGTAGTTGCAACGTCTAGATCCCCGTCTAGAGTGGTTTTTCCTGTTACGTCTAGAGTTCCTGGGATATCAACGCTTGATGTCCATTCAACGCCTGTGCCAGCCGCATCTGTTTGTAGGAGTTGACGTGCTGCACCATCTGCTAATTTACTAACAGCAATTTCTGCAGTTGCGCTGATATCAGCATCGACAATTACTCCAGATCCAATAGCAGCTGTTCCATTAGCAGCAATAGTGATATCGCCAGAAACATCTGCAAAAATAACTGTTTCTAAGTTACCAATTGTTACTTTTTTGCTTGCAGTTGCTGATGCATCATAAACTGCAATACTATCTGCAACGACTAAAGGATCTCCACCGCCCTCAGCATCAAGTGCAGTTAGTTCATTGATATCGAGACTGATAGTTAGAGTATCTGTTGCTGATACAACAGCAGCAACACCAGAACCACCAGTAACTGTTACTGTATCTGTACTATTAACTGTTTGACTAGTTGTTCCATCAGATAACACCCAGTTAGCAAATCCAGATTGTTGTTGAACCCAAGAGGTATTTCCAGATCCATCAGTTTTTAAAATATAACCATCAGTACCCGCATTTGGCGGTAATGTAAAACTATATGATGTAGTTACTGTTGCTGGAACATCAAGAGTAACAGAATTTTGTGTTGCCTGTGCATCTTTTAGAGTTATACGGCCTACAGATGTAGATGCTATAGAAGCTGTTAAAAATTCATCAACTCTCGACGTATAAGTTCCACCGCCGACATGGATGAAAGAACTAGTTCCATCAGCAATATAAAAATTCTTATTTGTAGTATCTACAAACGGTTCTGCAATTAATGCTATATTACCGGAAGGGGCTGATGTTCCCTTTCTAAGTTGTAAACGTGGTAATGCCATGGGAAGAGTATCTCTAACTATATATTAAACTCTGAGTTGGATCGGTTTAATAACCACCAAAATTGAGAGTAGAGGTATCAAAGTCTCCATCAGAAATACCCAGTATATACTGAGGAGACTTAAATTCAAATTTATTACTGGCAGAGTTATACATCATTAAATAATCTTGGGATGTAGAAGTTAGATTGCTAACATCTACTGAGATATTTCCAATATATGAATTATAAGTTGTACTTGAAGTTATCAAAGGATAATCTGAATTAACTTGAACTGAACCCGTATTTTGAGGAGAATAGAGATTATAAGACATTCCACCTATATTTGAATCTAAATATGTAGTACCGGGGATGTAATCTACACGTTCTATCAGGTTAGTACCTAAATTAAATAATATAAATTCGTCTCTAGAATGAACCCAATTCTGCCATCCCCACATATCATCAGATACAAATACGTGAGGAATTTGTGGAGAATTTCTAGCTATCTTAACTCTGGTATTCCTATTCGGGCCAGGATTTACACGATTTGAATTTCTTAAATATTCAGATTGAGATAGTTGTTGTCTAACTAAAGAGGTTATTTGAGTATCAGTGGACCTATAATCAGAATTTTGGCGGAGTTTCTGCCATACTTGATATGGGTTATTATTAACTGCCACGTAAATACCTACCATCTATCTTAAATTTAAACAAAGGGGTTTAAAGAAAGAGACACTATATAAACGCAATGGCAATCAACAAAATGTCACGAGTTTCTCAAGTAGAGGACTCTGAGTTTGAAAATGACGTTTTTGACTTTGGAGAACCGGAAGTTATTCCAGTAGAGATTGCTCCTGGGAAGTTTCTTTGCCTTAAAGAACCATCCGCCGATGATCTCATCTCAATTTCTAATATCTCAGAAGATAAAAAGATTTCAGAAGTAGAGGCTACTCTACAAACTATTTGTATTCTTCACGCACCTTCATCCGGTCAAAAAAGACTCTCACTTAAAGACGCTAAGAGACTTCGCGCAAAGCAACTTAAAATGCTTGGCCAAGCAATTAATCAACTCCTAGGATTAGACGGAGATGGAGAATGATGAGTTCGAAGTAATTCGTAATCATAACTATACAATAACAATAAAAGACAGAAAGGGAAGAGAGATCAAATTCAGAGATATAACAGGAGAAGATTTAGAATATCTTGATGTTATTTTAGGCGATAAAGATGAGAATTTAAAAGAAGGACAAAAAAGAGTTTCATTTGAAAATATTCAGAACATCATAGATTATTTAAATCTAGATGGGATAAGTTCTGGGTCTTTTACTCAAAAAACTATAATCAAGGTTTTTAACTGCATTAGGGATAATATCCTATGCAACTATATATCTAAATATTCCTGGTTAAAAGCCTGTTATGGAATACAGAATGGGTCATTTGCGAATGTGCTAGAAATGGAAAAAGTTCCTATGACGAAATTTATTGCTATGACTCAAATCCACAAAGAAGCAATAGACTCAATGAAACCTAATGACTGACTCAGATAAATTAAAACTTATCCTTATCTTATGTTCTATTTGTATAGAACAAGATCAAATAGAGTTAAAGTCTTTTGTGAAAGTTTGTGCAAGATACGTAGATACAAATGATTTTAATAAGATTTTAAGAAAATCAATGAAACTCCTTGAGTTTAAGAGATGTGGTGTTAGTTCCTGTCCAGATTGGCTCATGAACGAGTTATTTCTTCTTTATAAAAAAGACGTAATTATATAAACAAGTCAAAATACCTTATTTGTTTAAGGATAATAGTGAAAGATATAGTGTCTTCATTTCCTTATGGCCAATCCTATTAGAATCAATGCCGCGTCATTGAATAGGCCGGGAGTCTTTGTTACACAAACAACAACTGGCTCTCTTCCGCAACCTATTGCAACGCACGCAGTAGGGTATATCTTTGGCAGTACTCCCGCTGAAGATTATTATGGAAAAGATGCTACTGATACTTACTCGTATCTAGAACCTTATAAACCGACTCAGATTGCATCTGTAGATGACTATCTGGATAAAATTGGACTTAATAGTATTCCAGTAGGTAATAAAGGGGCTCTTGCTAGTTACGATAGTATTAAAGCATTTTTTGATAACGTTGGAGTAAATGGTATTCTTTACTTTACCAGAGTAACTCCTACCCCAGAAACTGTAGTTAATCTTAGTGAATCTTCTGCTGATACTGGGTACAATGCATTTGCTATTAAAGTAAACGGTAGATATTTCGGTACCCCTATCGGCATCTATGATGCGGATAATACTGAAATCAAAGTTATCACAACCACCGGACTAGATAAAACTGATAACGCCAGAGATATATACACATTCCTTTCTGGTAATGGTGACGGGTTTGCTGATTATTATAAAATCGAGCAGAGTGCTACTGAGGCATTAGCTGGCAAATTCAGAATTTTCTCAAAAGATTCTCGTAGAGTCCCAGAGATTCAAGAACTTCATGCTTATAAGTTCAATCTCTCTGAATATGCTCAAAAAATCGACCTTCTCCAAGAGCCCGGAGTTGTATCATTCTATACTTCCATCAAGGAAATTAACTTCCGCTGCGTATCCCGCGATCAAGAAACTAAAGAGGGTATTCTTCACCTCTCTGGAGCACAACTAAGTTCTTTCTTCGCTGCACAAAGTACTTATACTGATATCACAACTGAGCAATCTGCTATCCTAAAGGCTTTCCTAAATAATCAAAAGATCTATACAACAGGAAATATCCCAGATAATAAGTATGTAGCTATTTCAAAAGATCTTAGTACAAATACTGATAAATGGGCTGATGCCGATGCAGTTTATTGGCAGTATGACTCAAATTCTGGCAACTTCTCGAAGGTTGTAGATGGAATCAATCCAGTAGTACCAAGCGGAAACCCTGTTACACGTACAGGATATCTTCCTGATTCCGTTCAGGTGTTCTATGTCAATGTGGCTGGTGAAAACAGAGCCATTATTGTCAATGGAGCAACTCCTGAAGAATTGGCAACTGGGCTAGAGACTGAAATCAAAGCTATTCTTACTGAAAAAGATCTAATTGATTTTTACTCAGTAGAGGCTCTAGTTTCTGACTCTGATGCTGGTAAACTTTCAGCCACCAAGTATATCCCAAATAACGGACTATCTACGACCAGCGATCTAGTCTCAGTAGTGGGTAATCCTTATATCCGCCCAGAACTTTCTGAGTTGGATGAAGGAGCAACTCAAGATGATAAAGCTACAGCTAATGGCTTCTACTCGCATGATTATGTTCTAAGAGTAAAGATTACCTCTAAGAACGGCGTAAGTTCGCCAGTATACCCAGGACTCAATCGTTCCGGTATCTCTGATCCTAATGTAGTAAAACTAATCTCCACTGATCAGAACGCTACTTATGATTCTTATAAAGTTTCCGCTACTGCAAAAGCTAGTGACTTTGTATATGCAATTGAGCAAGGAGTAGGTTCAGGAGCACTCGCCCCTGGATTCCTATTTGCCCCAGAGGCTTACTCAGTACTAACCTATGAAGCAGGAACAGGAGACTTTGCAAGTGCTTCCGAAGCTCGTCAAGAAAGGTTAAAGATTACACAGACTCTAATTCGTGCCGCTGAAGGCAGAATTGGAACGACCGAAGGAATCACTGCTACTCAGCATGTGGCTCTAATCGATTGTGGTGCTGATGAAACTTCACTTGGAGATGTCCAAGATGAGTTGGATCTTCTTAAGAGTACAGTCGGAGTGCCTTATGGCCATGCCGCATACTACGCTCCATATGTGAGGAATCTTGACGATCGTTATGTTGCTCCTTCTGGATATGTAGCTGGTATTGCTTGCTCAAGATATATCAATGAAGGTTTCCAACAGCCTCCAGCTGGCGCCCGTTATCCACTACGCGGTGCTAATGGTCTTAGATTTGATATCTCTGCTCAACAACAAGAAGTTACTTATGCACTTGGTCTGAACCCAATCCGTTCACTTCCTAATCGTGGCATTGTAACTTGGGGCGCTAGAACTCTCTCTAGTAATCCTCTGTTTAAGTTTATCAATACTCGCGTAATCCTCAACGTTTTAGTTGATGTTCTAGGCCGTAGTTTTGATGATATCCTGTTTGAACAAATCGATTCCGCTGGCACAGTATACGCTAGAGTTAAGTCTATTGCCTCTCAGGTGTGTGGACAATTCTTCCGTCAAGGAGCTCTCTTTGGAGCAAGACCAGAACAGGCTTATTTAGTAGTCTGTTCATCGGCTAATAACGACAGTCTAACCCTTGAGCAAGGAACAGTAAGACTAGATGTTTACGTGGCAACAAGTCCAACCCTTGAGCGTCTACTTGTTACTGTCGTAAGAACGCCAGCTGGACAGGTAGTTCAGTTGAGTGACTCGTTCTCCAGAAATGAAGAGAGATTTAGTAATCTTCTCAATACTACAAACGTATTCTGATAAATGAAAGAACACGTACTCAATACTAAAGAGCCTCTTTCATCTCAACAGCCTAAAAAGGTTGTTTTTATTGAGATGTTCAGAGCGGGTCCTCAGATTTCCTCTACTGGCCAAAAAATGGTCTTTACTGAGAATGATCTGGAGCAGGTCGTTAAAACCTACAATCCAAATACTCATGAGGCTCCGTTAATTATTGGCCATGACCAAGACGACGGAACCCCAGCTCTTGGGTGGGTACGTAAAGTCTGGAGAAAAGGCAAAGAACTTTGGGGTAAGGTTGAACTTACCCCTAAGGCCGAACAGTTAATACGAGATGGAGTTTTTAAGAAAGTAAGTAGTTCCTTTTACTTACCAGAGGCGGAAACGAATCCAACACCAGGAAATTTAGCCCTTCGTCATCTTGGATTGGTATCAATCCCAGCGGTTAAAGGGCTAACCGCTTTTTCTGAAATCTCTGAGTCAGAGACTATCACTTTTACCCCCTCCGAAGGGGAGTCTTCTATTTCGTTTAAAGAACACTTAGGAAAAAATCAAACTATGGCTAGGAAAAAAACCAAAACAGAAACTCCTGCTTCGGTGATCGAACACTCCGAAGGGGGAATGACTGTTAATATCAATATTGGCGGTGGTGGTAAATCCGGCGCCAATGTATATGACGATAGCGGAAATAAAGTTTCAGAAACTGGCGCTCCAGCCGATTATGAAATGGAATATGGCATGGATGCAGAAATGCCTCCTGCTGATCCGATGATGGAAATGGCAGATGATGCCCCTGAAGATGGCGATATGCCTTCTGACATGGATAGTGATTCTGACATGCCAACAGATGACGGTGGTGATGGTAGTGATAACATCGATGCCGATGCTGATCCTACTGCAGACGCAGATGGCGCTGATAGTACCGACGGTGCCCCAGACACAGATGGCGGTGATGGCAACGATATGCCTCCTGCTGGGCCTTCTTCAGAAGGTGGAGATGATGGTTCTGATATGGAAACAGACGATGTGTCTGGAGACATGCAGGACGACGATCAAAAGATTGCTCAACTCGCCTCAGAATACGAAATTGATGAGTTAATCAAGGCTCTAGCTCTAAAAACCGATGCGGCTTCCATGATGGAAGGTGAGAATGGAATGTCCTATGGCGAAATGCCCGAAGGACTTAAGAAAGCGATCGAAGCTAAGAAGGGTGAAGAAGAGGGAGAAGAGGACGAAGAAGAGAAGACTGAAGACATGGGCGAAGCAGTGAAAGAAGGTGAAAAGCCTTCGGAAGCTGAACATCCCACTTCCGAGGAAGTAAAGGGAGCTGAAGAACCCAAGGGAGAGCAGGCTTATGGTGAAGAGGAAACTGAGGTTTCTGATAACGCTGAAGGATGCGAAGATAACGAAGAGGACGAAGAAGAGAAAGAAAAGAGCGATATGGCAGAAGAGACCACCACTGAAGAGGCTACAGGAACTCTGGATCATAGCGAGCGTGCTATGGGAGTTCAGAGCGATTTACAAGCTCGGGTAGCCGAATTGGAGGAAGAACTCTCCAGACAGAAGAAGTTGATGAGAGAGAAGGAGATCTCTGATTTCTGTGAAACTCTCTATGAGGGCGGTAAGCTAACTCAGCAAATCGTTCCTAAGACTGACCTCGTTCGTTTCATGGAAACCCTTAATAATAAGAACTCCGTGAACTTCTCCGAGTCAGGTAAGACTTCCCAATTTGACTTCTTTAAGAATGTCCTTGAGAACCTACCCTCAATGGTCAGTTTTGAAGAATTTGCAACCCAGGCTTCGGCTCCAGCAGCTAAGAAGTCAATCTCGCCATCAGCCGATGGGTATATCTACGACCCCTCTACAGCAGACCTCCACGTTCAGGCGTTGGAGTATGCTGAAAGTAAAGGAGTTGAATATACCATCGCTCTGAAGGCAATTATCTCAAATAACTCATAAGGAGTAAACTAAAAATGGCAACTGACCCACGTTATATGTCTTTTGACCACCAGTACGTTGAAACTGTGCAGTCAACCAACGCTGTTGAGGCCCACAGATTTGTAAAGCGTAATGGTGCTTATCCCGCTGCCGGTGCTTATGCCGCTGGCGTTAGCGTTTATGCTGCCCCTGGCCAAGGTGAACTCACCGCTAAGGGCTATCAGGTTGATGATGGTTCGACTCTCGTTTACGAAGGTCAACTCAATCCTTCCACAACCCCCTTCAAGACCAGCGTATTCCCATACCAAGGTCTTCTTTCGATTGTTACCTCCGGTATTGCTATCGTTGAAGTTGATGCAGCTGCCGCTGCCTTCAGTGTAGACGACGCTGTATATGCCACAACAACTGGAACCGCCACTAAGGCTGCCGGTGCTGGTGTTGTTCTTGGTCGTGCTCTTGACACCTCTGCTGCCACTACCGCTGGTCAGTATATCCGTGTTAAGCTCGGTAACGAAGCTGGTGCTTGATAGATATAAAGGAGAGTAATTAACTATGATGAATCTTGATCAGGTACGCGTAATTGACCCTATTCTTACGCAACTCGCCCAAGGCTATAAGAATGCCGAAGGTGTGGCTACATTCTTCGCTCCTTCGGTATCTATGAATACCAGAGCCGGACGTACACTCGTTTTTGGTAAGGAGGCTTTTGCGGCTCAGTCGTTCCTTCGCGCTCCTGGAACTAACATCCAGAAGATCCAGAACGAGTTCGGAACCCGTTCGTTCGCTCTCCGTCAGGAAGCGATCAGCTGGGAAATCGCCGAGGAAGTCGCTGCTGAAGCCAAGAACGGCGCTGCTCAAATTGACCTTCGTCAGTTTGCTGCTAAAGACGCTGCTAACCGCCTCATGCAGTCATGGGAAGTTCAGGTTGCTGACATCGTAACCGATTCTGCCCAGTATGAGAATGATAACGTTCTCGATCTCTCCACCTACAACGGTGGTGCTGACCGGTTCAACAGCCCAACTGCTGACGTTGAGGTCCTCATGGATAATGCCAAGGAGCAAGTTCGCTCACAGATCGGTATCTATCCTAACAAGATGGTGATCTCACCTGACGCCTTTAATGCCCTTAAGCGTAACAAGCGTATCCGTGACTTCATGCAGCGTGGCGTACTCGTGGATGAGAAGACCCTGGCTCAGATCTTTGGTCTTGATGAGATCCGCGTTGCCCGTAGACTCAAGCTTGATCCTGCCACAGGAAATCTTGAGAACATCTACAACAACGTTGCTGTTCTCTTCTACCATCCTTCAGGAGCTACCGATGGCTTCATGCCTGCTCTTGATGCCAACTATGGCAACCCTGCTTTCGCCTACACCTATACTCTCAGTGGCTATCCTATCGCCACTCCTGAGCGTTTCAATATTGAGCGTAGAGTATTCACCGGTGACATCCTTGTTGAGCGTAGCTTCGAGCTCGTCGGCATGGGCGAAAACGGCAAGTGCGGTTCTGGCTTCATCTTCAACAACCCCGTTGCCTGAGCCTAACTCACTTATTTCTTCTGAGGCCCCAACCGGGCCTCTTTTTTTTTATGTGTTTATCCCCCCAAGTTTAAAGCTATATATAGAATAGACCAATACTATGCCAAATTCTCCGTACCCAGATAAATTTGGAGTAGCGGATAACTGCAATCCGGCAACTGTTGATTACTTTATTGAAGTCTTTGGATATCAAGAAGCCGTAGAATTGTCAAATATTGATAATCCTACAGGCAATGATATAAACTACGATAAGATTCAGATAGCACTCAACGATGCTGCAACTCTGATAAATAATTACATACTCACTGCTCCGCCTCAAGGCAAGATTCTTATTGCCGGGTCATATCGTCGTACCCAAGCCATCTTGGCACGTTGGTACCTCGATACTCTCCGCCCACGTCAACAAGTCATTGATGCCGCTGAGAAGGCTCTTCAGCAACTTGAGTTATGGGCTGCTAAAGCATCTCCATCCACAGGCCTTAAGTGGCAAGAGGCATATCGTTATTGGGGAAGTGCTTGCTCGATGACAAAAAGTTCCTACCGCAGAGGCAGAAGTTTTACAGAAAACTCCACTAACCGCTGGGTACAAAATGAAGGTGGGAATGATCGTTTCTTCCAGTTCCCACGTAAAGAGGCGATGTCTTCCCCAAGAGTCCACTCAACTGCGTTGGATGGAAGTACACTTGGTATCGAGTCTACTATGTCTGAGTCGACACTTGAGATTAACCAATTAGTTTCTGCCCTTGAATCTACAAGAGATCTATCTGCATTTACAAACACCTCCGATGCTGTAGATCCACAAGATGGCGATACCATTAATGCTACTAATACCACGGAATCTACCGATGGTAACTTTGATAACTACGACGGATTACAAGTAGGAGATACATTCTAATGTCAAATCAAACTTATGGCTATGACCCCTTCAACCCTGCTGCTACAGATGGAGCTGGGTTTTACTTGGTTGCAGATGGGTCTAGTGGAGGATGCTATTACGGAGCCGGATACGGAGTAATAAGTGGAAAGATTGGAGTCTTTCCAGATGGTTCTGAGTATAAACAAGACGCCGCTTCTCTAAGACAATACGTTATCGAGTTAGAAGCCAACCGTAAAATCCAAGATCTATCCAATGTTCGTTTTACTCGTAATGTAAAACCAGGAGATGCCTTGCTCTATAACTATACTACTGGCTTCTGGGAACTTCAAGATTTTATTAGTGGCGGGGAGTTTTGACCCATGCTTTTGGAGATTGAAAACCAACTCCATAGGCGTGTCCATGGCACTCTAGGGCAGAGTGCTGTGGTCATCCGTCTTGCGGAGGAAATCGATGATTCTGGGAGAGTTGCCGAACAGGCGATGATTATCGTCAGTTTTGCGTCAGGGAATACGAGTAACCCACACAAAGGCGCATATATTCCTACTGTTAGGGCCAGAAAACTCAACTATACCGTCACTCTGATCCAGAAGCAGACACAACGGGAAGGACATAGCTTCTCATTACCCATCCTAGACCTTATTGCTGATGCAGTTACAGGATGGGTGCCTGAGGTCCCAGGTCTTGAGTTTCAGACAGGATTTGAACTTGAGAATGAAAGATTCGTCCAAGTAACGGAGGCATCTCAGTTCATTTATGAGCAGACGTACTCTGTAGAGGTATTAATTGCAGATGGAAGATTTTACTCTCAGCCTTGTGCTGCATTTGACCCGATCTCAGTCGAAGACTTTTTACCCAAGAGAAAGTGTCTTTTAACCCCAGAGCAAAGATCAACTGGATTAGCTGTTTGGAGAAGAATAATTACCTCCGAGCAGACTGAAGAGTACATAGTAGAAGATCCAAGGTGTCCCAGAGAAATATCTGATGTCCTAGAACTGACATGTGGTGAAGAACTTAATGGCTCAGCAACTTACAGATTCATTCCAAGATATGCTTATTCGGTTAATAGTAATGGTGAGAGGGTAATAGATAATTCTAAAGTTACTTCTGGAGTTTTGCAAAAGGTATGGAAATGTTATAAAAATAATACTGATTCTTACCCAGATTGGTTTAAGTTAAGAATAGACTCGGGATTATGGAGAAATGAGATTGGAACAGTTCCAAATTCAGACCCATACACGTCAGCATTACAAGAAATCCCTGTACACTTAAATAAAAATTATACTTAATGTCAATGGAAGAACTTTTTCTACAATCTCTAGAACTTCAAAACAATCTTCTAGGTGCCTCTCGACTTGCTCATTGGAATATAGAGGGCAGTGATTTCTATCAATATCACCTCCTCTTTGAGAGGGTCTACGGAATGGTGGAAGAAAAAGTAGATGGTCTAGCAGAGCAAGGAAGAGGACTCGGAATCGAGATTAAAGCAAAGATTTTTAACTCCGTGCCGGAAATTGATTGGTCTACTTCCAAAGACTTATGTGAAAGCCTCTTAGATTTAAATACCTCATTTAAAGAAAGCTTGGAAAGACTTCATGAGGAGGCTGAAGAATCCAAATTATATGGCCTAATTAATGTAATAGAAGATATTTTATCTGACTGTAATATTATTTCTTATCTTCTTACCTCAGTGATTAACGATATTTGATACTTTAAAGCCCCAGGCATTTGCTCGGGGCCATCTTTTTATTCAGTTATTATTTGGTCTTAGTTCCAAGAGATACATACATCATGTACTCCTCTTGAAAGCGGACCTAGATCGCCAAATGACTTTGCCGATAAGTCGATGATCCTACCATGGGCATAAGGTCCACGGTCGGTGATCACTGCTCTCGTGCTACGGCCATTCGCCCTTACCGTAACAACTGTACCAAAAGGTAGCCATTGATGAGCTGCCTGGTTTGACCATGTATCAAACCTACGACCAGATGCAGTAATTTCACCTTGATATCCGTCCCCTAATCCGTAATAACTTGCCCCTCCACATTGTTGTCCGGCTTTTGCAGAAAAAGGAAGGAAAGAGAGACTAGCAATGGCTAGGGTAACTAGTGTTTTTTTCATGAGCTCCGATGTAAAGGACATAATATTCCAGGGTCATCTTTGCAATCTGCAATTGTTTATAGATGAGTTAGAGATACTATGACAACCACCCGTTAAGCAATTTAATAAATTCTTAACAAATAGTTGAATTTAACTTTAAACTGATTGTCAGATCCTTGAGTAAAGCGGACGATTGTCCTTAAGGTTTGAAATCAGTGTCCCGAGGGAAATAGGTCTATGTCCCCCGTTCTCTACTCTACCATGAGAGCGGGGATAACGAGTGGTTGGTTTACCATTTCGTTTTAAAAGCGTAATATTAGGATCTTGTGAGCCCACCCACCTTGCAACTTTTTTCTTTCTCATCATGAGATAGGGTTCTTCAATGAGATACAGAGCGAAACCATACTCTGCCATGAAATAATCATTTATATCTTGAAAATTGTTCAGATTTGGTAATGTTTTCGTAACCATTTATAACTCCATTGGTGAAATGTATTCTGCATGTAGGCCAATATTCCCACTCTCCATCCCATTGAGCAGGATATACGCAGACGTAGTCTGTGATGTCATGGAGGGTTACTTTACCATGTTTGCCATTTGGCAAGAATTTATACCTAAACAGAGCAGAAATTTTTTCCCCATCATCGACCCAGTTTGGATCCTCGCCAAAATCAAAGGCTTCGCGAGTATCAATTAACCATAACCTCCCACCAGGATCGAGCCAATAGGTACTCATAGTGCCACCTATGCCCCTCTCCATGTCTTTTGTCTGGCACTCTACCTCGGTAAAGGGTTCTCCAAGGTCATAAGATGATCGGAAATAATCAAATAGTCCCAACTTAAACCTCCTTTGTGTTTTTACTTAATCTACCCGGTTTCCATTCTGGCCCAGGGCAATCAAATGCATGTTTACATTTATAACCGTTATTCCACCATTTTTTCCCTAAATTAGCCTTTCTTAATTTTTCTCTAGTGTTTTTTGATACAATTTTTCCTCTATGATATGAACCAATTAATTCTTTTGTTTTTTCTGTGTGCCTTGTTCCTTCTCTAAAATTTCCTACACCTCCGGTTCTTGCCCCTTCACCTCCATCGCTTTTATTACGTAAGATTCCGGTATTTTTATCTTTTCTCCCAAATATAAAGATCATGTATTTCTCATGCTTGAATGCTTCTTCTTCTGAAAGATCTCCTTTAAGAATTAAAATTTTCTCCTTACCAGGTTTACCTACGGGTTTATGCATAGAATCCCAGGCTCTGTTTCCTTTTCCTTTACCTATATAATAAGGGGTTTTATCCTCGCGTAAGTAGGCATAAGTATAATAACAATTTTTACTCATGGTTCTGTTCCTCCTCTAAGTGATTAATTTGGGACATGATGGCATCGATAAAATCCTGCTCCGTCCAAGTATTCAAGACTCTTTCAACCGGATCATTTTCGTCCCATGAAAATGTTAGGGATCCATCACATTCTTCTATGCACTCAATCATGTTACTTGCTCCAGTTGTTGGGTGTAGACATGGTCAAAGAGTTCGTCAAGGATTTCGTTGCAGTCGTGATATTCAGTGCTATTGAGAACTGTCTTTTCGATTTGGTACCGGCGGATGGCGTGGTAAATGAGTTTGTATTGACGTTGAAAAAATTCAGGTTTCATTTTAATCCTCCCAAGGGGCTTTGCGATTCAGTATCTCTTTTAACCTCTCCATTCTAACAGGATCCGGTGGAGAATGGATACGCCGTAACAACTCGTCATAAGCCTCTTCAGAGACCGTAATACGCTCTGGTGGATAGGATCCTTTTCCCCAAAACTCTTCGAACTTTTGTACATATTCCATGTGCTCCCATCCACCACTCAAAGAGCGCCAAAACTCTGGGTAGATGTGATAATCACCGAGACGGAATCTGTCGTGGGAGATTAGACGATACCACCACCAAAATGGGGTATGCTTAATAAATTTATTTGAGATAACCCACTTATTTAAAGAGATTGGGAGGTTCATAGGTCTATAGGAGTGAAATTAAGTTCAAATAATTGATTATTCGCATTGCAATACAAGAGTTTTGGCTCTTTATTTTCTGGGATGTACCACAATAACTGATTCTTGTAGCTATGTTTTTCTAAATCTGGTTTCACAGAACCTCTTCGGAGTTTGTAAATTCCACCATGCATCATTGGAGGGATGTTCAGATTTACTCCACGTTCTCCATCAAATCCAGCTTCAGTTGGAGTCATGTCCATTTTCCCAGTCGTAATTTTCGTTCGGGCGAGTGTGAAGGGCGAAACCAATCATCGTATGGATAAATGTACATTTGATACCATCCACAATTTATCTCTTCGAAAAAAGCGCAGCGGTCGATGTTATCATTATAGTTGATAAATCGAAACGAAATGCCATTACCCCATGCCCACCAGGCCTCCTCAATCCATGCTTTCATCTGAGTAATTAACATAGAGATTATCTCCTCCTATATTGAGATGGAAGATTTGGCCATTATTAAGATAGATCCCAAGCCATACTGCCCGGCCTTGTTCCATGGTTTCATAATGGACCATTTTAATATCCTCTAAGAGGATCTCATCAGGGTTTTTAATAAATCGACTCATGATAAGTTAAAATGCAAATGAGTTTTCCATGTGCCGATAGTTTTCTTCTGTAGCATATTAGCAATCAGGTTTGGCATAAACCTTGTATACTTATCCAAAAACTCTCGCTCTGTAAGTTCATCACATCCACGCAGATAATAATCATTGTTCACAAAGTTTACAAATTTTGCGAACTCATAATCTCTTTCTCCGTCAAGGTCATAGCGACAGATCTGCAACCAGATAGAGCGACCTTCACCAGTAGCACAATAATCAATCACAAAAAACCGATAGAATGGTTTATCCATTATTCTTCCTCACTCGTTTAAGAAATTCATCACTCTGCCGATACAGTCCTTCAATCAAATCCTTGATATCATCAATCGCAATGGAATTATATTCTACATTCATATTTTCGCAGATGAGAGCATCAATCATACATTCCAGAGTCATTGCTTGCATATGTTCTGGGGTGATTGGTGTGCCATGTGGCATTCCAGAACATTCTTCATTGTAGAATTGATTATATCGCTCAAGAATACGATCGCTTCTTTGCTCTCGTTCCCACTCATCCTTCTCGATCTCAGTGAGGCGTAACATGGCATCTCCATGCTTCTCATAAATCTCATCAAGGGTGTCGAGGGCTTTACGCTCTGCCTCACGTCGCTCTGCTTCCTCAAACATTGCGTCGGGATAGGGTTCTTGGTTCCTCATGAGTTGTTTTAATCGTTGTTTGCCGTATTCGGTGAGCTCATACTTTTTGGCTCTAAGCTCTTCCACTTCTTTGTCTGTCAAGTTGACCCATGGCATATCCTCATTCATTATAGGACTCCTTTCTCAAGGCGTCAACCACATCCCAGAGATCTTCACAAAAGATTACAAAGCGACCATGCCCGGGTTCTTGGTGCTCTCGGAGTTGCCTGATTGTGTACTCTAGGATATCGGCAATGCATTTACGATCGAAAGGACTATCATCTAGATCGGAAAAGTTGCCATAGTAGATGTCCATAATCCCCTCGGCCACAGGACTGGGGAGTGAGTCGAAGGGGTTGGGGCGAGAAAGATCATTGCGGTTGTAATCGTAATAATGCTCAGAATGTGTCATTTGTTTCCCTCGCAATAAAGGAAGTATTTGTACTCTGCTGCCTGATGCGGAGCATACCTCACTATATCACATTCTTTGTATTTGTCAACCACTTCAAACGATGAGGAGCTGATTGGTTTATCATCGCCTGTGGAAAGACTAATAACCACAAGGCAAATTATACCGAATACAATAAGGACACTGGCAGTAACACCAACAGCACGGAGAAACTCTTTAAGAGCATACTTATCATCTTCAGTCATTTGATCCCCTTAGCAGTTTTTTGTACACGATCTTTCCATGCCTCAAGTTTCTCAATCCTATTATGAAGTTCGGTGATGATATGTATCAAAGAACGATAATCAATGCTCTCAACATCATCTCCACCTTCCATATCAGCATAATATGAGTATAGGAGTTCTTTTGTAAAGTTTCGTTCAGTCATCGTAGCATCCCCTTAATTTTTTCAAGACAATGATTAAATCCATCCACAAGTAATTCAGTATTTACATTCTGACTTCCTGCTGCTGATTGTTCTTTCGGCAACCAATCTTCTACCAAATCCATAATTTCATCACAGGTATCAATATCATACCCAAGTTCATCTAGCAATCTATTGAAAAGTTTTTGTGCTTGGTGTTGTTTGATCAACTTATCAACTACTTCATCAGTAATACGATACTGGGAATTATCCTTCTTATCCCACTCTACTTCATCATAATACTCTGGTTCATCGGGACAATAAGGTTCATCATACTTCCCCTTTTTTACATCATTGAACCACACACCTTCAAGAAGACGATGAGTTTCACCGTCAGTAACGCGTTCTAACTTCAAATCTAAGTAGGTCTCATGACTGGTTCTCTTATACCAATAAATCTCATCAGGAAATTCAAAACGATAATAAGATTTTTTATTATAAGAAACAACCTCACACTTTCCATCAAATAGAAAGTTCATTCTTGGTTTTGGTTCTTCCACTCTCTTATACTTCACACCCATAATGGTTGCGTAGTCTCCTTCTATAAGAACTTTTGAGATGTCGGTTCCAGTCATTTTGATTTCAAGTTTAGTTTCAGGGCATTTAGTCCCAAGAGTTGCAGTTTCAAGAGCCGGAGAAGGAATACGAAACTTTTCTTCTCCATTGGTTTTGAAGATTAGATCACTCATAGGTCGTAGGGTTGTTGTGGGTCTTTTTTCCAAACTTCTTTGTAAACAATCCAAGGTTCTTCTTGGTGGGTCATTTGAGCAGACCAGTGGTATCCATTCTCATCAACGGCATCCAGATAATGAATGCGGGTCTTTGGATCAATCACTCGTGTGATGTGTGTGAATTTTACTCGTTCCATCATTTTACTCCAAGTTGTTTGAGTTCGTCTTCAGTTAGATTAGCAAGGTCTTTCTTGAGTTGTTGAAATTTTCGTTCCTTTGCTTTTGCTTTTTCTGCTTTTTCTTTCTCCAGTTGTTTTACTCGTTTCTCATACTCTTTGTCGGTTTCTTCACGGAACTTGTAGAGATAATATTCGATGTATCTTTCACCACCATAATCCCATTCATATTCACCCTCAAGTCCCTCCCAACCAGCATCTAATTTTACTTGAAGATAAGCAATAATGTCTTCAAGTTTTCCATCAAAATCTCCACAATACCTTTTAGTTTCTTTAACTTGAATGCGTTTGATAGTCATTTCAGTTCTCCTCCTGATGATGGAATACTTTAGCAAACTCTTCTGCTGCTTCAAAAGACATTTCAGCAGCAAACTTAAATAGTTCCCGTCTTTCTTCTTCGGTTGAACTTTGAGCATTATTCAAGGTTTTCAACCACTCAACATAGAGTGTTTGTCCTAAATCAACAAATCGTTCTTGAGAGAAGTCAGTCATTTCAGGTTCTCCAAAGCATCAATAAAATATTCTACACAATCTTTAGGAATACGAAATTCTGTTGTTTTTGAAAGTGGTTTTTCAAAATAAACAATTTTTACAAAATCTACTTCTTCCCAAAATTGAAAACTCCAACCATCTTCTTCATTTTGAATGATTTGTTGTTTTTTGATGTTGTATTTCATTTAGTTTTTACACCTCTTTTTCTATCGTGTTCGGTAACTCTTGCCTTATCAACATTTCTACCCCAAATATCATATCCTTTTGTTTGAATGAACTTTTTGTTTCTTTCATCTTTCTTTTCAAATCTGGTCATTTCAATTCCTCAATAAGTTCATCACGCATTTGTTTGAGATTGTCTCCTGCCCAAATATCAAGAGTTTTATCAGCAAGTCCAACTGCTGTCCAGAGTTTGTAATAGTTTCTCCAATCCACTATGTCCTCATCAATCGCAATTAGCAAATCAAGAATACAGAGTTTGTAGAGTTTTTCTTGGTCAGTCATTTCAAATGAGGTTCAATTTGTACTTGGAAGTTTAGTTTTTGAAGCAATTCACGAGCAAATGTGATTTCACCATACTCAAATCCCACATCAAAAGCATCATCATAACTACCACTTTCTGAAGGTGAGTAATCATCACCATACTCTTCATAACAATGCTTACTCTGTGCGGTTTCTTTGAGTTTGGTGAGAAGGAATTGGAGTTTTTGTGTGTCAGTCATTTCAGTTCTGGTGTTGTTTGAGGTGAAGTTGGATACATTCCATAACATCATCAAGTGTAGAAGCACTACCATCATAGTAGTAATCCATATTCATTACATCTGTGACTTTGAGTTTGTAATAAAAATCTCCATCAGATGAATACTGATGAATGATGATGTCAGTTTCGTAGTGCATCAGTTCTTAAAAAGTTTGTAGATTGCGTCTGCTACTGCGAGTGCTTCTTCTTTATCCATAGTAATAAAATTAACTCGTTTATCTCCTTCTCCTTTGCGAATTTCCCAATAGGAAACGGTGAAACCTTCACAACCTAAGTCAACATTAAGATCTTCGGCAGTATACCAATAATCTGCGTGGTTTTGGATGCGAATTTGAGTTGTGATGTCAATCATCGGATGTCTGTGTGTATGAGAGTATTATACGACATCAAGAAGCACCTGTGGGATGCTCCTGGGCCAGTTCATCAAGTGTCCACATAAACCTCAAAGGTTATTTTTGTTCCATACATTATATCCATTTCCACACTCATAGTGGATACTTTTGCCTCACCTTTTTTGACTTGTTCTACGACTTGATGAAAAGAAACATTCACACTATTAATGTCATAAGTTTTGATTTTACTAACAGGAATAGTTGAAGTATCCCGAAGTTCTTCCAGTTCTTCTGCGTATGACTTTTCACCCTTATAATAATCTGGTTTTGGTTCTTCTTTCTTTCCGTAGAGTTCATTATATTTTTCTATGAGAGGATTAGTCATTTCTCACACCGATGTAAAGGAATACGAAGAAACTGAAAGAACCTTCCAATATATCCTATCTGCTCTCCGCATTTTTGGCAACAATAAGATGCGTAAGTCATTTCAATCCAATCAGTTTAGCAAAATCAGGAGTGATAGTAAGGTTTTGTTCTCTTACAAGATTACGAACTTCCTTACGAAGATTTATCCACTTGTTGTAGTAATCTTGTGATGCTTTTTCTGCTCTGTTTTTAGCATCAAAGTCGCACTGGTGTTCGTAGGTTCTGGTTTCGTAGTATCTCATTTATCCTTCCATGTAAAGTCCAAAAGCAGTTTAGTAAAGTATCTCACAATACGATTTGGTTTCTTTTTCAAATACACTTTGATATTTGGTTTGATGTCCCAGTATCCTACCTCATCTTTACCAACTCTAAATTCTGTAGTCCAATCTACAGCATTGCTCACACCAAGAGTAGAACAATCTAAATTACCTATTGTAAGTCTGACTGGGAATTGTCCGTGTTCCTTCGCATACTCAAAGTTCTCAAGAATTCTATTGAACTTTACTTGATAGTGATACTCTTGAGTATATCCAAGTTGATTAAACTTCTCTTTTACTCTTTCAATCTGCTCATCAATCTTCTCATCAAACTCTTGTGAGATTTCTTCTAATGACTTGCGTGGTAATTCAAATTTGATTTCTTGTTGCTCATATGGAATAGTGAAGTATTCTTTGAGGAGTTCATACTGTTCGTTGTCTTCTTCAGCAGAAGCATACAAATTCATACACTCAAAGACATTCTTTACATCTTTGAGTGTTTTGATTTTACTTACATCAAGTTTATGATTTAATGGTTCAGTCATTTCAACCTCAACTTCAACTTTTCAACACAATCATTCCATCCACAAGCATATCTATCATCACCATCATCTTCATCAGGCAACCATTTTTTCTCAATTCTATCTACAAGGTCATTAGTAATATGGTCTTTGATACCATCAGTTCTAACATTGTAAATAACAATCCACTCACGAATAATATCTTTGAGTATCAGTGGTTCTGGTTCTTCTACTTTTTGATACTTCACACCATCAATCATTATAGTTTCTTCATCAAGTTTTTGATAAACTCTCATAGTATAATCCATAGCAGAACTTCCATATTTTTTTCTTTCTACGATGATTTCTGGTTCAGTCATTTTTCAATATTCATATTGTCGTGGAAGTGTGCTGTGTTTTTTAATTCTTGAATTTCTTGTTTAAGTTCCCAAATATAATCTTTCAATCTGTACTCAACACTAACAATCAGTTGGAATAGTTCTTCAAGTGTGAGTTCTTTATCGTAAGTCTCACTCCACTTTTTTGGTTCAGTCATTTCAGTTCTTCCTCAACTTTTCGTAAGCAATATTTAACTGTCTTCGCACACTATTCAATTCACTTAAAGTCGCAGATTGTGATTGAAGAACATCAAACTTTTTATGTAATTCATCAATTTCAGATTGAATTTTTTGAGTGTTAGTCATAATTCCCCTTTCTAATTTCATTAAACCAAAGTCCTTCAAGAAGACGATGAGTTTCACCATCAGCAATCTGTTTTAGGAGAATTGCACCATTATCATCCTCTTTTCTCATATACCAAAAAATAGCAGTTGAATATTCCAGACGATAATAAATCTTATCATTATAAGAAACAACCTCAAACTTCCCAGAGTTTTCAAGATACATTCTTGGTTGAGATTTATGCGTCTCAATCTCTTTGAGGAGTTCAAGTTTCTTTTGAAGCACTTTAATTTCTGCTTCGGTTTTTTCAATATCAGATTTGAAAGTCATTTGTTTCAGATAAGGAGTAGCATCCATCACACCATCTTTGATTGCTTGTCTAAAAGCATCACGCAATCCATCGGCAACTTGTTCTGGTGTTTGTGGATTTGGTTGAAATTCAGTCATTTTCTAATTACAGCAATTACTTTACGGTTTGGATACTTCTCTACAATTATATCACGAGCACTCTCATAATCAATAGCATCCTTTACGGTTTCATAATATACAGTTTTATCTGCATCATCCCAAGTTTGAACTTCGTAAGTCATCTTTATCACTCATAGTAGGACATATCATAACTACCTTCATTATAACCCATTTGAAAGATTTCTTGGGCAAACTTCACAAAGGCATCAAAGTTTCCAGAATACTCCCAACCATCATTTTCATCCCAATCTTCTTCAAAGTGTTCTTTCACAAGTTTGATGACTTCTTCATCTAAAATCATAGTCATTTTTCTCCTGTTCTAAAACATCACGGGCACGGTCAGCGATCTGCCTCAAACTAATGCGAGGGTCATTATAAGATGTGGGAGTCCAATTATCACACCAACTATCAAGTTCAATAATAACTCGTTCTAATGCTGATTGGGTTTTAGTCATAATTACCAATCCAACTCCACTGATACATTCAATCCCAAGTGTTTGGGAAGATTTTCTACAAGATATAATACCATATAATCCTGTAAATCATAAGCAGTTGGTGAGCACTCTTCAATCAACACACCATACTCCAAATCTTCTTCGTGAATACTATACTTCACCCATACATCCACCACTCGTAGGTCAGCATAATTTACACCACCAAATCGTTCTGTGGAGTTCTTGAGTTCTTCAAGTGCCTTTGTAGCAACCTCTTGAATGAGTGTGAGGTTCTTATTGAGTGTTTCGTTCATAATCCCAAATGGTCCCTATAACCTCCATACCAACTTATACTCACATCTTTATAAGGTTCTGCTTTCACTCCACCATAAGTATCAAAATAAGGCTTTGGGTCATTAGGTTGAGAGTTATGAACCAACTTTGTAGTATTAGGAGAACTACAAGGAATAGTATTAGGTGTAGTATAAGGAGGAGTATACATTTGATAAGGTGTCTTATTCAAATACTCTTCAAGGATATTACAATCCCAAGCATACTCATCATAATGCTTTTTACCATAGTTCATAGTATCTTCCCGATTTGGAAATGCTACTACGAATGTGTCTTTATAATAGAGTGAATAAATTTTCATAGTGCCTCCAATTCCTCACACAATTCTAACAGGTCAGAACACATAATCACACCAGGGCTTTGTTGGAGTTGGTTGATGACTTCACGGAGAGTAGCAGCAAGATGTAAATTAAGGTCGTGGTATGGAGAATCATAATAAACAGAAAATACTTTGTCTGCTTTTTCTTTCATATTAGTCATTTTATTTCTTTTGAGAGGTCCATAAACTTGTTCCATTAACTTTTGGAAATCCTTTTCAATACCAAACATTAGAGTGCCTCCACATCACCAGCAATTTCATTTAGTTCTTGAGCAGTATGAGTAAGCCAAGGTTCATTTTCAAGCACTCCATCTCTATGAATGATAGAAGAAATCACACGAATAGAAGATGCTAATGCTTCTTTCATATCATCGGTGGGTTCTACAATTAATTCTGCTTTGAATGCTTCCCAAACTATGTATGCTGCGTCAGTCATTCACCCCACCCATCAAAGTATTCAGTAAAAAAGTTTAAACTCAAACCAACCTTACCAAGTTGAAAATCCACTCCAAATAAAGAATTAGTAAAGAATGAGAACAGGATGTGTAATCCACCATCACTAAAAACTAAACGACTGGGATTTTCATAATGAACCCAGAATAATGTTTTATTGTTGAAGATACCAAACTGCCAAGTGCGGTCAGTATCACCATCATCCCAAACTTTTTTATCGTATTGGAAGAGTTTCATAGCAGCTCCAATTTACATTTACCATTTACATCATACACAACTTTTACTTGATACTCATTGACCATATTTGCTCTCCACATAGCATTTTTGAACTCCTCTGTTTCTTTCTCTGGGTACTTGGCAACAAGTTTGAAGTTCTCATCATACTCATTACAATTCACATCACCAAGATAATGGAGATTTAGATAACGATTGAGTTGTTGTTTTTGTTCATGGTCAAGTTGAATTCGTACAAATGTGATGAATTCGTTTGATGCTGGGAGCTCTTCTTCGGTCATTTTGCCTCCAGTTTACCAATAAGAGTTTTAAGTTCAGCAATCGTTTGGCGATTCCACATTTTAGGATCTCTCTTTACAGCAATTGTGTACTCATCTTCTGGGTCATCATACCATAGTTTGTTCTGCCATTCTTCATCAAGAGTAGCATCCAAACACTCAAGATCACCAAGAAGTTCAAAGATTTCATCGGCAATAACTTCTTTATCAATCTTATCAATCACTGATTGTTTGACTTGAAGATGATTTTTGAGAAGAAATTCGTGGAGATGGCGGAGTTCTTCTCTGGTGAATGTGATTTCAATCATTTCAGTTTTTGCAGTTGGTAAATAAGATGTTCGATGTCTTCGGTTTCTACACATTTAACAGAATTACCCCAACCATCAGCATCATACTCAACATTGCAAGCAAAGTTATCCAGCAGATATTGGAGAGTAGCAATACATACCCGAGCACGATCACCTGTTTTGGGTAGTAGAGTGTATTCTTCCGTGACTTTGATTAGTGTCTCTGCATGTGTTTTTTGTGGTAATGATCTAGTCATGGTTTCACAGTTTGAATGAGAATTCGTTCTTTGGTGGTATCACGCTTTTTTGCAAGATACTCAATCGCTTCTTGATTTCGTTTGGGCAACTGATCCCATTCTACTTGTTTCTCGATATAAGGTTCTGGAAGAAATTTATCAATCTTATGGCATACTTTGTCCAGAGAGTTAGAAATAAACTCTGCTATCGCTTGTGCAATCGCAACCGGACCAAGTACAATCAACCGAATTGCAACAAAATGTGGAATGTATTTGAGGTAAGGATAGGTTTTGGTTTCGGTCATTTGCTTAAAAGTTGATTGAGATCTTTTACGATGCGTTGTGCTTCTTGTAGTGATTTACATTCTTTTGCGATGTAACTAAAACCACTAGAGAATGTTCGGCGGATCTTGTTACCTTCAGTAGAATAAGATCCATAGCGAGCAGGGAACTGATTGAGGATTGCTCTAATCATTTCAAAAGGTTGTTCAAACGGACGAGAGTTTCAGTGGTCCAGTATTTGTTATCACCATGAGGAGGGTACAACTTGCTATACCACATGCCATACAGAACAGGATTGATGTGTTGAATCTTCTCAAGTGTGTCAGCAATTTGAACGTCAAGAGCGTGCTGGTCGTCCATTGGTTTATTTGAACTGAAGTTATTATAAGACAAAAAGAGCACCTGTGGAGATGCCCTTATGCCAGTTGTTCAACTGACCCTTTCCATCTTAGCAAGTGGTTCAGTCCCCCATTTCATAGGAATATCAAAGTCTACAGTAATCGGCATTTCATTTCTGGAAACATTTTCATTCTCAATGATACCCTGTTCTACTGCTCGTTCGACAGAAAGTTTCCTACGAAGGACCCGATGAAGGTCATAAAGAATACCATTACTTTCTGGAAGGTCTGGATGTCCTACTCCAAGTGAGGAAGCACCACCATCAATACCATCAATCATATGTTTGGATAGAATTGCTCCAATAATTCTCATATCTTGATGAAATTCCTCATAATCAATGGGTTTTTGAAGAGGTAGATTATCTTGAATTTCTCTCCACTGACCCAGTTGAACTCTTTGAAGCAAATCAGTAGCATCTACAAGTGCTCGTGCCTGCTTTTCAGTGATGGTGAGATTATAGGTTTTCATTTCTTACCTTCCAAAATGTCAAGTTTCTCGTTGATAAAACTAGTAATATCGAGTGTTCGTGGATCTATGCCTTCATCTAGACAATCAAGGTTAAATTCCATAAATGCACCCAGAATCAAACAAGCACGACGTTTATCATGCACAGTAATAGTAGTATGTGGCATGGCAACATAAGCAACAACGTGCTCGTAGAGTTGATCGTAAGTCATTCAACTTCTCCGGGTTGAGGTTCGGGTACAGGTGGCAGAGGAGGAAGAACGGGAGGTTGTTGCACTACGATCGGAGCCGATGTTGCTTCTGGAGTAGGTTTTTCCTCCACTTCTTTTAATTTCTCCTCGAGTTTATTAATTTTTTCTTCAAAAACAGAGACATCTTGTCCCTGTTCTACTGGGATCGTTTGATTTTCATTTGCCAATTTCCATCCAGCAGTACCAGCAGCAAAGATACTTGCAAGAGCAGCACAAACAGAAACAGTCTTAGAAAAACTCATTCAGAAACTTCCTCTTCAAAAATAAACCATTCAGAAATAGAATTCATAGCACCTTGAACCACGCAATCAACTATGGCATCCTCATGTGGGTTCTCTACATGCTTATGAGCACGATTATAACCGAATCGGACGCCTTCTTCAAGGGCCATCTCCAAAACTTTATGAAAATTTGGTTTCATAGTACCTCCCAATCACATTCCCAGAAATCATTGATGTTTACCCAGAAGAAGTACTTTTGGTTTTCTGACGCTAAGAAAAGCATTCCGTCTCCTTTGTCTTGTTCTACAATACAAATGGGATTATTCCCCATCAGATTGGCTAGTCGATTCTTTGCTTTTGAGCTTTTTGGCTTTACAGTTACTCGTTTCATCCTTGATTTCTTTTTTAAGTTGGCGAATTTGTTTGGAGAAATAACCAAAGTCTCGTGCTTCGGTCACTCGAGATTCTTTCCCACAAACATTGCACTCTCCTGTCCATACGGATGAGCACCCAACCGAATACACCCCATACTCCCGCCCACAATCAAAACAAGTGGTATAGGCCCCCTCAAGTTTCTTGAGAAGGGCTTTCTTTTCTTTCAAAGAGTTCATAGCAAGATTCCTCATCACCAAGACTATCATACAACATTTTGGCAAACCTGGCATAGGCTGGTGGGCCACCTTCTATACTGGATGAGGTGGCCACAGTCCACATGATTCTCAGGTCCCAATCACTGGGGAGGGGTTTCATCGGAATCCTCGCATAGTTCCTTAAGAGTTGGATATTCTTCCATATCGTCTATGACAAATCTCCAAGGATAACCGCATAGATCAAAGGAAATGCCAATTTTCCAGACATTGAGCAAAATACCGAAGAGTTTGCCCATTCCTGAGGTTATTTGCAGATATGGCCAACCTGGATATTCGCTGTAGTCAATGGCAATTTGTAATACTACAAACTTAGATGTTTTGAAGAATGAAACATAGAACTCGTGGCCATAATCCCATCTCCGAACAAACTCAATTAGTCTAAAATAAGGTAATTTTTTCATGATTCTACATCCTCGAGTAGTTCTTCAATTCTTTTAAGTTGGTCAAGATCCATGGGAACAAGTTCTTCTTCTCCGCTATCTATCCTATCACATAAATCCTGTAGATACTCCAAGAACTCTTTCGGATAGGTCTCGTCCATGTTAATAGATGCCCAGAACCACTCATAACATTCTGTAAACGGATCGTCATCATCAAGAAGGGCATAATTGGCATAGTTGCCAGTCATCAAGTCCCTCCACATCCTGAAGTTATCTTCAAAGGACTTGAGCCATACAGGGATGAGATGCGTGGAGATATATGTCCACCAACTCATTTTATTTGGTTGTCTGTTCGAAGCAGTCTGAGTTAAATTTTCCATGGATTCCTCTAAGAATAACGTATCCCTCTGAAAGGGTCTTTTCTACAAAATATACCTGATTTTTGATCAAAATATGATCATAATTACATCCGCCTAGGAACTTTACATTTGCCCCGTATTTAAAATGTTTCATTTTGTAAACATAGAGTTGAAAATTGGGATGAGATCTTGGATGGTTCGAGATTCACCATCAAGTTCGGATTTTTGCTGAGAAACGGTCTTAGTGTTTGCAGTGGCGGCTTTACGGAAGATCTTATCGATCTCAATGGAAGAGAGCCAAGCATTTGCTACTGGAAGTTCATAGATCCCGTAGTTATACCTCATCCAAGCCCAGCACCAAGCATGAGCTACTTGGAACAAAGCTGCGACCTTTTCTGCTTGGTTCTCAGGGCAGATATAGAGAATACTATCATGGACACTCATGCAAAACTCTGCGTTGAGGCTATTATCCTTAATTAACCACTCCATGGCAGTCATAAAGGCATGAAGCATGGCACTTCCTGTGGATTGGATGCACCAGTTGTTACGCATTGTCCAAAAATCAGTCCCCACTGAAGTAGGACGAAACGCCGTAGACATTTTGGTACCGCTGAGGGGGTTAATGGGAACTGGCATGTTAGCAATCCGAGCCATCTCATTGTAGGCATAGGAATCAGACCCGCCGATCAAAGTCTGAGATACACGAGACGCCTTCTCACCTTTCTTAATTTTAATTAGTTTATTACCCATTTCAACTGCTTGCTTCATAGGGATATTTTTATTCCCCTTACGGATCGTGTTTGCAAGAGTCTTAGCCCCACATCCATACAACATGCCATAATTACATCCTTTAGCCACAGCTCGGGAGATGCCAATGGCCTTAGCTGTCATCGAGTGCATGTCCGTCCCATCGTCTTTAGACCCCGCAAGGATGGAGTGGGAGAACTGAGTACTTCCGGCGACTTTGTGGTATGAATCGGCAAAAATCGAGGCAACTACAGCTTCTTGAGCGTCAAAGTCAGACTGGACAAATACGTATCCTTCAGGTGCTTGAACGCGGGTCTTAATTTCACTTCCAATCTTGTCATACTTAGGATCAGGAACAGTCAACCAGAGATTTTCCCCTGCGCGGTTAGTTGAGGTGTTGTGGGGTACAGCGGCCGGAACAATCATCTTGAACTTCTTACCTTCGGGGGTCTTGATTGTCTCCACGAGTTGTTCTCTCACCCGACTCCGAACGGATGTCCAATATGCAACATTAATTGCCAACTTGATAAGTTCTTTGGCTTCTGAAAGATCAGAACTAAGTTGACCTGACTCAAAGTCCTCTGCATAATCCTTGGTTAATACACCGCCGACATTAACTCCTTCTCCGTCAGGATGGGGAATACGGATATAATCCCCAAGTTCCTCATCCATGAAGCACCAGCCCTTATCAGTAAAGAAATGGATCGGTTGATCGTTCCACTTAAGACGAAGGAGGAGGTGGGAAAGACGGTTTTTAGTAGAGATACCTTGAATTACTGGCTTTCCATTAACAAGTTCCTTAGAAGAGACACTTCTTACCCATTTAGGTACTCCATACCACTTTGAACTGGGTTTACCGGTCTTAGTGAGTTTGAAGTTTGCTTCCCAGTCGAGTTGTGAAAGCCACGGATCTACTTTGATGTCTTCATCAGTCAACTCCCCCTCGTTCCATGATTGATATACTTCTTGCGCCATTTCGCTGAGAATCTCTTCTTGGCGAGAGATTGAATCCTCCCACTGTTTTTCACAGTCAGCAAACCACTTTTCCCAGTCGTTAACAACAGGAAGATGAGCAGAAGAAATCCCAAAATGCCCGATGAGAGTTGTCAGTGAAGGGTTATTCTGGATGTATTTGAGGAAAAGAATCGAGTATAACTCGAAGGTGATTTTTACGTCATTCAGAGCATACGCAATCAGATCATCTCGTTCGGGTACGAATTCTTCCATAGAAGAGGCGTCGACGAAGATATTACGAATCTTCTTATCTTCCTGCTCAAGAGGGACCATTGGTTGGCAGTGAAAGTTATAACAATCAATGAGATTGTTCATAGCTCCCTTATCAGCCCACACAGGATCCGCCTTGTAAGAGGCTTTCTTTGCGGCTTTCTGGAGATACCACCAACGCTGACCAGAAGCCAATCCACTTACATTAATATGAGCAGACATGGTATCAAACCACAGATTAGTCTTACCAAGGGTATATGCCTCTTGAGTCCGAGCTCGGTCAAACGCTACGTTATGAGCAATAAGAATCTTATCCTTACTTCCAATAGGTACAAGAGTAGGTTGGTAGGTTTTTTTAGTATTTACAAATGCCTCATGCATCCAAATATAATAAGCCTTTGAAGTCACAGCGGTGGCCAAGATAGGATGGCCGAAGTCACTTCCTTTTACGAAGGTCTCACAGTCATAAACAGCAATATCTTCTTCGATTCCATCAACAATCTCTGGGGACCCATTAAAGGGATATTTTACCCATCCGGCATAAAGGAAAAAAGTTGTTCGGTCGGGGGTATCTGGGATGTCAGTATATGCGAAGTCTTTCATAATTTTGACTTGATCTTCACAGAGTTCCTTAGAGATCTTGTCAAAGTGGTCTTTAATATTACCTGCTTTAAGTTGGGGCAGAGAGAAGTCCTCGATAAAGAAGTTATCAGGATTTTTAACTGGAAATTCTACCCCAAACTTTTCCATCTCTTCTTTGATAGAGGAGAGGGTCTTACTATTTACCTGAGTGGACTGGACTTCATCTCCAAATACCTTGGAGTTCATTGAATCTGAAAGGACAACGTACCCAAGATTGTTCAGTTTTGACATGGAAAGAGTAGAGGAGTATGGGAATATTTTATCACAGCCAGTGGCTGGTTAGTAGTAAATTAAAAACTCTTCACGATCGGTATAGTAGACTCCAACTCCTTCGAAGTTGGTGGCGTCGATAATGTGAAGATTTTTACGGAAATAAGGGTAACCATAATGACCAAAGAAATATTCAGCTGCTGGTCTTATATGATCTTCCAACTTATCTAACTTAAACCAAGGGTAACCGATCCCAGTAAGTACTGAGTTTCTTGTTTCAGAGGTATAACTAGGATTGTAGTAAGCATGGGCGCAACGATAAGTTCTGCCATACGAGTCAAATTCAAGTGTCAACGGAGATGTAGTCAACCAATGGAGATATGAAAGTCTATCATCAAGAGATAAGTCTCTAAGACATGAGAGGGTATACTTAACTTCTTTTTGAAGTATATTTTCTTCTGGGAGTAGTAGGTTTTTGAGAATATAGTTTTCGTTATTTCCAAGGATGAGAGTGGCATCGCCTTGATCTACTAACTTTTTGACCTTACTTAACATCCGCAGTGGAGAAGTACGCTTAGATCTTCGGAAGAACGGCTTGTGGTGGATTATATCTCCCATAAAGATATATTTATATCCACTCGATCTATCTAAAATTTTATCCAAAGTGTCCACTCTTCCATGTAGATCACCAATAAGACAGTATTTAGTATTCATCTTTTGCCTCCAGACAACAAGCCGGTGCCCACCAATCTGGTTCTTCAGTCTTCCAAGTAGCAAAGCGCCACTTAGTCCAGTTGTAGTAGTTACGGTAGGCTTTAACCGGGTTATGAGGAACTTTACAGAAGTCTGGCATTGCTTGAGCCGGAGAAGTATAACCAACATCTGGATAATCAAACATTACGGCCTCAAGGTTAATAGATCTCAGACTATCTTTACCAGAATGTTCTTTGCCATAACGGGTTTTGAATTCTTCACAAAGATGCCAGGTAAGTTTCCAAGTCCAAATAAAATTAAGTGAAGACTCTTTAACCCATAGGGTACAAGGATGGTTTTTAAACCCACGAACTTTGTAAAACTCCCCGTCTTTCTTCCGAGCAGGATCAAATCCATGGTGAGCAAGTGCTACACTCATCATCTGGAGATGCTCAACAATCATCTTGTTGACATGCTTATCACAGTGATACTCAGCAGCAACTTGAGGATTGTAGTCGAGAAAAGAAAATGTTCATGGCAAAAAAAATCCCTAGAGTAATCATACTCCAGGGAGGGGTGCCATGTCAAGGGTCATTTACACATCGTATTCTCTGCATTCTAAGGCGGAGGGAAATCGCTTGCAATACTCCTCGAGTGGGGTAGAGGCCGATAGGGTAATGACCTCGTTGTCAATGATAATAGTGGCTTTAGCATCGCCGGAAATGCTGATACTACCGCCGGGTTTGATTTTAATACTATCAGAAAAGGTGATATTTTCCATACGATTACTTTAAACTGTTGATTAAGATGTTATTAAATCCTAACATGGGCGATACTGGATTCGAACCAGTGACATCCATCTTGTAAGGATGGCGCTACTACCGCTGAGCTAATCGCCCGTATTTTGGATGACCACCATTTTTGTATCTTCCACCTTTACTCTTATTTGGTGGTTGAGTTTTAAGAGAGTGGCAATTAGGGCAAAGAACCTGTAAATTGCTTGGTGAGTGATTAAATGGGTCATCATCGATATGATCAATTTCTAATGGAACTTTACCAGTATGAATATTAGTTCCGAACCAATCACATTTAGAGCACTTGTATTTTGCTTCCTCTAAAAGATAATTTCTTACATATTGAGATAAATTGTAAGAAGAACCTCCTGAAATTAAACCTTCTTTCCAATTAGTAATATACTGATTTCTTGTATATTCTTGTTGACATTTGTTATTGCAATACTTACCTTTTTGACGATAAGGACTGTAAGCAAACGTTTTAAAGCAATTTAGACAAGTGGCGGTTTGTTTCATTAATTTTAGTAGAGCATTTTTTTTTATTTATGAGTTGCTCTACCACTGAGCTAATCTCCCGTAAGTCTCGTAGAGACTCTATTATTATACCAGATAATTATTCTTCTGGTTCATCCTCAAATGAAGATGGTTCTTCAAACAACTCACGGAGTTTTAACTCTTGAGCCATCTCCGATAGCCTATCGAACTCTTCCTCTGTGATCAGTCGTTTTTCAGCCATGGTGGAGCTTTAAACCATTTAGCAAGAGTGTCAGGGTCTTGGGGTCCGATAAGATGATTAGATGGATCTGGATCACCTAAATCTAGATCGTTCATAAACTCATCGAGTGAGTCTTTTTCGGGTACTCCATTGATTGATACCCTACGAGCTTTATTCAAGATCGAGGCAGCTGAGCGATTATTATCTGCCCATTTCTGGGCCCATTGCATTTCTTCAAAGGTTACCGCTTCGTGATTTGCAATTTTTTGCGCGATAGCCTCTAGTCTTAGTCTTATTTGCGTGGACAACATAGGATTACCTACATAAAGATCTTTAACCTAAATGCGTGAGAGAGGACTTGAACCTCCACGTCGCAAGGACACAGGTACCTAAAACCTGGGCGTCTACCAATTCCGCCACTCACGCGAGGTGCTCCTTGAGGGGATCGAACCCACCTCACATCGATTATGAGTCGATTGCATTCACCAGATTGCTAAAGGAGCAGGTGGGTAGCGGCATTCTGGTTTATCTTTCCAGCGCAGACTACCCAATAGGACTGCGGAGAATTGAACTCCGTTCACACCGTTATAAGCAGTGGGCCTTAACCAATAGGCGACAGTCCCGAACTCATTTACCAGAATCCTGGTGTATGTACATTATACCATAGATTGGGACAAATATCAATAGGAAACTTAGAGTCCCTACAATTCCCCACCTATAGGTATGAAGTATCTCGTGAATCCACGGGAATAACTGTGCCGGTGGAGTCTTTGACAAGAAAAATAGCATAGTGACCTGGGAAATCTACTGATACGCACTGTATTATACCACTTTTCCAGACGTTTTTATGTATAAATCCTACCCGTTTTCCCCTCACTTTGACCTTTCTATATGAGTATCTTGTGAGGTAGTACTGAACATGTTCGAGAGTAAATTACTCTCAGATATAACAAATGAAAGAACAAGTGTCGCGCCAACTATTAACCATCTGTATCTGGAGAGGTCAGAGACTTTACTATGCGCAGATTCAATATCTTCTTTTATACCCTTTAGCTCTTCATTTAATCGAACCATGTCCTGTTTTCTTTGTTCCTTTAACTCATCAAGGAGTTTCATAATTGCTGCATCAGATTGGAGCGTTTGGTCTAAACGCTCTTCATGGCGGACTAAAATCCGCGCAACATTCTGATTTGCTTCTGAAATTTTATCAACCGCAGTCTCTAACTTGGCGAGCATCTCTCTTGAGAGTTCCTCATATACATCTAATTTTTCTTCTAATACGGCCAGTCTTACGTCTGGAGCGCGGAGAGAAATGGCCATTATACTGACTTTTATAAACTATCTTCAGTATAAACTTTAAACAACGGAAAGGGTGGGATTCGAACCCACGGTGCTCATCACACGGCAGTTTTCAAGACTGCTGCCATCAACCACTCGGCCACCTTTCCAAAAAATCCTAGAGTTGAACTAGGAGTAATAATGAGAACTTAGTCTCACCAAATACCAGGGATAATTTGCCCAGTAACAAGATACGAGCCTACAGCTGCTACAAACCCAATCATTGCAAGACGGGAGTTGAGGAGTTCTGCTTCGGGAGTAAAACCAAACTTTTTCATGATAATTAACCGTAAAATTTGCGAGTGAGGTACGGAGACTTAAAGATCTCCTTTAAAGAGAGCATTTGTAATTTGCTCTCTTCTTCTGGGGGTAGATTACCCCAGCGAATATAAGTGATGATATTCTTTAGCATTAGAACGCTTTTTTGATTTCATCACGTAATTCTGCTACAGAGTTGTAGTCGTTTCCTGCGATAGCGATAATTGCTTGGCTATCGCGACACCAAACTAATGCCTGCATGCTTCCAATAGAGCCCCATTGGGAGTTATCTGAGTCGTTTGACATGTTGCGGGCATTAAGTTCAAAATATTTAGAACGTGCTTTGCTACGACAAGAGATGTTATTTGGAATATTTACCACGGACAATCCCATGCTCGGAGGGGTGTTACTGTTACTCATCCCCGAGGCAAAAGAATTAAAATTTACCACTGGAATAGATTTTGGTGATGAAACGTTACTTGCAAATGAGGGAGTTTGCAAGAGAGTAATGGTAGCAATTGCAGAGAGAATGTTTTTAATCATTGCAGATAGAGAAGAAACTTATTCAAAGATTTTCCTCCTGCTCAGACAGGATCACACAGTCACTAACAGAATAAGCAACACAAGTGAGTACAAATCCTTCGTCCATTTGGTCATCATCAAGGAAAGATTGTTCACTATTATCTACCTGACCACTGATAAGTTTACCCGCACAAGCAGAACAAGCACCAGCACGGCAAGAAGAAGGTAGATCAATACCCGCCTCCTCAGCAGCATCAAGAATGTACATGTCATCAGGGCACTCAAAAGTATTCTCAGTGCCGTCAGGGGATTGAAGAGTAATGTTGTAAGTAGCCATCAGTAAGTATCCAAAAGGTTTTCAACAGATTTAGTGAGTAGGATCAGAAACCCTACAATAGTAACTGTGTAGAAAAGTTCTGCCACTATCAAGCTACTCCGAAGAAGAGGTTACCAGTGAGAGCATAAGAAATAGCCCCAGCAATAATACCGACCATAGCCCAGCGTCCATTATAAGTTTCCTTGTACTCATTAGGAGTTTGCTGACCGTAGTTATGGTAATACATGGTTGGTTCTTTTGCCCACATATTTTGTTGGCCGTTTTCGTTAGAAGTTACAGTCATTTTCCTATTTAAAATTCCTTAATCACTTTATCATAAAAATGGGGGCTTGTAAAGGCCCCCGTGGAGGTTATGTTAGGAAATCCTAATCAAAACTTGAAGCCAAGGCCAGTGGTGAAGACAGGGCTGTAAGGAGCGCCAGAACCACCGTAGGCATTACCAGCGTTGGTGGTAGGGAACTTCAGATCAGCAAAGCCAACCAATGAGTTAGTGATACGACCTTCGGCGCCAAGAGCGAGGACAACTTGACCCTTCTCACCGATAGCAGACTGATAGTTTGCTTGAGTATCATTGGCAAAAGGAACCTGGTAACCAACACCAGCGTAGATGTTAGCAGCACTTACACCAGACTTAGCCTTAGCAATACTCCAGTCATAGGAAACCATAGCACCACCAGCAGTACCAATGTCACTATTAGGACCAGCAACGGCATTCAGGTAAGGACGAACAGACACAGCGTTCTGGTTCTTAAAGTTCTTCACAGCATAACGGGCCTGAAGAGTACCGCCAGAGATAGTACGGTTCTCGGTATAACCACCGCCATCAACACCTTGCTTGTTCAGCAGCACACCCAGACCGACGTAGTTACCAACACCTTGAGCTTTTTTTGCCGCAGTTTTTTCCAAAGTAGCAATGCGGGCATTAGTAGCGCCAAGTTCCTTAGCAAATTCAGCTCGCAGAGCAGCAGCGAGTTGAGCGTCGTCTGCAGTGTAAAACTCAGTGATGCGATCTAGGCAAGCGTTAGTCAGAGCGGCAAGTTCAGCACGAGTAGCGGGTTGACCAGGACGGAAGGTACCATCAGGGAAACCAGCAACGCAGCCATAACGCGATACCAGGTTAGAGATGGCTTGATAAGACCACTCGGTAGGTTGAACATCACGCAATTGTGTGACACTGGTGACTTGAGCCATGGCAGGAGAGACTACAGTAGCAGCAACAATACCAGCGGCAAAAATTGTTTGAAGTTTCATTATTTTTTAATAATTATTGGTCAAATGAACCCCCACAATATGCTGTGGGGAAGCGGGCAACCGGGATCGAACCGGTGACTGCAGCTTGGAAGGCTGAGATGTTACCTCTACACCATGCCCGCAAGGGTAGTTTCAATTTTTACCACATCAGACTATGGAAACTACCAAACGGCATCTGATGATCTCGGCGTCTTTCTAGGCTGTTTGCCTAACGACTACCGACTCCACAACCTGGATTCGAACCAGGGACCAAGTGATTAACAGTCACCGACTCTACCGCTGAGCTATTGTGGAATGGTGGGGAGTGTTAGAGGACTCCCCCTATAACGGAGGTGATCAATTCCCCGACCTAGAAGAATCCCCCTAGGATTTAGAAGAGATCCAGACATTTCCAGATCTCCAGCGTCTCAGGCTGGACTCGAACCAGCGACCGACCGCTTAGAAGGCGGTTGCTCTATCCAACTGAGCTACTGAGACAAGAGACCTCCAGGTTTGAGCATCAATAACTATGAGTTATTAAGAGGCTTAGGAGGGGCGAGACTTACGTGAGGTTTGGACCCTCATTGCTCATAGAAGTATTCTATCAGAAGAACCTTGGATCGTCAACCGTCTGACGGTTCAGTGGGAACATATTCAGCGTCTGAGGAACCAGAAGGATCTTGACCAGGTACAAATGCGGGAACCTCTTGAGAGTATTCATAAATCCTCTGAGCAACATTCTGAACACAACTCTTTACATATGAAAAGTCTTCTATAGATTCCACCCCTTCTCCAGCGAGAAGCCACTCAACGACAGTTTCTTTTGTAATCTGTTCAAATGGGATAAATGTTTCAGGATCAATTTCACTAACAGGGAATTGTCTAGTTCCACTACATGAATAAGAAAAGGAAGGGGTTACGATTACCTCATCGCCATCTCCATTGATCTCGGTTACAGCGTCAGAAAATGCCGATACACTAAAGTTTGCTTCAATAACCACATCGCTAAACTCTCTTTCTACGAGTCTTTTCTTTACGGATCCTATTGAGAGGGAGTAATTGATTGCCATTGTAATCTGAATATTAAATGTTATACTTTAAACTTTAAAATTTAAAATCGGGATGGCAGGGATCGAACCTGCGACATCCTGCTCCCAAAGCAGGCGCGCTACCGCTGCGCTACATCCCGTGGAGCCCCCACTCGGATTTGAACCGAGGACCGCTCGCTTACAAGGCGAGTGCTCTGGCCACTGAGCTATAGAGGCCTAGAAGGGGCATATAGCCCCACAATCTTTAACCTATTCTGCGGAATTTTCTACAAAAACAGTCTTAAATCCTTCAACTGCAGCCTCAGCAACAACTTTATCATCCTCAACAGTCGAGCCAGAAACACCTACCCCACCAAGAATCGTGCCATCTGGTGCAGTTAGAGGGATCCCGCCGGGAAAAGTGATAAGGCCATTGTTAGAATGTTCAATATTATACAGACTACCCCCCGGCTGAGAAAGTTTACCGATTTCTTGAGTCTCCATGTCAAAAAAAGTAGCAGTTCTTGCCTTCTTAATCGAGATGTCTACACTGCCCACCCAAGCGCCATCTTCACGGGCAAAAGCAACCAGATTACCGCCGCGATCAACTACTGCGACATTCATTTTGGTGCCTAACTCATTACTTTTTTTAAGGCCGGCATTTACGGCCTGAATTGCTGCTGCAAAATACATAATTCTTTATAAGAGAGATAATTATACCAGGGAATCAGTTACCTTGACCACGATAACGCTTTTTAGCACCATTGCGGCTAGTAGCGGACAGTTTTGTATTTCTGGATGAGCCTTGGCGGGTATTTTTAGGAGAAGTTAGAATAAGTTTTTTACCATTCTTAACAGTTACTCGTGCCATAAACTTAATTTAATTACTGGTATATTATATCATCTTTTAATCATCTTAACGTCGTATGTCTCTGGGGAAAAATACTTAATTACATATGAGATTAGAGCATCTGAGAGGATTTCTCCACATGAGAACATATCAATCGCAGCACAGTTATCTTCTGGCCACGTATGAATGGAGAAGTGAGATGTACTTAAAAGGGCAAGATAAGTATACCCGCCTGGTTCAAACTTATGTGAAGATTCACCAACAACTTCTGCCATACATTCATCGAGCATCGGCCTGATAAAATCAATAAACCCGCTCATTTCAGTGAGTAGTAGCGCATCGACACCATGAATATTAAGCAAGAAGTGTTTTCCCATTTTTTAAAAATTAAAAAGATATATCTCCGAGTTCTTTGAACCTAGAAACGATGTAGATTCTTTAAACTCAGGTACTATGATATGATTAAAACTTGGGAAATACTTTCTATAATCTAAATCAATTCTTCCCCTTAGTTCAAATTGTGCTGAGATTAATATTTTTTTGTTTGTAGTAGAAAACTCTGAAATAACTCTGGTAAATCTCTCAAGATTGTTTTTATTCCACATCCACCCCGCACCAAAAACGCCAAATTCTCTGGGGAGATGAGCATAGACTATGACATTATCATTTATAATACTTTCCTTAAAAGAGAACAAATCTTCCTCTCTAAAGAGAAGGTTTTTCTCACGGTTTATCCGTGAGGCATTAATTAGTTCGTTAGTTTTTAACTTTGTTGGAAAAAATATTCCGTCATAGCCATTCAGTCTATACCTATGAGTAAAGTTTGAACCTACCCACAATAAGTAGAGTTCTGCACATTGAGTCCAATTACTCAATTTCTCTGGATATTCATTAAAATTTTCCTTAAGTTTATTATATTTCCATCTTCCGATCTCTTCTCTAAATCGGGTTTTATATACGCTCTCCAAAGTAGATTTAACTGTAGAAGTTTTAATCCACTCATGCATTCTTGCTATATATGGTTCCTTAGTGGCCCCAATCCCTCCTTTAGAAAGATATAATAAACTCCCAGTTGTTAGATTTATATCATAGATATAATAATCTAAAATATCCGGTCTTTCATTTAAGAAGTGATGTAAATACCGAGGTTCCCTACCAGGATACTTAAATGTGAATATTTGATCTATCAAGTTTTCTCCAACTTTTTCCATTATAAAAACAAATTAGGTCTTGGGAATAAAATCTTATGGTTCCTGGGGGATTTATGATAAATTTAGGTTCGCCAAAAGTCTCACTCAATAGATACTCGGTGTATTGCTCGGTGTTTTCTACGATTTTTATTGCCTTTTCAAGCAATTTAAATACTTCAAAGTTTGTAAATCTCAATGCATGAGCAGAATAAGTCACAGATTCATTTAAATCTAAGTCAAAACTACCATAACCTTTTGAGACATTTCCATAGAATTGATAATAGGAATGTTTATTTGAGGAATTTGCTAATTCTTTAAGAGAAAAAATATGTTTTGGCTTAATCTGGGCATATATATCAGACCTGGTAACAATTTTCATAGTGGTTCGCTCATCAGGTTGAATAGAAACTTTTCAATGTAGAAGTCAGAAAATTCTTTTGAAAAATAAGCCTTAAGGATCCCACGAGCTGGGTCATGTGTACCCATATGAAGGTCATATTTCTTATGGAGGCCCCACATTGAGTGAGTTGGCTCTGCTTCTTCAAGTAATTGCTTATATCTTATCAGGTATTCGCCAGTTTGTTTATAAAACTCTTCATAAAAGTCTTCTGAGTGAGTTTTTAACCATAACTTCTTTGAGAAGTAAGTAGATAGGTCATAGAACTTAGATGTCTCAGCCGAGGTATCTGGCATGTCATCAAGGTAGTTATCAATATATTCACGCAGATAAGTTTCTGCCTGACTTAGTGGATGAAAATCAATCCCACCAAAAAACTTCTTACCACCAATCCTCAAATACTCACAGCCAAATATCGGAGCCTCACAAAACTCCTCTGGATAGATTACTAAAGTTTCAGCGGAAAACTTACCTGGAACAGAGAACTGACAGAGTCTGACCCTTCTGACGTTATCCCCGTCCCATGTCCAAGACTTTATCTCCGCGTCTCCAGATGTCTCTATATGAGAAAGACCGGAGGGCAGCTCGTTGGTTACCCTCCAGTCTGGAAAAATATCTATGATTAACTCATTCAAATTCATCGTCTAAGACCCAAGAATTGCGTTCTTCTTTCCGTAGTTTCTTTAGACCTTTATAAAGCTTTTTAATCTCTTTATAAGCAGTTTCTGGGGAAATTTTATTTGTTATTTCAAGACCGGCTATTAGTGCGACTTTATCTCCAAAGTTTGCTAATGCTCTTTCAAATTGAGTAAGATCTTCGTACATTATTTATCACCTAATGAAAACCTTGAGATTGTTTGTTCTCTATATTGGGGCATCTGTGTCTTTATAATGAGGAGATCTTTTTGAATATCATCAAGTTTCTGCTCTATTCTTTGTAGTTTATCCAACAATCTACCCGCAGATAATAGAGTACTAATCATTTTGAGTCACCGATTTAAAGTAAGCATTGTATGCCATGAACCTCCTTAGAGAAGGAGTTTGATCAAGACTTGCGCAACATTCAAGATATGAATGCCATTCATACCATGGAGTTGTTGGATCCAGAGTCGAAAATTGAGTCTCCCTTACCATGGAGAGATTTTGCGAAAAGTTCAGAATAGCGCTCCAAAAAAGTTGAAGAGAATGATGTGATCCCATTACTGAGGAGTTTTGCGTGCATTTCATTGAGTTCAGTCCATTCTTCTTGGAGCATAGTGAGCATCTCCGGTACCTGTCCATTCTAATCTATCCTTCACCCCGCTTGGAGTTTCTTAAGACTTTCTTCGACTTTTGCTTAAGCCAAAAAGTATCAAACTGAAGACGAGGATAGAATTTTAACCAAAAGATGAATCGAGAGACTTTCAATTTGGCCATCTTACCAAGAAGAACAATGTATGTAGCTACATTTTTATCTACTATGATCATGTACGCAATCACTCCAAAGACTGCCAAAAGCAAATAATAATACAACTCAGAGTGATACATAAAGCCTCCTTTTTATCTACTTTAGACCATATGCGGTCATCTGTCAATAAATATACATAAAAAAAAAGAGACCCTATAAAGGATCTCTAGATTTATTTAATTTTTATCAACCAATACTAGGTGCAGTGAGGGCAACGGGAGTTGCTTCAACACTTGCCAAGTCGAGGGGGAAGTTGTGAGCATTACGTTCGTGCATCACTTCCATGCCAAGACCACCACGATTGAGGATGTCTGCCCAAGTAGGAATCACTCGATTGGAACTATCAACAATAGACTGGTTAAAATTAAAACCATTAAGATTAAAAGCCATTGTAGAAACGCCGAGAGCGGTAAACCAGATACCCACAACAGGCCAAGCAGCAAGGAAGAAGTGCAGACTCCGAGAATTATTAAAGGAAGCATATTGGAAGATCAGACGACCAAAATACCCATGAGCAGCTACAATGTTGTAGGTCTCTTCCTCTTGGCCGAACTTGTATCCGTAGTTCTGGGACTCATTTTCTGTAGTCTCACGAACAAGACTAGAGGTGACAAGAGATCCGTGCATAGCAGAGAAAAGAGAACCACCGAAGACACCAGCAACTCCCAGCATGTGGAAAGGATGCATAAGAATGTTGTGTTCTGCCTGGAAAACAAGCATGTAGTTGAAAGTTCCCGAAATCCCCAGAGGCATTGCATCAGAGAAGGATCCTTGACCGAAGGGATAGACCAG